TATGTTGGAAGAAGGGTAAGAAGAGGTCTTTTTATGACAAGAGATGGTATTCTTATCAACGCTGACATCAACGGAAGTTATAACATCATGAGAAAAGTAAAGGGGGACGCAGTAATGCCGCTCCATACAGGGTTTGGGTATAACCCAGTTAAGAAATTTATTAACTAATTATACGAGTGCAAACTTGTATATAATTACCATACGTTAATGTAATCAAGCGCATTATTGATGATAGCCTATTCCCGATAGTTAAGTATCTCAGTTACAGTTATAATGAATTAAATTATGATTATGTAAAGAATCTGAATTTTGATGTAAACGTAAATTGGGAGCAGCGTAGATATCAGATTGTTAAGGATTTATTATCTAACGATTTCGATGGGAGAAAGATGAGTATAGATGAGGTAGATAATGCTATATTTACCGCTGATTTGATTATTAACAGATTAACAACTATTTGAGATGGTAAGAATTGATTTTTTCACGAAGAAAGACGCTGAGTACAGCGACTACATGCGGTATATTATCGCCAACACATTACAGGAGTATGAGGGTGAGGTCACGTTAAACCAGATCCCGGAGAACAAAGCCACGGAGGAGGAGATATCCAAGTACGGTATAGAGGTATATCCTACTATCATCGTCAGCGGAGATAACATGGATGGCTTTAATAAACTTGAGGGGATGGCTAGAAAGGCTGATCTTATTAACGTCATGTCATTATACGATAAGAAATAGGCTTATGACGATAAGGGATAAATATTTTGGCTGGAAGGATATATTCTTTAGCAGATTCGTGCATTGTTGTAATGAAAAAAGTGACCAACCGCAAGGGAGTAATATACCTCTAGCCAAAATAAACTTCGATAACAAGACAGGATATGTGGAGGACGGGACTATTAATATAGCCGAGCTTCTTCAATATCTTTGGATAAATAATAAGGTCTATGGGTGTGAATATGCACCCATAGATATATCCCCTGTCTTGCAAACATTGATTAGATTGACCGAGAACGCTAAGTTCATATTTGACGACCAACCCGGCATACATGATATGATCCCATATAGAGGTTTTTTTCTTAGAGATGATTTTTTACCCGGGAAAGATTATTCACTTGATTTGGATAAAATAGTGAGCGGGATGGGAGGATGGTATGGGGAGGATGAGGATCCATGTTACTCGATGTTCGTCAGTCAAGATCAGATATGGAACTTGAACCCGATATTGAAGGTATTAGCTGATGAGGGATCTATTCTAGCCAAGGAACTTGGGTATGATATGAACTCATATGTCAGCGATAATGGATACACGATATACAACCCCTACCTCTCGTGGATTAATCATTACTATCATTATTGCCCGACATTTAATGAGGATAAGCTGAAACCTTGGGATAGGGTGGAAGACAGAAAGAATAAATTCAAGATGACGGATAAGGTCAAGAGAGGCGCCAATAATTGGTATTATTCAGGCGGGACTATATCTTGTGTGGATAATTTCTTGGGGAAAGAATACAGGAAAAATCTCCGAACCTTCATATATCGTGGAATAGTATTCTTTTTAGATCGGATATGGCATACACCATTGTTTGAGAAGATGGGCGTGAAAATGAAATACAACGCTTATTATTGTTATGCCGCTACTTCCGGGATATGGTATGATAAGGGATTCAAGGAAAGACTAGCCAAGAGGTTTAACAAGTCGCTGGGCGGCGACGGGGAACTGTTCGGGGCTAACCTAGCCTGCATGGTCTGTGACCATAAGGATATCGATTGGGAAGCGCTTCGTCTTTGGCTTGACAAGTATGACGAGCCTACTGATAAGGGTATGGTGAATAGCCCTATCCAATTTATGTATTTATATTTATATTACTATTTTAACAAATAACTTGAAATGAAGAAGATAAATGACTGGGTTATAAGAACATTTGGGCTGAGAGGTTCATGGAGCTGGGCTAAGAAGCAGATGTTAAATGGAGCGATCATTAAACGTAAGGCCACTATAGGGACATATAAAATAGCCATTGATAATGACAAGAATAGGTTACTTGTAGCTACATGGGATCATCTAGATCAAAGTCCTGTATGGGAAAGGTGTCCGCATAGTTTATTAGATGAAGATGCGGTTGATTATTTTGTCACAGCTCATAAGGAATTATCATATGGGGGCATAAAGATCAGGATGAAAGATGAATTTAATTGTATCGATAAAATGTTGAAAGCATGAAAAAGATTACCGATAAAGACGTAGAGGCTCTTAAAGCCGGAAAGAAGGTGACAAAAGGCTTTATCCATATGCAGTTGGATGATAAGGGGATATTGAACATGTGGACTGATAACAATATAACTGACAAATATAGGGACTTTGAAATAGACGTTAACAAATTGTTTGATCATGGGATTCTTACTGAAGAATATGATAAACTTAGAATTATAAACATACATCAATAAGGTAGAAGAATATGAGAAGAAGGATGATAGGCGGTCAAACCGTTTCAAACGGTATATATATCTTACACACCAATGGCAAGTTATATACTAGTGATAAATGGAATTATTCGTGGAGAAACGACGCCGTAGGAGTGGCTTTGATAAGCGACAACAGCAGCTTCGTTATTTCAGGTATTGAGCTTAAGAATCGAAGCTGGTCTAATACGACTGGATTGATCCAGGGAGTAACTACGATAACATCAAGTAATGAAGCCAAAAAAGATTTTAATGGATTTCAAAACACACAAAGTATCGCGGAATATACGCATGCTAGTGCCGCTTATGAATGCACTGTTACTCAATTCAAGAATGGACAAATGGGGTATTTAGCATCAGTGGGAGAATGGATGGAGATCATAAATAATTTAGATGAGATTAATAGATGCATGTCTCTTATCGATGGATTGGATATAGACGAAGGCACTACAAGTTATTGGACTAGCACCCAATATAATTCCGAGAAAGCATGGCTAATGACTTATAACGGGAATGAGTTTTATCCAAATGACGAGAGAAAGATCGTTTCCTTCTATGCTATTAGAGTAATATCGCAATTAAGGTAATTTTATACCTAAACGATAAATAATATGAAAGTATTATCATTATTTGACGGGATATCATGTGGATATCTAGCGTTGCAAAGAGCCGGCATACCTATAGATGCTTATTACGCCTCGGAGATAGATAACACATGCATAAAAGTAAGCCAAAAACATTTTCCTAATATCATCCGGTTAGGAGATGTTAATAACTGGAGAATATGGGATATTTCTTGGAAAGACATAGATCTGGTCATGGGAGGGTTCTGTTGCCAGAGCTTCTCTAGCTCAGGTAAGGGTAAGGGGTTTATGGACGCTCGTGGGAGGCTTTTCTTTTGTTTCTCGGACATTGTAAAGCATTTAAAGAAGGAGACCAAAGGTAAGATCCTGTTCTTGGGCGAGAACGTCCGGATGCGGGACGAGCATCGCTGGGTGATTACCGAGGAGCTTGGCGTGGAGCCGGTGGAGATCGATAGCGCCTTGGTCTCGGCGCAGACCCGGCATCGCCTTTATTGGTGTAATTGGCCAGTAGAAATGCCGAAAGACAAGCATATATCATTGGATGATATTCTAGAGCATGACAAGGGTTGGAATCCGGGAGCCATAAGAGGAAGATATATAGGGACCATTGTCGGTAGAAGGATAGGAGAGGACGGGTATCGAAAGGATTGTGACAAGGACATAAAAATAACGCAATGTCTGGAGATAAGAAAAGATAAGAATACAACTCCCATCAAGAAAAGTAATTGCCTGACAACAGTCATGAAAGATAACGTGATCTCATCACTACCTCCCGGAAGATATCCTAATGCCTTTGACATGAAAGACAAATTCAGATACCTGACCCCGGTGGAGATGTGTAGGCTACAGACATTGCCGGATGATTACCTTGACGGGATAGCCCCGAATACGGCCATGTCTTTAGCGGGTAACGGATGGACAGTGGATGTGATAGCCCATTTGCTAAGAGGCATAGAGCGTAGGTAGAATTTAAAACACGATCACAGCGATATGGTTATAAACAAAACATGGTCGATGCCGAATAAAGAGACATTCAGCATAAAACCGATAAGAGAACTTATAGATAAATATCGAGAAGAGGGGATGGTTATAGTGGATCCATTCGCCAGAAACAGCGATATAGGGACGATAACCAACGATCTTGATCCTGAGACTAAGGCTATGTATCATAAAGATGCCACGGACTTCTTGTGTCATCTTGATGATAATATAGCTGATATGGTATTATATGATCCACCATATTCTGCGAGACAGGTATCTGAGTCGTATAAAAGACTTGGAGGATCTGTTAATATGCAAACAACGCAATCTAGTTATTGGGCTAGGCAGAAGAATGAGATAGCTAGGATCACCAAGAAGGGCGGGGTGGTCATTACCTGCGCGTGGAACTCCGGCGGTATAGGGGTAGGGCTTGGCTTCGAGCAGCAGGAGATTCTTCTTGTGGCTCATGGGGGATGGCATAATGATACGATCGTTACGGTAGAAAGGAAGATGATGGATGGTATGCATGATAGTATCCCGATATTGATGGGAATAAAGAAACTGGATGATATGTCACCTAAAAAGCAAAAACCATGAAGGAACGGATTTTTACCACAAAAGAACAGGGGAGAGTGCTGGTCGAGGCCGGCCTCCCTATCTCTACCGCCAGCGGCTATAGGTCATGTGGGGTAGATATACTTTATTCTATGGAAGATAACGCCGGTCGTGTAAGTCTTACGGAGGTCGTTACCCCGGACGTATCAAATCCTGTTTGGGATGTAGGTACGTTAATGAATTTGCTTCCATATGAGATAGAGGGTAGTACATTAGAATGTTATAAGCTAGAAGACGCATGGTTTGCATTGTATAGGGATATAGATGATATTCCTATATATTGGGGCAAAGAAAAACTTCTTATAGATACGTTATTCTCATTGATGATAGATTTAATTGGACATGGAGTATATGAAACAAGTACCAAAAATAAGATACAAAACGGAGGATAATCCTCCCATGGAAAATGTTCCCCTTTTAGGATACAATAAAAAGTACGACTGTCCATGGATGGTAGTATACAGAAAAGGGGATAAGTACTATACCAATATGAAGTATGATGTCGAATTTGAGATATCCCCTCCAGATGAGTACGAATACGTATATCCATGAAAACTAGAAGGGATATATTTATATTTAAGCATGATTAATATTATTTTAATATTATTCATGCTTTTATTTTTGTTTAAATCGTACTTTTGTATCAACATTAAAAACCAGATTATTATGGATGGAAACAAACAAAAAGTCAATGAACTTACGATGAGGACGCTGGGTTCTCATTATGGCGGATATGCCTATGTAAAGGTAAAAAATCGTCAAACTGATGTAAAGATAGATTGGAAGTTGTTGAGAGCTATAGAAGAAGGAGAGGTGGAGATAGACAACGAGAAATACCATCTATCCGGGATAGAGTATAATTAAATTTCATAAATTCCATAGAATTATATTGTAAATCAATAGAATAATCACTATATTAGTAGAATGATAAAGGCATTCAAATATCGCATATATCCTAACAGGTCTCAGGAAATACTATTTTCCAAGACCTTCGGATGTGTACGCCTTATCTGGAATGCCAATGTAGCTTCTTTTAATTCCTATGATAAGGAAGACAATCCTAAGCCTAGTATTATCCAAAAGTCTGATCTTATAGAAGATAGACCTTGGCTATCAGAGGTATCCGCTGCCGCTATCCAACAAAAGGTTGCAGATTTCAAGGAGACCGTAAAACAGTATTTCTCCAAGAACAGGGGAAAGAAGATAGGTAGACCTTCGTTCAAGAAGAAAGGTAATACACAGTCATATAGGCTTCCTAACCAGAAATTCAGGATAGAAGGAGATAGGATTAGATTAGAAAAGATAGGTTGGGTTAAGGTTGTTATTGACAGGAATATACCTGAAAACGGTAAGATCCTTTCTTGTACTATATCCAAGAACCCGGCTAACCAATATTTCGTATCTATAACCGTAGATTGTGAGATTACCAAGAAGCCTAAAACTGGTAAGGAAGTAGGTATAGACTTAGGAATAAAGGAGTTCGCCACCTTATCAGATGGAATTGTTATTGATAATCCTAAGTATCTTAGAGAAAACCAATCCAAGATATCTAGGATACAGAAATATATGTCAAGGAAGACCAAAGGCAGTAATAGATGGCATAAGAACAGGCTTAAAATAGCGAGGTTACATAACAATGTCTCTAACAGGAGATTATGGTTCTTGCATAATCTGACTACATATCTTGTTAATAACTACGATACTATATGTATCGAGGATTTGAACGTGTCAGGTATGGTTAAGAACCATAAACTGGCTAGTTCTATATCCGATGCTAGCTTCAGCCTATTCAGGACTTTGCTTGAGTATAAGTGTGAGTGGTATGGTAAGACTCTGTCTGTCATAGATAGATTTTACCCTTCTTCCAAGACCTGTAGTAATTGCGGTTGGAAGAAAGATGACTTATCTTTGTCGGACAGAACTTTTGCCTGTGGGAATTGCGGCATCAAGATTGATAGGGATTTAAATGCCGCCATAAATATCAAGAGGATGGGAGTTGACATCCTTTATAATCGGACGTCGAGGGATGAGGTTACGAGTCCCGGTGAAGCGTTTAAAATTAAGTAGTTTACTATGTTTTACTATAAAATTTACAACTATCAGGACATGTTTTACGCTGGTCGTGATATTTATTATTTCAAGGGTATAGGAGGGCATGGGATGACCGATCTTCTTAGAAACGCTATAGATGATTTACTGGATACCATAAACAGTAAGGAGACTTATCGTAGCGCAGAGCACAGGGTGTACGCCCAAATGAATAAACTTACGGAAGCGGGAGCCATGATCAGCTTGGCTATTGAATTACTAACATCTAATATCCGTCATAGTTATGGAGAAATTAATTTTGAACGATATCCAAGACCTGTGGAGGTGGAGGGAGAAGATAAACATTGATGACCTCAAAGAGGATCCTATGGCTGAGGATATGCCGTTATATTTCCCGTGCGCCGTCGTATGGCATGTTGATTATGGTGAGCATGACGCTGATAATTATATATGTTATGGATTTGTTTATGTAGCAGAAATATTAGGGATATGAACATTAAAAAACAGATAATTCTTGACGATAAAGACTATGAGCGATTAGTGCACGATGCTAATCTCAGTAATGATGAGATAAAAAGCAGAATCGCCAACGCTCTAACCACCGATATAGTGGTTAGTTTCGATTTCGATGTAAATAAAAAGGTTACGGGGAATATAAGGATCGAAAGCGCCACCTATAATCTAGGATATAATGAATATGATAATATCGTAAGGGCTAGAGACGAGAATATTCACCATGCTGTTTATACAGCTATATATGATTATCTTGAGAAAATAAAGAGAGATAATAATGAGCTAAGCGCAAAAGATTGGATATTATTCACATCTATAATCTTATATATTTTCGCAATGGGATTTGCAGGTGGATGGTTGGTATTTAGTTGATTAAATCATGGATAATTTAAAAGACATACAAAATATAACCGGTCTTACGTCAGAAGCTATATTCAATATACGTAAACCTATTGATTATATGTGTAGTGATATAGACAGTCATATAAAAGATATCGAGACACAATGTGATTATATTATGGATGGGGACGAGGAGGATGTTAAATACTATTCAAAATCAATCAAATCAGACGTAGATTCTTATTTCGAGGATATACGGTCAAAGGTCGAGAATCTCCGTGATTGGGGAGAGCAGTGGAAAGTACTGGCTAAAGACCTGTTTAATAAGCTGCTGGAAATAGATAGCGATAATACTATAGACAGCTATCTGTCTTATAAGGCATTGAATAAAATCAGGGAACATTTAAAATAAAATTATAAACATGAATAAAAGAAAAATCAAAAAAAAGACTCCATTTAAATAATAAAGAATTTCAAACCTTATTTCGTTCAGGCAAGAAATACTTTAGATATGCGATAAATAATCTATGTCTTGCTTTTGGATGTTCTTCATTAGAATATTGGATATACTTCTTTGAAGGTAAAAGAGTTGATGGGAGTATATATTATAAAAGCATTTCACGACTAGTTCTTAGATAATGATAAATTAACAAAATAAATAGACATGAGCAAATTACTATTTTTTGATTTAGAGACAACCGGGGTTAAGTTCTGGAGAAACGGGATACACCAAATAGGAGGGATCGTGGATATCGACGGGCAGGAGGCCGAGAGGTTTGACATTCGCCTAGCCCCGAACCCTGCCGCCACGATAGAGCAAGAGGCGCTGGACGTGGCTGGAGTTACCTTGGAGCAGGTGCAGTCGTATCAGCCTATGGAAGAAGGGTACAGGCAGTTAATTGGTATATTATCCAAATACGTGAATAAGTTCGATAAGAGGGATAAAATGTATTTAGTGGGGTATAACAACGCTGGATTCGATAACAACTTCCTACGGGCTTTATTCCAGCAATGTGGGGATAAGTATTTCGGATCATGGTTCTATCCTAACTGTATGGATGTATATGTTATGGTGACACCGTTCCTGATGGGTGTAAGAAACGATATGGAGAACTTTAAGTTGATGACCGTAGCCAGAACTATGGGTATTGAGATCGACGAGAATAAGCTTCATGACGCTACTTACGATATTGAGCTGACTAGGGATATTTTCTATCGTATAATTGGCAAAATGGACATTAAGCTATGAGGGACATTTTAGAGGCGATGCATGATTACCCGGATGAGGCGCTTGGGTTGTGTTTCTTTTTAATAGTGATTGTCTGGTTGTTGTCAGGTATATTTGAGAAAAAAAATGAATGATAAACTCGATGAGATACTGGATCTCCTAAGATCTCAAAATGAGATGATTAAGGATATCCACGATTATGTGAAAGAAGTTACCAGCGAGAAGTATATAGGAGAATCCAGAATGACAAACTTCTCTATTAACTTGGCCGCTGATATACTTACCGAAGCCATTAGCCCTAAGATAAAAGGGATGATGGTGGATTTATTAAGGAAACAGGGATGGAAAACCGAATGAGACATGGGAACATATGAGAAGAAGGTAAATCAGTTAAAAGATTTGATGGTAAGGAAATACAAATCGGCTTACAACAAATCCAAGGAAATGGACATAGATATAAGCTCGATGACATATCTTCCAGAACCGGACGTATTCAATGTTATGTACACTGAGCATATGTCCGTTATTCTTGATCGGGTTAATAAGATCATAGATGATAACAAGGATAAGCTTAAGAATCCGACTTGTTCTACATGCGTACATCTGCATGATAATGATTGGGCGAAAAGATACGGGAAGGTATGTTGCTCTATTTGGCAAGTGTGCGACCATTATATAAACCCTAATAGAAAATATAATAGGGAGCAAAAGACTTATGCGAGACGGCCAAGCAATAAGGCTTGTCCTAATTATGAGTATGGTGATGATAATTTTGAAAACAGAAGAAGATGTATAAAAGAAAAGAATACCCAATAAAGAGCTATGTGCCGATGCGCACCAACAAGGATAGGACGTGTATCTGCTGTGGCGATACGATCCCAGCCGGCAGCAGCAGGATGATACCTAGACACGCTAAGGCAAATCACGGTCTATGTTTCCCGTGCTTCAGGAAATGGAGAGATACCGGAGGAGATCTTAAGCTTATGAACAACCCAGGAGATGCGAAGAAAGAATATGTCATACATATGTCTAATATCCTGAAAGGGAATTGTGATATAATAAAAGGTCGAAAGCTTTACGTGGCTTTTAAAAAGGCAATAAACGGCGGAAAGAAGATCGTTGTCAAATTTGACACTGATCAACCGATATCTATGTCAACAAGAGTCATGAATCCTTCATTCGGGGAGATTATGGATGAGTACGGCAAGGACATATTCCAAGGTAATCTCAAACTGGTAGATGTCCCAAAAGGAGTTAAAGACTTGATAGTTAGCTATATAGAAAAATATCGTAAATTATGAACTTCAAGACATTTATATTCATGATCCTGACATTCAGGAGAGTAGATCCTATACCTAGGAATATAGGTCTTATGTTAAGTACAACGTTCTGGATATCTATAGTATGGATAATATCCAACTTTACTATATTGATAATGAGATTAATAAAATAGACAAGATGAAACAAGGAGACGTGATATACAAGAATGGTGTGGAGCTGCTTGTGGTATTAAGCTACGACCATAATGAACCATGTAAGGGTTGCTTCTTCTACGAGGATAAGGCGTGCGGATCAGAAAGACTGATAAAATGCTGGGATTGTAAAAAGGAATATATATTCACGGCTATACGTAAATATAATACGACTGAACTGTGCGGAATAGTAAAAAGATATGAGGAGACGTATAAGATAATACTTAAAACAATCAAGAAGATTGAGAAAGAATGTCAAAAATATGTTATCTGGGATACTGTGCATGTGATGTTGAAAGATGATGGAGAGCTTATTATAAAAGCCTTATCCAAGGATAAGTCCGTGCTTTTAAATGATTTCATTATATACATCAACAATAATGGGAGTATAGACGAAGAGGACTATGATCTATTATTAACTAAATAATTGATAGTACAAATGGACAAATCAAACAAAATAGAGAATCTAGCAAACAAGTATGTTGAAAGGCATATAAGAGATAGACATCTAAGCGATGATACGATAAAAGAAATAAAAATAGCTTATATTATGATTATAAAAGATTTTATAGCTATTGTCGATAAATCTACATCAATGAATGAAGATGATATAATATACGTCGTTAACAACATATCATCAATATTATATGAACCTGTAGAAATCTCTAATACCGATAAAAAAATATTGGAGATAGGGATAGCGCTAGGCCTAAAGAGCGCCATATCATGTATATTTGGTTCATTATTAAAAGATGACTGCAATATAAAAGATGAGATAATTGATATATCTAAACATATAAAAGAAAAATTAATATCAGATAATCATGGATAATAAACAACTTTATAAAATAACGTTGACAAGGGAACAGCTAATGCTGATATCCCAATGCGTGGAAGACATCAGTAGATTCGCCGCTGGCGACATGGACCTACAACATACGACAGATACGTTGATAAATGATATTGATGGAGCGGAAACGCTAGGGATAAGAAGCTTTATAATCAATAACTCACGAGCGATAAGAAGAAGACTGTTCCCTGATCTTGGGGATTATGAGCATATAGGATATGATGGGGGTAGTAAGGATAAGATAAATAGGAAGAGACTTATCGGTAACACCTACCAGATATATAGGTCGATATTACATCAGTTGGCCATTGACGAGAACTGGAATAACGTGTATAGCGATATTACGTTACCTTCAGGTGATATGGGGACGATTAAAGTGGAGAGGATTGATGATGAAAAGAAAGATGAGGATGTTTAACGGGAATATGGCGTGGAAGGCAATCCAATGAACACTGTGCCGGACGGGGCGGTAGCCGTTACCCTTTCCCTTGCGGCGAGGAGAGGGGGGGGCTTCCTGCTTGTGGAGATAGACCGTCAATTCTTTGATGAGATGATAAACAGATTTAATAACAATAACATTAAAATAGATAGGATATGAATAAGATTGAAGAACTGGAAAAACAGTTAAAAGAAGAAATGAGCAAGATACAAGTTGACCTAAAGGAGAAGTATAAATGGATTGTTGGAAAATATGCCAAATATAATGATTCTTTTATAACAAGAATAGATGATATACATCATATCCCTATGTTTTCTAAAAATGGCTATACGACTGATTTAAAACCAGATGATTTTATTTTCGTAAACGGCACTGTAGTTCGTTACTCTGTCAATAGTAATTGCTATTCTTTAGCAAAAGAAAGAATACAAGTGCAGATAAAAGACATAATAGATATGCCTGATGGAGAATTTGAGAATCTAGTAGAACGGTTGTTTAATGAAGCAAAAAAGAACTTACTATGAGCCTGTTTGTATGCGCTAAATGCGGTTGCGTTGATAATACCGCTACGTCTAGTTATTGGATGTTGACAAACGAGTATATGGTGGATAAATTCGACTATGCCAAGGAACTACAGCCGTACAAGGGCATGGGGCTGTGCAGCGAATGCGGGAGGCTGGCTACCAGCCCAGACGGACGTGATGTCGTGGTGCCCGGTAAATGGCACGGGAAGTTCATGAAGGAGAAAGCCACCGAAGAGCAGTTGAAACATGTAGGATATAAAAATCTAATAAGATGAATAAGATAAGAAAAGGAGAAGTTAAAATATATAAAGGGAAAGAATACATAGCTATCCCTGAGATAGAAGAAGAGAGTTGTACGGGATGTTGTTTTTACGACAAAGGGATTTGTTTAATAAATCATGCTAATGATCCTAATTGCCTTCATAGCGGCATGATCTGGGAACAAAAAGAAAATGGTATGAGCGATATCAAAGAAAAGGCTATTAAATTGGCTATAGAGGCCATGAAACCTATTCCAGTATATTCATCGCCATGTTATAGTATAAACGACAGCAGATCGCCCGAGGAAAAGCATGAGGAGGAGATGAGATTTTGTAGGGAGTTTAACGACCTAAGATGTGAGATGCTTATTGATATGGCTAAGAAAATAGAAGCATATTTATCACATAATTAGTTATCAGAGTTTAATAACTAAACAAATCAATAATATGGGAAAGAAATATTTTACTGATGCGGGAACCGAATGCACCCCGGAAGAATGTAAGCTGATTGAATCATTAAATAGATTAGCGAAGAAATGGGAGAAGGACGGCGAACGTCTCTGGTTGTATTCCGCTAGTGGGGTTCTTACCGTCATGATGCATGGTGATAGGGAAGACAATCCTATACCTGAGATGCTTCCTAACGCAGGTACAAATCCAGATAATATTATAACTACAATCTCAGGAATAGGTAATGATGGAGGAGATTGGTAATGATACGTGGAAATAAGTTATACATAAATATCACAAATCATTGTGATGTATGTTGCCCATTTTGCTGTATGAAATCAGACAGCGAAAAGCAATCATTCATGAACTTTGATACTATCCATAAAATCATGAAAGATATGGATGTGCCATATATCGTGCAACTAGAAGGAGGAGAGCCTACCACGCATCCGCAATTCTATTTATTCATGGAATATATCTCCACGCTCGAAAAGGTGGAAGAGGTCGTGATAGACACCAATGCCTTCACGATCGACAGGCATATCGACAAGATCGTCGAAATAGCGGTAAGGAACAAGAAGAGGATAACCGTGAAGTTATCCTACAACACCTACCTTAAAACTGTATTCAGCCATAGGTTTGTCATTAAATTCGCCAATTATCTCAAGAACATCATCTCGGCTTGTGAGTTTATACCATATGTGAATTTTGCCATAAACGTAAGAGGATATACCGATAAGGAGCTAGATACGCTTAAGGACGAATTACCGCAAGAGATGGTAGACATATCAAGCTTCCATCTGTTCAACTCCTACGGCAGGGCTGAAAATGACAAATCTCTTCCACCTTTGAGAATAAACGACGTGTATGACGAATGGCGTTGTTACGCTTCTGATGGCGAGTGTTTTGGACGTGATCTGGAAGAGAGGGCAAAACATGAATCTAAATTATAATAAAATGAATACATTGAAATTTCAAAATATACGAGAGAAGAGGCAAGAATGCTTCAATGTTGACGAATATACGTTTAATGATTTTGACTTTGACGGGAAAAGGCGCAGGGTGTATTCGAACGTTAACCTAAGTATCTTTACTGACGATTACTGCAACGCCAATTGCAAGTTCTGTGTTGCCCAGCTTAGGTTCGAGAACAAGGGGAAAATGTATAAGAAAAGCAAGATAACGTCTGATGATGAGTATCTGTCCAGACTTGACGATATACTTAACAGGCTTAGACCGCTTAATCCTTCGATATCAATCACAGGAGGGGAGCCTACAAAATCAAGAAGACTCGTGCCAATCCTGAGGCTTATCGAAAAATATGGCTACAGGAAAAGGACATTGACAACAAACGGGTCAGGCCTGTTCGATATCGTGGAGGGTAAGCCGATACTGCAACATATCACGGATAACCATTTCCAGCATCTCAATATCAGTAAAGCTCATTTTGACGAGGAGATAAACAAACGCATTATGCAATATGAGAACGGATATTGTAGCAACGATGATATTGCCCGTATAGCTATATTCGCTAAAGCCAACAATCTCCGTCCACGCATGAGCTGTTTACTGCTAAAAGAGGGAATAAATGACATGAATGGAATTATACGTTATCTTGACTATTATAATAGTCTTTATATTGACAATGTCATATTCCGTGAGACGATGGACTATGATGAGCAGGCAATGAAAAATCATGATAAAATGGCTTATCTAAAGAAGAACAAAGTATATCTGAATGATATATGGAAGTGCATCGATAAAGACAATAGATTTACTCCTATAAAACAACTACTTGGTTACTACTATTATGTGGAGGTATATAAATATCAAAACATAGATATGGTAAGCGAAAGCGCAAACCTAGTAAAGCTGTATGAGCAAAAACAAATTGCCAATGACGTGGTGTTTGAAATGATTTTTCATCCAAACGGCAACCTTAATGGGAGTTGGGTAGATGATGAGGATATATTACTTGCGTATAATCCCTATAAATCCTAAAGACCGTCTTATGCTAAAAATTAAAATAGAGAATTATAATTTATGAAAATAGGAGAACAGACAATAGTATTTTTAGCCGTGAACAAAAACGGTGACGAGGTTATTCTTAACAACGCCCCCGCTCGGCAAGGAGAGATATGGACGGACGAGAGGTCAGCGCACGACGAGGAATATTTCTCTGTCGAGGATCACAATTCGGCGATCGTACTTCCAAGAGGTACAATCTATAAGTTAGCAGGTAGGCACCTGACGTGGGAGGATGACCCTATATCTCTTAAATCCGTCATTGAGAAACTTCCTCATTAACTTCGCAAAAATGGATATGATTAAACGTGAGGACTGATAACAGTAGAAGGATAGGATGATAATCGCCTATCCTTCTCTTACTTTAATCAAATATCTTGCCGCCAAAAGAGATAAAAGACTCTCTTGATTTAGGTATATTCCTGATATTATATAACGTTTTCTCAAATCCCTTCCTAGTCATATAAACCGTATTCCTGATCCCAGTATCCGTATTGTATCTGTAATGCGCATAACCCTTCTTCATAACATTCTCTGTTAATATCCATTCTCTTTTATTCTTGTAAAAGAAACCTTGCTCTTGTAAAAACTCTCTTAAAGATCTTTCCGCTATATCACATCCATGAGACTCCAACTCTCTCCGAACGTCACGGATCAACATATCATCACCTTTGTCATTGGCCATAATAGCTGTTTCGGCGAATCCTACCTTAGGAGCCTGCTCTTTGATAATGTTATCGGATATTCTCTTAGCCTCCTCTACCTCTTTCTTGGCCTCAGCTAACGCCTGTTTCTCTTTCTCGGATGCCAACAACGCTTCCAATGCTTCTATATAATTATGTGGAAGATTCTTCTCCACGGATTCTTCCATCTTATTGAAAGCATTTACCGCACCATGAAACACACTTCTATATACATCAAATACTCTTCTTTCTTTTCTTGCTATTAAATATTCCATACAAGACACAGAAATCATATACACAATCGTAGGTCTCCCACCAACTGGGTTTTTGCCATTTTGGGTAAAAACTTTATAATCAATATCTTTAATAAACCCATTATCACCAGTAAGCACTCTAACAGCCTTGCCCTTATCATAATATATCAAAGGCCAAACATCATCTAAATTAACTGGAAAATCTTCTCCGGATTTAACTAACTCAAGAACCTTCTCGAAATACAATCTAATAGACAAATTGTCATTTAAAACAATATTACACATAATATAAAAAAATAGGCTCAAAAGGAAATGTCGGATCTCACCTCGACAAATCCTAATGAGCCAAAAATATCTTACACATTGAATGACCTTGAAGTGAGATCCCGTCATTCATTGTTTCATAATGCAAATATAGCCAATCAAATTGTCTTAAACAATTGACTGGCTATTTTTTTCGTCATACTATATCAGTTATCTTCCCCTGTCAAAGTACCAATTAGCGTCCTCCCCGGACTCATCCTTATTTCTACCACCTAGAAAGAATCCCATCGTCATGCCGTTGGTCATCAGCCAGTAGTCGGATGTCTGCTTAATATCCCTAGCCGTCTTGATATTATACCATTGCTTACCAAATGAGAACTTCATGAGCTGCCTCCATAGCTTGCTCTCGCCCTTATACACTCCGGTCTGGACGGTAGCGAACGGATCCCAGTTCCGAGGATCGGTGAGATCACCTAGCTTCCGGGCCGTGACCAGCGGGTCTTGTAACATATCTATAGCGTTAAGCTCCATGAACGGGGATGTCTGGGAAGCGATCTCATTGATCGTCCTGAACCCGATATAGGTAATGAACTGTCCGAACCAGCTATCCTCATTATCCTCCCTATATCCCATCAAGGCCCTTCCTATGGCCATCATCGTGGCGAATACCGCCATATTGATAATAGATCTCTTGATATTAACCTGCTCATAAGGTGTAAGCTTGTCATATTCCTCTTTAAGCACGTCATACACCTCTCCCATACGACCCTCGGACATTGAGCCATAAACATTCCCAGCCAATCGCCATAATGTCCTCATATATCCTTCCTCGAATTGGTTGGTCTGAAAATTGAAACCGGCTTTCTTATATGCCCGCTGCACGGCCAATATAAACCATCCACGATGAGGCAGCACCATGTTAAGGATAGCGTTCCGGCTAGCCCCCACCCGGTTCTGCTCGTTCAAGGCGCCGTCGCAGATCTGCACCATACTTCTGACCCTACTAGATAATGTAGGTATGTATCGGTCTATAACATCCTTATTAGCTTCGTTTTTAGCCACGATCTTCCCGTCCTTGACATTTACTAAGTTCCATATGGAATAATCCCTTAAACGCTCCCAATCACGTTTAGCCTCATTAGCGGACATATTCCTGTCCTTCATCATCATCTCCTTGAAATTGGAGTATGACCAGAACTGACCCTCGTATAGGCGGGTATCATCCATGACCGAGATAATAACCTGCGGATCCAACGGGGAGTTAAGAACCTCCATCATCTTAAACGGCAGATCCCGGAATAAGGTTCTCCAGATCTTGTTGTACGCCGCCGATCGTACACGGTTGCGGACATTAAACACACCTAGGGCCTCTCCAACGACATATAGCTTGTTGGTACGATTTATGTCCCCGATCTCAGACACGTACGTGCTTAACTGTTTCTGGGCTTCTCCATAAGCGTATTTCATGGAGTCCTTGCTTATGTACTGTCCCACCATACCTTCCAAAAGGAAGTTGGCCTGCCCGGTAAGGGCGCCGGTAGCCGCTACGAATGGGGAGAAGCCTAGGTTGGATTTGGACACGAACTTGGTAAACATAAGAGCCAGCTTATTAAGATCGACCTTATAATTACCTATATTCCATTCCGCCCGCTTATTGTTTATCCTGACGTCATAGATGCTGGCGTTGACCCAGTCCTGAAACATCCTATAGGCGTGAGTGGCCTCCGGGTTCTTGCCTCCGTCATATTGTGTCTCAAGCATCATGTTCCTGTATCCCATGACATCATCCAAGGCCGCCCTCTTATACTTGTAAGCGGTAGCCTGCAAGGATAACATGGAATAGGAGTACGCGAAGTCATGGGATACGTCATCGGCATTCTCTAGCTTGCTCAGATAGTACTTGGGGATCATACGATACGTGTTGTCATTCTCGTCAAGGCCTCCAAGGTCTTGTCCTTGACCATGTATAGGGTCATCCACCCTCTCGCCAACAATATCACGTACGGCGTTGCCGATGGCTGCCTTCGGGTCAACCCCGGCCTGCACCATCCTCTCAACTCCGCCCTTGGATATTTGTGGTATCTGGTAGATATTCCTGAACCGCTCGTCATAATCCTCCATAGCCTTACGGCTTATGTCAAGCAATTCCTTCCTCATCTCCCACTTATCCTTATTGATCGTAGCCTCCTCCCCTTCGTTGGTGATACCGTATTTCTTGAAGAAAGCCTCGTTCTTGTACTTATCGAACCTAGGCGTATGATATCCATAGCCCAGATCGGGATTATAATTAGGATTACGGAAAGAACTCTCGGCGTCGGCCTCATCAAGCCACTGGTTATTGATCGACAAATCGATCATATTAATATCGAACCCGAAACGGGATACGCTTTCTTCTTTTGATATACCATTTTCCATGGCATCAAAGAACTCGGATACCTTATACGTACCGTTATTTATCTTCCTAACGAAATCAGAATATCCCTTGGGAGAGTATTTCCTCATATAAGGATACAGTCGGGTTCTGGCGTACTCGATAAGTATACTATTAGCCTTACCCATAGCTATATCATTAGCTAGCTTATCACTGAAATCAGGACCGTATTTTTTTCTAAGGAACGTTGTCTCCATGGATGTCCATGATGGATTCTTCTGTGACAGCTTGGCGGCCATCCTATCTACCTGACTCCGGGAGCGGGCAGACATATGTTCCTTGGCGAATTTAATCTCATCCATTGCCTTGTCGTATGTCACGGCATCCCTTAACGCATTACGGTAGGAATCTGTAACGCCACTCTCCACCGTATCGGGCATATTCATCTCAATATCCTCAGCGGAAGCGGCGGCGTTAATAACACTCTTGGCCTCGGCCAGACGGTCGTATAGCTCGTTTATCTTCCTTAATGACGATGATCCACGAAGACGATCGAAATCATACTCGCCATATCTGGTACTGTCCCGGTACTGAATAAGCAAAGGTCTTAACTGATCGTTAATCTCATTTATTGTTGCCATCGCCTCCTCTACCTTCTCTATCCTTGATGATGATACAGATTGCTCCGTGATCTTATCAACCAGATTCTCGTAATAATCACCCTCCTCGGATCCCCACATATCCTTGGAGAAGCCAAGATGACCACCGGCTAGCAGGAACTCGAACGCTGCCTTACCGCCCTCGGACCGCTCTATCCCACGCAGTATCTCCTTAAACTCGGCTGAAGCCTTACGACCCTCGTTGGTATTCCCGAACTCCTCGGCCCACGCCTCGTCCCATGCCTTGATCTCCTCGGACATCATCAACGCCTCGGACCCCGCTTCCTTTGGTGTCCCGTCGGAATACCACTCGCTCTTGGCTATAGCCCTATCACGAAGGATATCCAGATAAGATCTCCAAGCTATAGGGTCAGATTGGAAAGCGTCCCAATCGACCTTCTTGTTCTTAATAAACTTATCCATAGCCACATACCGGCTTCTACGGATACGGGTCATGAAATCGGACGTGGCTTGCGATACCCTACGACCCAGTCTTTCCTCGACCTTCTTATTAACTTTCTCGATCTTATCGTAATAAGCCTGCACCATAGGTTTCTCTTGGTTCTCATCCAACCACCTATTTATCGTATCCAGATACCGTTGCTGATCCTCGAACGTCATGTCCGAGATATCAAAATTCTGGATGGTAGGTTTGAATACATGATACACGGCCTTCGTAATAGGCTTATCCCCATCATATCCTACGATATCATCACGAGTCTTGACCTTAAGCCCCTTATCAGATAAAAGCATGTCGATAAGTTGCTTCTCGGTCTTACCCGTAACCTTTTTAAGATCATATATATCAATAATAGCTTTCGCCTGCTCTGTCCGATACAGTAAATCGTATTTGGCGAAATCACGGGACGAATCAAGGTAATCAGAGTTCTTACCGTTTATCTTCTGTATAAGATCCTCATTATCCTTTATCCCCCATCCACGCTCTTTCATCATCTTAGTCATCTTATTGATATTAGCCACACCCTCAACATGAGCGTCGTTATAAGCCTTGGCAAGACGTTGCCCTAACATGCCTAAGATAGCGTTACCACTATGCTCCAGTGTGCCAAAGAATCGGGACATGACATTGATATCCTTATGGATGTTATTTATCAACTTCTTTATCCCATTCCAATATCTTTCCGGGATATTAAACATCCGAAGCTGTCCATCCAGCCAGTCCTCATTACGATCACTTCGAAGGGCGTTTATATCAGACATAGATGTCTCAGCCATCCGCAATATATCATCCATATCCTCTACCATGCCAACCTTATTGCTGCCATAATAATCAGCCGCCTGATTATTGACGAATCCACGAAGGTTCCTGATCAGAGGAACTATCTCCCCATATACGTTATCGATAACCTGTATCGTCTCATAATCCAATCCTTTTCCGCTCTTACGTAGGCTACTGGCGACCGTAACCAAATACTCTACCTCGGCCTTGGCTGTAGCTATGACACTCTTGGTGGATAACAGGTTGTTGTTCTTACTAAGCTCACCCCCGACTTGTCTCACCTTCTCGCCTATATCACGAAGAAGGGAGATACTCTCACCGATCCTCTGGCTTTGGCTTGACCTCATCCTCTGCAATCTAGTGTATAGCCTTTCCAATGACCTACCGTTCTTGATCAACTTATTAGCCACGTCAACGTCCGATAACGAATACATGAGATGATTGCTATCCTTTAGCAGAAGCACGTCAAATGCGCTTGGATCATCAGCTAACGCCGACTCCTTTATCCTATCAAGAACCTTATTCAAGTCTAATCTTTGAGTAGAGAAGAAATTCCGTATAGCCCGGATTATCCTGCCAAACAAGGAGAGCTGGGCGTCCTCGGACGAGGCCAGATCCTCCACCGCCTGTTCCATGCCCGGCACGAACCGCTGGGCCAACGTCTTGCCTAGGATCTCCCGCTTCACCATCCGATCCAGTTCCTCCCCTTGGTATTCCTTCCCATACACCTCATAGTAACGACCGGCGAATTGATTCCATAATGGCGTGCCGACAACAGAGTCCAGAACCTCATCAATCTCCTGCTGGTTACGATAAGTATCGATCAAGAAGTGAGCCACCTCCTCATTAAGATCCTCTACCGTAGCTCCCTCGGCCAAAGCGATAACCCCATTGGCCATATCGGACAATGCCCTAGCCGAAGGCTCGACACCATTACGCATCTTATACTTATCCATATACTCAGACATACCCATCACACGGATACCTAACGTGGATAAGATATTGGTGATATCAGTCCTGTTCTGAAGATCCTCCGCCTTCTCATTCTCAATAACCCCACGGACATTACTTCCGTACAAGGCGTTATCCTCCATCATCAACGACAAGGCTAGCTCCATGAACCCATCATACTTATTATTAAGTTCCTCGAACTTGCCTTGCCTTAACATGCCCTTGATCTCCGATCTGCTTACCGTAACCTTCTCCCCTGATGTCGTGATAAGATCAAGATCATTATCTATCTCCGTATCAAAACCGATGGAGCCTAATACGTTCATCTCAGAGGACATACTACCAAATCTATTCCTTAGCCTAGACAAGGCATCCATAGCGTTATAGATCTTAAGACCATCAGAGTTGCCGGCTCCGGTAAGATAATATCTATCCCCTAACCTTATACGTTCCCCGCTCAACATACCTTTCTTGATAAGGTAATTGACGAACCCTCCACGGGTGCTTATATTAGAGTCTGAGCTAATACCAAGGACCGGGATGAATGACCCACTGTTATTAAGGGTTATGGAGGAAGAGCCAAAGGAGATATCAGCCGTACCGGACGGGACGTCGCTCTCCTCGACACTGCCGGCCAAGAACCCGGCCTCGACCCGCCCACCGGACGATCCTTTTATGGCGTTGGCGTAAGATTCGTGTATCTTGCCGTCATCCGATCTAAAGAATAGGCGAGGTTCACCAGAATCATATACCAATCTTGAAGATGGGGGCGTATAATCTTCAATATAGTTTAACGGCAAGACATTCCCGGAAAATATAATCTCCCCGTCTATATTTCCGCCCTTCACCCTAATATTAGGTCGTTGCCCGGTAAAAGCGCTTTCCACGGCCTTCCATAGCATACGGGCTGTTTCTTTAATATCTATATTCTCCCTGATAGCCCTTATATCATCCCATGACGCCTCTTTCAGTATCGTATCACCAATATTATCCTCGTTTATGGAATCCAGATCCACCTCCTGTATCGTAGATGTATCTACCACAGCCATATCATTGACATCACCTACCTCTCCGGAGGTAAGATAAGCCACGACATTGTCGCTATTCCCGAGACTTCTGGCCAACGCCGGGGCATCCATATCGCTTATGGCGGGCAGGACCTTGGCTGACATAAGTTGCCCCCACTCGCTGGCGCTAAGTCTGGCGCTTATGGATCTGGCCGCCTCCTTATTCCTTGGCACGGATCTCGTCCAGTCTCCGAACTTGGATCTGAACTTATCGTTATAAATAGTCATATAAGCCTCAGCGGCCTTATCAAGATCACTTACGGCGGCTATACCCGCTATCTTATCGAACAAGGTAGATACCTCGCCGGAAGGAGTCAAGACACGGGCTATCTTACCTTCCTTATTCTTTTTAATTACGCAACTGCTCATAAATAAATGTTTTTCACAAAGATAAATAAAAAGCCTCCACGAATAAGCGGAGGCTGATATTCTTATATTCCTTATAGAATTTATGACTTAATCCGTATTCTTGCTATTGATGAACTTACTAACGCAATCACCAGCAAAGCCGGCTATATACGCTGCGTGTTCATCCTCTCCAACCTTAAATCCAAGAGACATGTTGCAAAATTGGCATACGCTCATTGCTATATGGAATGACTCGTGACATATATTTCTCATTATTAAATCATCGTCGCTCGAAAAATTCCAAAGTATGGCGAATTTACCATCATCGTCCCTATCCCTTACCAGATTCACGAAAGACGCTTCCTTATCCATATCATCCTTATCACCCCATTCTCCCTTATGATCCGGCTCCATATTCTCGAAACGGTTACATAACGTCTCGTAATCCAATCCTACCGTGATAATCAACTTTAATGGATATACCACGAAATCAAATTCCTGCTCTCTCATAATTTTTTTAATTTTTCTATAACCTCAAAACACATCTTGCACTCAATCCTACGATACAACTGCCTTACGCCATCTACCGTAACCCAATAACGATCACCATCACGGTGCAGGAACTCACTCATAACCTTGGTATCAGCCACATCATGTAAATCGTATGAACTGAAACATAACTTACATATATCGTCAAGATCAAAATAAGTAACCTTATTATACGACATACAACGGATTTGTCTTCCATCAGGAATCTGAACATCGAAAACATTTATCTTCTCCATATTAAAAAATAGAGGGATACCGATCCCATCACAGACCTGTATCCCTTTATAATAAATTAGCGATGAAAAGCATGGTGATGGACATGCGCCACAAATGTAATTACAAATTTTGTAAAAACAAAGCAGTTCCATGGTTAAATGTCTCTGATGAACCGCACACTATAACGGCTGCCCTTACTGCTGCCGTTCACGCTGCCATCTTTGAAGTACACGCGATGCCCGCTGTTGGAGTCAAACTCTGAGCTAACCCAATAGGCTTTGGATGGACTGAGTTGTTGTCCACCAATAGCCGATAATGCGTTATTGACACTCGTCAAGTTCATGAATATCAACGCCAGTTGAGCGCATGATGGGATATACCAATCATCGTATCCTTTAGCGTCAGCACTAGCTAAGAACGTATTAAGCACATGACCAATTGTCGCATAGGAAGTATAAGACCCACCACCGGTAGTTATTCCTTTTAATATCTCTGAATTGGATTTTCCATTCCAATCAGATAAAGCCCCGTTTGTCCATGCAGTAATATTTGCCGAAAGGTTAGGGGTACCATTGTATGAACCCTGCTCCGGTTTTAGGTAACCTCTAATATCACTTCCATCTACTTTGTCATAATTTGTAATGCCGGTCTGATCCGTACCATATCCACCCCAATAAAAAATGGAAGTGCTGTCCTTCCCGGCTCCGGCTGTTACATAGCTTTCATTAAGATCCTCATATTTCTCAATCATAAATCTCTTACCTTGAGCGTTAAGGACAACGCCTATACAATTATCGGAAGGTGCGTCCGTTATGCTTCCATCAGGACGGACATAAGAAATAAGGCAAGTACCGTTGCACTGACACGGAGCGTCACTCTTCAACACCCCATACACCCGATTGTCGCTAGTCAGCCACCGTTTCCCGTCGCTCGTGATATAAGCCTGCCTACATCCCTCCTGATTCACCGTAAGCGTCTTTTTAACGCCTTTGGGGGTTGTTATCTCCAACTCAAGGGTACGATCAAGACCTTTGTTCATTACCGAACCAAAAGAAACAGCGGCGTTACCGGTCCCGGACCCAGGGCTGACGGTCAAGTGCTGGTCCGTCACCTCGCCTACCCCGTCTTTCCAATTAATATCTATATCATTCATCCTATTTAATGCTTTTTGTAAATACTCATCGCTTAATGTCCTATCATAAATATCAAGAGCATAAAGAGCTCCATTCCAACAATAGACGGAACTCTCTGAAGGGTAAGTCCCTAGAATCAATCCAACAACTGGATCAAAAGTTGGGTTTCCGAGGCTTATTTGTCCATTGTAAGAGGTTGGCGAGACGTATACGGCATTCTTAAATGGATCATATACAGATGCGATGCTTTTTGAAACGTTCCCGACAATAATCACATTCGCTCCTGTATACGTATGTTCAATTATCAATCTTTTCGTAATCTCTGTAGATTTATTAGATATAAAAGCTTGACTTACTTTAGAAGGATTCAAATTAATCCTTTTATATACAAACGTAAAATCCTTGAGAGCCGGGAAGTTCTCGCATATACCATAGTCATCAATACCATCAAATACAAGAGCCCCACCTTCGTATCCAGAACCAGATATAAACGCAAAATTCTTCAACACAATATCGTGACCGTTTCCAGACAAATCCTTTAATACGTCTCTGTCAATATCGTCATTAGTCTTACCATTACATCGATAAGAAGCTATCAAGTAATCTTTTATATCAGCCATAATCTTTTTTCTTACAAATATACTAAAACAAACAAACCCCAATCAGTTTAAGTCGATCGGGGTTTGAATAAACAATAGAAATCGATTATAATCTTCCTAACATCCTCATCACGGTTCTGGAGGCAGCATTTTTCCATGTCCACTCATCGTTAGATGTTACGTTAACTGTCTGAGCGGAACCGTTAACATCCAAATTGATAGTTTCCTTATCAATATCAAGAGTAGAGTCACCAGCGGCTTGAGTAATGGTAACTTGCGCCTTTTGTCCACCGGCAGCCGTTACGCTTAGCGTAGCCACCAACTCCTCGATAGAGACATTGGCAGGAACATCGGAGATGGTAATACTCCAAACAAACTCTCCGGTAGCACCAGGATCGTCAGCGATAACAGCGCCGTTAGCTGTCTGCTTACCAGCCGCCGTATAATTCTCGGGGAGCTGTAAAGTCAGGCCATTCTCCTCCGCCGGAGTAGCAGCGAAAGTAAGCTTAGTACTATTAGACTTACCTGTGATAGTTACATTACCACCGGTTTTAGCGACAGTGGCCGTAGGACTATCCGAAGTCACGGACTCAGCGGCGGCGGCCTGATTAACTACCAACGCTTTTTGAACGCCACCGTTAGTAACGACAATAAGATTAGCTGTACGCTCAAGACGACCTGTATATTTATCTCCTGATATAGATACCGCCTGATCACCTGATCCTGATACCGGATCGACTGTTACAAAACCAAATTTTTGTGATGCCATATTCAAATAATTTTAAAAAAATGTCCTTTTACTATGCCAAAAATAACTTATATAATGTTAGCCACAAAATATGGGGGGGGGTAGATAGCACTACGACTACACCCGCTCCACGTACAGACCTATTAAATCCTGTAGATTATGGCTGAGAGGAGTTCCGCTATCCCTGGTACACTTATACACATCAGCGTTCTGAATGTAATACTTATCCTTGAATATCTCCATTGGAGGGAAATACGGGATAGGATCCCCTATGGTCCCGGCATGCTCCTTGTCAACAACCTTATACAAGGAAGCCGTATTTAGTCCGGGTTCCCATTCCTCCGACAGCGTATGTTGTTGGATAACCTCATAAAGGATATCCGTATCCTCCTTAACCACCCTAAGACAAAATCCGGTATCCACGGATAGCCCGAACTCCGCCCCTTCTTGTCCCCATATGGGGAATAGGACCTTAACATCCAATTTCTCGTTAGAAGATAAAGATATGGTCTTATTATTAACTACCATCCTAGAGAACCTGACAGCTACTTTTTGAGGATCAGAAGCGTCCTTCTCCTCCGCCTGTTGCTGGATGTACGCCGTGGTAACACTTACCTTATCAGGATAGCCGGACTGAACATCGACATCCCTCACCTGTTCTACGGTAGTGGCTATACTGATCTGCTTTTGCTTGTCCCCTAACGCCGTTGTCAGATCGTTATCGTACTTATCCATCATCCCGATCAAGATCTTGCCTTCCGTCATATCGAACTCCAGACCCATAATCGTTATCTTACCGACTATAGCCCCATCAGCCAAAGCACTACGTCTGTTATATTCAGGAATATAAATATCTTGATCATCCAAGAAAAACTCATGGAGATTTTCAGTCTCATAAGATCTCAGCTCCTCATATTTAGCCGATTTCTCCTCGTTAAGAACCCTTGACTCATCTAGCCTAGCTTCAATGATCTCCTTAACCGTGGCTTTAGGATTAGCCTCCTTGAACGCAAGTTGCTCCTCCCCAAGCTCTATCCATGGGGCGGGAATACCTTTGGAGTAATCATCATAACTATAGCCCTTGGCGTAATTATCGTCAAGAGGCTCATCTTGAACCAACATCTTGGGATATATCTCCCTGTTTATATATGTAAAACTCATAGCTTATTAATCTTGTTCTTTAACGGCGATGCTATACTTGCCTGAAGCGTAACACCAGATATTTATCTCGAAAGGCTTGTTAGCCGTAGTGGTTATAGAAGTTCCGCTCATGCTGACATAATCCCCGGAATTAGGTATCGCTTGGGTGAAAGCCGCTGAGGGGACACACCTGATCATCAGCTCCTCCCCTACCTGCATCCCTGACTGCACGGATAGGGTGGTAGCGGCTGATAACGTAGCCGTGATACTTCTCTTGCTAATAGGCAGGTTAGCTAATGTCGTGACCGTATTAACTCCTATAAGCCTGTTCATGGTCTTCTTGTCAGCCGCCGCCATCAACCCGTTAGTAGACTCGTTGGCTACGGCGTATGTCGTGTTAGGAGGTGTAGCCCAAGTGCCATCTCCACGCATGAAACTGGATGTACTGCCATTAAGCTGTCTCAACAAGCCGTTAGCTGTAGTAGAGGCCAATCCGTATGTGGTATTGGTAGGTACGACCCATGTCCCGTCACCACGAAGAAAAGATGCCTGCTTGCCAGCGGCTGGGGCCGGTACCAATCCCGCAGCACCAGCCGCCGAGGCCGTAGCCGCCTTCATGTTGGCGTAGGTAGTATTCGTATCCTTATAATAGGGGATACCACCGACAATAGGACAAGCCGTATATCCAGAGGCGCTTGTCACGGTACTGCCGTTCTTGACCAATCCTGTGGACCCGTTAGCTCCTACAACACCATACGTTGTATTAGTATCCGTCCAAGGCACGTTGACATACATCTTACCACTACTATCCAGCTCTACCGGATAATTCTTACCGTTCTCAGTATATCCGATCATCACCAATCCTAATGTCGTGGTATTGGCCTTGGCGTATGTGGTATTTGTCGGAACCACCCACGTACCATCGCCACGAAGGAAAGAGGTTTGCTTGCCGGCAGTCGGAGCGGGTACCAATCCCGCCGATCCTGCGGCTGAGGACGTCGCTCCACCCATGTTGCTATATGTGGTATTAGGAGGGGTTTGCCATGTCCCGTCACCACGAAGATACTTGGCTTGCGCTCCGGCGGCAGGTGCGGGGACCAAGCCGGCCTTTCCCGACGCTGAGGCAGAAGCGGCTCCCATATTGGTGTATGTCGTGTTGGTATCCGTCCACGGAACATTCACATACATCTTACCATTTCCGTCAAGAGCTACCGGATAATTCTTCCCATTAGCTGAGTACCCGATCTTAACAAGACCCAGATTATCGCTCGTGGCCTGTGAGTATGTAGTGTTATTATCCGTCCATGGAACGTTGACGTAAGCGTTGCCGGACGAATCCAGTTGTACCTTATAGTTCTTCCCGGAAGTCGTATATCCTACCTTAATACCGCCAAGAACGGTAGCGGAGGACGTGGGAGGTGTGAAGGTACTTGGTTTGCCCGTAACCCCGGACCAAGGCACGGAGGAAGCCTGACTGGCCGTGTAAGGCTCATACCCATCCTCACTGTTTAATTTAGACTCGTCTTTTATCAGATACATCTTACCTGTAGACGTGACCTTTACCGTATCACCACTTTGAGCCGTAGCGGTGGTAAGGGCGAATCTAGCCGTATCATTAGCTACCACGACCAATCTCTCCAAAGCCGCCTTAGGTAACCTATCTATGCTGATGGTTCCGGACGCGATCTTAGAGGCATCAAAATTGGCCAATGTCGTGGAGATAGTTACGTTGTCTCCGAAGTCCGATGAGACACTACCGGTAACAGCCCCGGACAGCGCTATGGTCCTAGCCGCCTGTAATTTCGTGGCGGTAGGGGCATTATCCGTCTTAAGAGCATATTTGGTAAGATCAATATCATTAGCCTTATCCAAAAGCTGATCTATCTGCTTACCATTGTATTTACCTTGAAAATCTTCCATATCATAATTATTTGCTCAAATATAGTCATATACATAAATACCAAGAAATCGAGGAGAGGGTAGATACGGGCAGGCATTAAAAACCACCATCCCCATGTAGGAACCCGGTACGGAATATAATAGCCTTGTCTTTAAGTTTCTGGACGGACTCCCATTCCCATTCACCTTCACAAGGCTTAACGACATACTTATTCCCCCATGTTTTGAACTTCCTTTCGATAACAAACATCTCCGAATCATTAAGGACATGGAAGATACTTCCTACTGGGAAATACTTATCCATCCTTAATATAACACGATGATGTTTCTCGTCATATTCAGGATCGCCCACGATACGTGCTTTATAAAACTGAAAATCGTTTAACGTCCGATCCACAGGTTCTATCCAGTAATATCCTTTAGCCATTGATATTCTCTATTTAATCGTTATATTCGCGGAAGAACAGTAACTCATAAGGTTTTTAGGTAATTTTCAACCAAGGGGAAAGGGTGTCCGTGAGGATATCCTTTTCTCATTCCCGCCCGCCCGCCCTCTGAACAAAAGATCTACCTCGAACAAATGTAGCCATAATAAAGTTACGGGCAAAAAGAAACCCCATCGGTATTCTATCGCCGACAGGGTTCTTCCAACGTTGTATCAAATCATATCACTCCATTTGATTGTGTCACCGACGAAGCACCGCACCGCCAGATACCTTACGAACGCCGTACCTTCCGGAGCGTCAGGGTCTTCCAGATAAGCCAAGACAGCCTTGACTATTTTCTGGTCGCAATCCAGTACCTTAGGAAAGTAGTCGCTATAAAACATAGCGAACAGATATTGGACATCTCCCCAAGTGGCGTTATCAGGTTTCTTGGCCCCGCATTTATCGAACATCTGCTTAGCGTCCTCCATCGTCCATCTTCTCTTGGACCCATCGGCGTTAAGCATCTTATCAGCGGCCTCCCTAGCCAACTCCTTGGAAAAGTGATATCCATGGGTGTCTATATACCGCTTATAATCCGGGTCATCAGCGTCTGCTCCTCAGTAGTAACGACTTCTCCGACCTCTACGCATGTAAGGATCCATGCTATCGTACTCGTCACGGATCTCACGCTCGCCAAACCATCCCTTACGGTACATCTCGTCCTCCCGCTCATGGTGCTTTTGACGTTTCTCAAGCTCCCGCTCGTTACGTTCCAGCTCCCTCTCACGTCTCTCAAGATTACGCTCACGACGCTCCAGCTCCTCCATCATCCCGTCACGATCCTTGCCATAATGGTCATATACCCCGCCATCATAACCCATGTACGTGCCGTCAGAACGACGGGAACGTCCTCTACCGCCTCTGCGATCATAGATCTCATCATCATATTCCTCTTGGCCATTGCCTAAATCTATAACTCTCATATTAACCTAATTTTTTAATTAACAACTCTTTTAACTCATCGAAAGAAGACCCCATCCTATCGACCTTCTCCTCAAGATTCTTAATCTTTCGGTCTTGATCCTTAGTCTGCTTAAAAGTGGGATTGATATCTTCCAAGATACTGTCGCATGCCTCTATGATCTCCTTATTCTTATCCACGCTATTCACGATATCCGTACTGGTTCGTTTCATGGCGTTCAGGTGGTTCATTATCGGATCCACGGAGCAGGCTAGCGTAATGCCGTTGGCCATAGCCACGTTCTGATTCTCTGGAACTACGTATGTCATGGACTTCCCGTCCACCTCTATAGTAAGATCCATAACCCGATCTTGCAACTGCTGATACTGACCCAACTGGGACTGGGCGAACCTAGGCTCCGAGACGTTAACCACCGTACCCATAAAGAATTTAGGGACCCCTGAGGTGTCCAACGTATAAACCTGATATCCTTTCTTTAAATCCTTAAACATAATAACGATCTTTTTAAATGGGAGGGAGGTTACCCTCCCTGTTCTTTCTTAGTAAATTCATGCGCTAGGGGCGGTAGCCGCCGTAGCCGTATGACCTAACATCCTAAATACCCCGGTGCATTTGTTATAATACACAAGATGCTCGGTGTAGGCTCCTACTATAGGATCGCCAGAAGCCACGGGAGTCGTAATATCCTGCCCTGTCATATGTGCCCCAACCTTATCCACTATAGGTGTCTTGTTGACGATAACCCCGGCGTTGGATACCGTAACAGGAGTGGTAGTGGATAAGCCAGACGGAAGAACGATCGTGGCGGGATAACTAGCCTCTGTCTCCGTCACCGGATGACGGACTTTCCATAACAATATTCCTTCCGGAGGTAGTGAGTTCCACTGACACGGATTGATGCCAAAATCAACCGTAGGTTCGGCCGCAGAAGCGTCAGATACCTTTCCAGTAGTGGCTACTACCGGGATGCCTCCCCTGTCAAGACGGGAGGAGGCGAATGAACCGATCATATATCCTCTGAAATCAGCCATATTGTCCCCCTTCCTTATAATACGGCGTTAGTAGTGCCGCAAGCGCATCCACATTCGTTAGCTACCCTTACGGTAGGAGTATAGCAGCAACCCGGGTTCTGTACAACGTAGGCTGGAACCGGAGCCTTTGGAGCTAACTGGCTAACGATGTTCTGTGTCTGTTGTTGGGTGATGGCGGAAGTAGCCAAAGCCTGTTTCTCCTCACGAAGCTGTTGGATAGTATTCTGCATCTCACGCATCTCAAGTTGACAGAACTTGTCATTGATGATTTGAGTTTGAAGATCTATCTTAGCAGCCAACGCCTGAGTCTGGGCTTGGTTGGATTGAATAACGTTATTGAAGCCGTTAGTCAAATTGTTCTGCAATACGTTCGTCTGACCGGTGATAGCCAACTGATTCTCGTACCCTTGACGGGTGATAGCGTTCTGGATATTACATCCTACGGTGTCTAACGAATGTTGGATGTTATTGAATCCACTAGCCATAGCGCTTTGTAAGTTGCAGCAACATGCGCTAATCTGGTTACCGATCTCACATCCTTGTTGCTGTACGGCGTTGATAACGGCCTGAGAAGTCATACCTACCTGACCGGCCACCTTATCAATAGCGCCTTGTACGTTACAGATAGCGTTTTGTAATTGAGAGGTAGAACAGTTAAGGGCGTTTGAGATCTGGTCGATAGCGCTTCTGTTGCCTTGGATAGCCTGCATCAGCAACTCACGGCCATAGTCGTTGTTCAATTGAGCCGGAAGACCGTTAGCGCAACAATCATTTCCATTACCACCAAAACCATTTCCGAATCCACGTCCACCCCATAGCCAGAACAGGACGATAATCCACAACCACCAGCCGTTGGCTCCTCCGAACTGGTCTTGGTTGTTACGACCGTTCATCAACGCCGCAACCAAATTCGGATCCATCTTATTTCCACCCAAAAGGCTGGTAAACATACCCGGAATCATAGATAATAAACCGTTAGCGGCGCTACCGCTCCCGGAACCCATGCCGTCTAACAGCACGATTTTGTCTCCACTTGTACCCATGTCTATTTATTTTTGAATTAATAATAACCCCACCTGATGGCGGGCGTTACAAAGTTCAAAAATTAATAGCCCTAGGATCGTGATATATGTCACCATCAAGGCACGTCATGTCATGTAAATGGCATTAATAAGAACCGGTACAAGACAAAAAATCCGGAACGTATCACTACGGCCCGGATTCATGCAAATCTATAAATTCAATGTTTCAATGCTCGAAAGAAAACGTCTCACGACGTCAAAGAGAGATTAACTACACGAAAAATCTCGCATTAATTTATTTGTATTAGCAGTGTATTCATTAATTATCTTACTGGATGAGGGATTATCCTCTATCCTTGATAGACGGTTATCGTCACTCCTTACCGTAACATCACCCATCCTTCGTACCATGTTTTCTTGATATGATGATGGATCGGAGTATATAAGATCATCGACGAACCTGTATATTGATCCATCAACCGTCTCTCCTACCTTCTCATATAGGCCAGATTGGAAAGACACGAAATCGTCGTACCTCCCACGAGCCAAAAACAAGCCGTCCGGTCTCGCCTCGACACCGCCGTTGACCTCCCGGAGCAGGCCCGGATTCCTTTGGTATAGATATCGATAAAAACCGACATCCATCATCCTATCCTGTCTATCCAGATAGAAAAGATCCCTCATGCTGCTGTCGCTGGACTCGATAGCCACGTCAAACAGAAGATCCCTTACCTGACCTTCCGGCAACGACATCTCCATGCTTTTTAACGTACCTCTGTCATGGTGGTTCAAAGATACATTATAAAGCCCATTAAAATCAAGAAAACGCAAAACATTATTATATAAATCCGATTTTTTTAACCTTTCCTTGATCTGGATCTTCCTCAACGATGTACAGGATTTGATAAAATCCCGATCCTTTCCCTGCCTAGCCTCGTATCTCCTGAACTCCCGATCAATATCGACATCATCCATCTTAGGGGTTACGGGATGCTGGTATATCAATCTGGTAAGGATCATGTTCTCAGTATTCGAGGATGAGATGTTGGACATAACCAGCTTTTTTATATTATCCTTGACCACGCCAATATCGGAACGGGAAGCCCCGGCGGGAATCACGCCAGCCGGCAAGTACGAGGGCCGCTCTATCCCGATATCGGCCAACATCTTATAGGCCTGATCGGTGTCGGTTATCGGGGCTGTGTTGTGGTACGTATTCCTACCCATATACAACATGCTCCTATCATACATATCGGAAGGGGATGTATTCCCGGACCTTACATACACCATCCTATCACCGGTAAGGTTAGTATCCTGAACCTCGTATATCGGATTCCCTTTTCCTGTTATCCTATCAAGATCGGAGATAAAGCTATCGTATACCGAATTGCCGGCCTGTATGGAAGATAACATGACATCCAGCGACGCCATAAGATCACGGATATCCTCCGGTCTGGATATAACCATCTCATCGCTGATCGCCTCGCTTATATCCACGCCCATGTCGGCAAGATCCATAGCTATGTCATACAAACGTCTAGTAACGTCCTTGATGTCCTTAAAATCGTCCATATCGATTATCTCACCAACCTTATCCCTTAAACCTTTCATGCCCTTAGGCATACTGATATATGGTGTGGTATTGTAATAGTGTGAGTCGGTAATCGTATTTCCGTCCTGACTCCGAACCTCCATACGGGTCATATTACGATACGTGTCATACATCCGATCTGCGTAATCCTGATCCTCCTGATACCGGAGTTCCAAGGAAGGGTATGGGATGGAGGCGAAAGCCTGATCGAACTCCCGGCGGTCGCTGATACCGCCTACCGCCCTCATGATCGTATCCCTTACCTCTATTGGATTCAAGACCCTTCTCTTTCCCAATGAATCATACGCATCCTCATATATCATATAATCATCACCAAGGCCCGACTCGGAGGACAGGAAATACATATCCTTCTCATTAAGATCCCCGTCAGACATAAAATCGACAATCCTCCTCATCATATCCCTTACCCGATCATACTCCGATCGGTTAGTCATGATATTATCAATCTCATCAGCGTCATACATCCCCGATCGCTCAAGATTGTACCTATTGAGGAATATATCACCGCCTGAAAGGAAATTAGATACGATCATATCATTAAGATCATTGATATTATCGACGCCCAAGGAAGTAAGGGTATTATTGATATCCTTAACCTCATCGGCCATGAAATTACCGGCGAAATAGTTCTTTCGCTTGATAAATGACATAACATCATCATACCTAGGCTCCCCATTGCTATCTAAGTCGTATTCTGATGGCATGGACATCCAATCGCCAAAGAAAGACACGAAGTCGGGGGAGTAGGCCGTACCCCAGACCGATAAGGCCTGCTTCTGGTCGCCAAGCACCTCCATCGCCCTTTGGTATAATCCGGATGGTTGGTTGTTAGGGGCAAGGACATTATCTACCCCACCCTCCTTATTTTTTATAACATAACAAGATCTTCCCATTACTAAATCGTTTTGACACAAAGATAAACAAAATCCCGCCTACTCTCACGAGCGGACGGGAGCCAAATAACAATAATAACAAACCTTATGTTTCTACTGAAAAGTACAAATCTTTTTGCCGATCCTCACGGACAAACAAAAAACTCAATCCTAAAACTATAAAAACGAAACTTATTGTTTAGCAAAAATATTTTTATCCGATCTACTGAGAACCCTACCTTTCAACTCCAAGAACCTAGGCATCCATTCCCTAGATATCTTAGACACGATCCACTGGAATCCCTTAGGAGTCACATAGACGGTGTTAGTCCCATAGAACTCATCGTCATCACGATACCTGTAACGAGCGTAACCACGATCTATCATCCTTTGGGAAAGCAACCATCTCTTACCGGTTTTGGCGAAAAACTTATTATCCTCAAGCAATATCCTAAGATTCTTCTCCGCTATATCATACCCATGAGCCTCTAGCTTTTCCCGAACCTCTCTGATCAACATATCTGTCTCTTGGGCTATTTCGGCTGTCTTAGCAAATTCAACCATAGGAGCCTGTTCTTTGATAATATTATCAGATATCCTCTTAGCTTCTTCTGCCACTTTCTTGGCTTCAGCTAATGCCTTTTTCTCCTTCTCCGATTTAATTAACGCTTCTAATGCCTCTATATAATCGGATGGTAGATCTCTTCTGCTTATATCAGAATTACTCCTATTTATTGATGTATGCCCTTTCAATAGAAGTTCCTTTATTTTATCTGTACACCACAGCTTAAAATCTACACTAAGCCACTGGGCAAAATCTATAGCTATATCCTCATGCAACCATACCCCACCTCCAAAAACTGGCATTCCAGTCTTCTTTATAACTAACTGATTTTCAGATTTACCAGTTTTTCTGGTAATTGCCTTAACTAACTCATTAGTAGATACTAACGATAAATAGTCGTTTGTTCTCCTATTAAAGTATTTAGCCATCTCCGTGGCATTAACATAGGTTACATCATCAACCGTTTTAAAAGTTACATCATTACCATTGTAACTAAAAATCTCAGATAATTCACTCATAATATAAAAACAACGAGAGCCATTGGCGTCCGTTATTCCACCAATGACTCTCATCTATCGCCTACGCCTAGGCGAGTTAATATCTTCTTATGGCCCAATAACGGATGGACACCGCAAATATAAGACCTTATTTTGAAACTACAAACAAACAGGAGATATTTTTACAAAAATTGTAATCAATCGTATTCCTCTGTCATATATAAAGCGTAATCATACCCATCCTCCATCATCATCACCACCTTCTTGATATCAGATAAAGTTAGTTTCTTTATCTCCATATTCCTACTATCCATTCTGACAAAAGAGTTCTTGAACTCCTGCTCGGTTATAGCATCCAACCTAAATAGATTGTATTTTATAAGTAACTGGCTTACGTCAAATATCAGGATATTAAGATCAACATCATCCTTCAACTCATCAAGAAGATCACACATCATGGCTTTGATAGCATCAGTATCAAGTTCCAGCTTCTCGGCTTCCTTCATCAACTTCTTGATAATACCATTGTGCTCGATTATGATGTTAGCATTATCATCATCGGTAGGTAAAAGGATATCCATCGTACATTTTATACCAACCTTATCACTAAGCCTTTTGTTGAACTCAGTCATATAATCAAAAGCCTGATCCCTGCTTAAAGCGTATGTATGGTCAAGCAACTGCCTTTGTCTGTTATTGACAAAATAATGACTGGTGTATAACATCATCAAGACCTTCACTCGCTGGATACGTAGGTCTTGCATAATTTTACGGTGTAAAAAACTATCTAACTGCATAATATAAAGAGTCCCCACCGGGGCCATCACACACCCGACAGGGACCAACTTTTAAATATCTTACTCGTCAGGTGATGGACTGACGCCGCAAAGATAAGTCAAGATATTTTATTTAGCAAGGATTTTCCGCCTCATTTTCTCCGGATACTACGTTACCGTCGGAAACCAAAGACTTGTCCTCGGCCGCCTTCGTAGGCGAGGCGAACTCCGATGGCAGATCCGGCAGGTTAGGGAACCAGACTTCCGTCTCCTCCTTGGATACCTTGTTCTCCTTGATACTCATCCTAAACTTAGGAGCTATGAAAGGATCGTTGTTAAGATCGATGTTGATCGTAACGTCATTCATCAAAATATCCTCCTTAGTTCTGGAATCACCTATCCATCCTCTTACGTCAGCGGTCATAGGCATCCTGCTAGCCGCTTCCTTGACAGCTTTAAGCCGGTTCTTGATAACATCCACGTCTCCCGCCAGCGGAATCATATATGTCTTATTATCCAACCCTGATCTGGCTATAGCGTTATTAAGATCCATTATATCATCAATACTTACGCCTCCGCCTAGACTCTCCGTAATCCTATCAGCCATCGATCCGATCATGGATGAGAATGACGATATATCCTGATTTTTCAATCTTACGGGGTACAGGTAATTTCTTCCATTTCCTGTCTTTATAGCTACGACCGGGATACGTGAATCTTTATAGTCACCATACTTGTCCCTGACGATAGCCGTACAGAACGGGAATATATTATACTTAATATCATCCCTCATCGTAACCTCCCCATTCTCTATATATCCTACGCTCTCGACTTTACCAACCGTCTCGTTGGTAAAATCATTCTCGGATACCATCAACGTACCATTATCATCACTTACGCTAAAATTAGGTCTTCCCGGCAAAACACTGGTAACTGTACCTACGAACGGTATATCAATCTCGCCAGTAACAGATCCTATATTATCCCTATATAACTCAAAGGCCCTACTCCTTAAATCAGCGTTACTTCCTTTTGAATCCGGGTCATTGGCTTTCAGTACCGAGACGAAATTGCCGTCGCTATCCACGATCTTAATAACCATATTATCAACCAGCTCTCGGTAAGCCGACTTAGTCTCATCAGAATTAGGGTCAACGGCGTTAAGGCTATTGTATTTATCATACAATTCCTTGGTATATGGATCTGACATATCCATCTTAAACCTTACGATATTATCCTTACGGAGATTAGCTACGGCTTCCTGATTCACCGACTCGTTGTTAGATCCAAACGTATCACCCGTATAATAAGGGACAATAGATCCATCCTGCCCCTTGCGATACACCATGAACCAGATGGAGGTCGACAAGGCGGTTTGCCGCCCCAATATGACACCGGTAGCGTTCTCGAAAGCCTGAGCGTCATCCTCGCTTATCATCCATCTTGAGTGGTTATTCGACTCTATAACAGTAAATATGTCGGTTCCGTTGGTGAAATCCATCACCCTCCCATTATCAGTATCAGTGGCATCAGATCTCTTAAGCCCAAGACCGTCCATAAACCTGTCAAGTCTCATTCCTCCTACCTCATAATACATGACCCCGCCGATCTCCCTCTTTTGAGCCATCAACACCACCGGATTCTGGGCGGCATTGGCCTCCGTCCTGCCGGTGGATGTTCCGGGTTCGCTCTCCGTGAGAATATCACCCATAGGTATAGACTTATCGTAATCCTTGACAACCATACTTCCATTATCATACAGCCTCATCCATTCCACGAACTGGAGAAGAGGTTCATCAGAATAGTTATTGATAATATCAATAGCCTCATTAAGTTTATCCTGATCAACTTCATTCCCGTTGTCAATATCATTCATAAGATCATCATAAGTCTGTATAGCCTCCTTAACCTGATCCTGATCAAGGCCATTGATATTTACATCTATAATATTATCAATAGCATTCTTGATATTATCTGAGACATCGCCATTGATCTTCAACCTATCTATCATCGACCTGATCTTATTGAGTCTGGCGATAGGATTATCCCCAAACCCTTTAACGATATCGTCGATACGATCCTTGTTGTTATCATATACCTGACGCTCCCTAGGAGACAGGATATCCTCATTGCCGTTCCAGATCTTTATAGCGATATCAGTAGACCTATCGTCCGAAGGATTTAGAAGATCCTCGTCATCAGGGACATTCTCAATGATATTATCACCAGATTGGATATCCGTTTCCATAACCCTTGCTATCATATGATTATAAGTCTTGAACATAAACGCCTCGTCCTCGCCAATAAGGCCATCATTAAAAGCCTTATCTATAGCTTGATCATTGGCATAAATGGCGTTAGCGTCAGGATTATCCGTATTCCTGAAATCGTATTTACTATCATCCTCCTCATAAGTCTTTCCCCATGCGTTCGATAATATCTTCATGAACCCGCGCTCCTGCGCCCGGATGAATCTTCTGTCACGCATACGGCGAAGAGACTCATTTATATTCTTATAAGCCACAAGGTTATGACGATACTCGCTAAGCAACGCCATCGCCTCCTTATGGTTCTCGACACCACGGGCAGATACTACATTCTCAAGATCAGTGATAGTGTTGTGCGCGACCATTAAATCAGAAGCACTAATCTGGCTATTAGATCGATCAGGGAATAATAAGGAGGATAGATCGACCTCCGAGTTAACCATCGTAGTCAACTTCCTCTCAAGGGCTATTTTATCCTCTGTCAGCTTAGCTAGCTCATCGGTCTTTTTAGCCAATTTATCTTTATTCCGCTCAAACCTTTCCTCGTCCATCGCCATCTGCTGAAGCCTTAAGATGCCTTTTTCAAGCGCCTGCATTCTTGACGTAAGCTCCATAAGCTCGCTAATAGCCTTGTAGGAATCAGGATTAAGATGAGAATAAACATCAAGAGCCTCACCTATACCATTTTTATACAACCTATTTAATTGGCTGGCGATATTATCCAAATTATCCTTAGCCTCAAGACCGTTATAAGCCATGTTAGAGATGTAGGTGTTAAATGATCTATTGGATATACCATCGGTAAGGGAGTCGGCAAATCTGCTGGCCATAGTAAAATTATCAACCTTCTTATTGAACTCACTGATAAGGTTGGACTTATACTCATTTACCTGCTCATCTGTCATATTCATATCGGAGGCTATATCGCTATTAGGTATAGACTCGATGATTGTCTTGAAATTCTCCTTAGTATCATCTAACATCCCCATTTCCTGATCATAACGAAGACGATTGAATACGGCATCACTAAAAGTCTTATCTACGATTCTAGAATTAGGTATATCGTCAGCGTTATTATCCGTACTTAAGCCTGATAATTGAGCGTTAAGAGCCATGCTGCCACGAATAGCTTGGACGGCCGCCGAGGTCAAGGCGCCGGCATTAGTGTTATAGGCCTCCACCATCCCCTTGTTCCGGGACATGTCTTGACTCCATTCCTTTATACCACCAATAGTTTTTACTCCCATAAACGATCCGATAATCATACCGATGCCGATCTCCTTCCAGCCCTCATTAGATCCATAGGTCTCCTTAAACCCGTTCTTTATAGCTTCCATATAACCTATATTCTGACGGATGGCCATAGGATTATATCTTGATTCCACCCAATCCTCCGCGGACTTGCTGGACACACCTTGAAGACCTTCCTCGAACAAACCCTCAGATACCGGTCGCTTAATGATATTAAACGTATTACCAGCTATTTTCTGCCATTTCTTTGGTGTTATAGCCCTTAGTGCACCGTTATCCATTCTCTCGGCTCCTACGCCAAATATATTGCGTTTTATGAACTTATCCACGCCCAGATCCATGCCAAACATATCACCGAACATAGCTATGTTGGATAATGACAATATGCCGACGTTTGCGGCGAATACGGCGTTAGCGGCATTGGCATTGTCAGCCCTGAACCTCATAAGCTCCTCATACGGGACTTCCCTCCCGTAAGCGTTACGATAAGATTGCCTGAAATTCTCCTCGGCCTCCATCAACATACTTCTGGCTTCCACTGAAGCTTCCCATGAGGTAGACGTACCAAGAAATAGGGCGGCATCCAGCCCCTTGCCTACCCTCTGCCCTATACGGGCGGCCCTAAGGTAAGCTCCGAATGCTTTCTTGGTGTCCGAAGCGGCCTTGCCTATCCTAGCTAAAGCCACCCCAGCCCTAGCTCCGGTACGAGCAAGGTTCATCAGACCGACCCCGGAATATACGGCGGATGATAACATGGCGCCAGCGGTAAAAGCCAGACCCGACAGAAAGTCATTAGACCAGAAGTTAGCCGTAGTCATACTTTGAAGAAAGTTCATGTCCCGCTCCTCTCGATTATAATAATGAGCTAGACCATAATCCATCTTCTTATCCTGATCATCTAACCATCTAGTGAAATCATTATCAAAAACAGCATTGAAATTACCTTTGGATACTCCGGCATAAATACCATAAAAAGGCTGGATAACGCCTCCTAATCCGTACAAGGCGGTTTTTCCGGCAAGCTTACCCAATCCCCTCATCCATTTCTCAGTCCTACTCTGGGTTTTTGATAGACGTGTATCATTATCTACACCGGGTATATAGGACTCGTATTTGGGTATCCACGTTCCACTACTTAATCGATATCTTGAATCCTCTAACGATATCTCCGGTCCAGTAAGATTAAACCTACCCTTATAGCTCTGATCAGACGCCATATATCCCAAAGGGGACATATGCTTCATGTTATCATAATAATTAGTCTTTACCGTATTCTTGATCCTCTCTGATAATGACGGTATCTGGGACTTTGATCTCTCGGAAGCGGAATACGGATCCAATACCGGAGGCAGGTCACGATCCGGTATATCATAGGGATCCGTACCAATAGCCTTTATATTATCTACGTTTATGGTAGGATATCTGTACTTCTCGGCAAGATCCTTTCCGTTAGAGGTATTATTATAGATTTCCATTGTTTCCATTATTTCCACTATTTCCGTTATTCCTGTTTCTTATCTCCTGATCAATCATATCAGCTATGGGCGAGATGAAGCTCTCGAAATCATCAGTAGTAGATCTTCCCTCGCTCCTCCAATACACCTCATTCTCCTTGCTAAGTATCTGTTGCCATGCCATGACCAAATAATACTGCGGGCAGAAGTCGATCTTCCTTGCTACCTCATCAGCATAGTTAACGCCATCCAGATCAATTGAATACAACGGGGTATTACCCTCTCTAGCCCCTCCTTTGCTATATATATCAACATTTATCCCAGAAGAACCATTATTATACTTATATCCGGAAGCCCTTAACTCGTACATAGAAGCGTTATCGAACAACACGTCAGTAGCGATCATCATCTGATTCTTCCTGATATTACCGTCATTTATATTCGTAAACATATCTATATAAGGCATTGTCATATCCTTAGCTCCGCTGGCATAAGCCACAGGAGCTACCTGCAATGCCTTGGCCATCTTCCCATAAGCGTTATCGCTTGAATTGGCAAACGATATAGATACAACACCAGAGTCGTAGGTCTCGGATGGGATACTTACATCCTCCTTATAAAAAGTAAGGTCATTGGCGGCTAGATCTGCCTCACTTACCTCAACAACAGATCTTCCATCACCTCCATTATTACCAATGATCTGATAATTGCCATCACCTATAGGAGATATAGTAAACGTTATCTTCTTATTGGCATTATCCTCATCCTTGGGGATAAAACCACCACCACGAGTGAATAGATCACTAATCTTTATATAATCATACTCAGCTTTGCTTTTAGACGGATAATCACCAGAGAAGATATACTCACGCTCAGCGTACTCATGACGATATTGTCTTAGATAATCCTCACCGGCACGTTTAGCGTCGCTAGCAAGTCTTCCTAAATCGCCACGGCTCCATTTATGCCTAAGTACATCCCCATTCTCTTTATTTATCTCATCATATATAGCTGTAGCAACAACGGCATTCCTCTCGTTATAATTACTCAACCCTTCACTTAGATTCTTTTTAAATAAATCAGATGTAGAAAAATGACCAGCCCCCATATTAGCTAATAACTGTATATCATCCAATGTTAAGGAGGTTCCCATAAGATCATTTATTCTTCCTAGGACTACTGACGCTTCTCCAGAATTAACACTTCCAAGACTCACACCTTTATATGATACTGGATGCGTAGGGTCATTACCCATCTTAATAAATTCTACACTATTACTAAGGATAGAGCTATATGCGGATAATTTGGCCCAATCTTTTAACGATATATCTTTTATGGCTTCATGAGGAAAAGCCAAATGCCCTCCTTCTACAATATCTCCAAGATCAAACGTCCAATATCCATAACTAATATCAATTCCAGATCCAGTAATAGATCTAGCTTCTCTCTCGACTATAGCATCAACTCCATCCAAGACAGCGTCCTCAGCCTTATTGAATCCCTCATTGATCCTATTATACTTATTCCTTTGGTTGTTTAACCCAAGAAGCTTTATATAGCTGTCCTTGCCATTGTAATCAAGAAGCGTATTCGTAGACCCGCCATTAGCCTTGAAATAAGTCATGATGACTTGATCATCACTCATATTCTTGACAACATTACTATTCTCAGGATCGGACGCCCATGCGCTAATTTTTCTCTTGGCGTCATCTGATAGTGATTTAACAAAGCTATTCATACCAGCATTAACAGCCTTCTCATTAGCCGTAAATCCGTTCATGAACTCATCACTTATATTCACGTCATCAAGATTATCGCTCTTCGTAACCACCGTAGGCCCAACAGTATTATTACCACCACCATCACCACCGGATTCACCCGATTTACTGGCTTTCATTAAAGCGGCTTTCTCCATAGCCAGATTATGCCTCTTTGTCTCGTTAAACCTAGCTCTTTCCATCATCTGTTGGTTAGCCTTAAAGTAATACTCATCTACGCCCAGCGTCTCATATGAGTTATTATAAGACCATCTCAGCCCGACGCCACGAAGGAACTGCTGTCGTACCATGAACATGCCGGCTCGCTCCGGGCTGTAGTTGCTACCGATAACGCCCTCGGCATCCTCCACGAAATCATTTCTCTGCTTGATAATATCCGCCAGCTCCGACTCCAACTTAGCCCTCTTGGCCTTGTCATTGCCAACGCCCTTTAGCTTGGCTCGTATGGATTCTTCCTTGACACTGAAATCATCAATATACCCTTTAAGGAAATCTGAGGTGCTTTGAACATTAAATAAGTCAGGATTCGTTCTAGCCATATATCTTCCCTCTAACTGCATCTGGGCCTTACCGTTCTCAGATATGGAAGCCATAGCTATATCCCTGGCCTGAGCGTAGCTCATTTCATCTATGTACATCTCACGCATCTCCCCCGTCCTGTTACCATTGGCGTCAACTACCGGCACATTGACTTTCTTCCCCTTGTTAAGGGAGATGAAGTTCTTCATCTTCTCATCAATCTCAGCATGATAATCCGTATAAGGAGTATAATGTATAGGATTAAGACGTGTCCCTACCTGACCGTCATTCATCCAAGCCACGGCATCGGCGAAAGCCTCAGCCTCATTGATAGGACTATACATCTTAGGATTATTCAGCTTCATATCCTCCATCTTCTCGCTGAAAGCCCGAATCTCCCTAGTACCGGCGATAGCGTTCAATACACGGGTATCTAAAGCCTCTCCAAGACGGACTTGTATGCTTCTAGCTATACCATCAGAAGCTAGATTGGATTTACGATACACGTTATTCACATCCTGTATCAATCCATTTAACCTGTTCTGAAGATATTCCCTGTCCTGAGGTTTTATAATGTCAGAATTGATAATATAATCAGCATACTCGTTTATAGCCTGCCGATTGGTATCTATCTTCTGCTGCATGTACCCCATCCCCTGCATCATAACATCCATGTTGTAGGGTGATACGTACTTGCCGTAATTCCTTAATATACTATATTGTGAAGCCATCCTTTATCCTTTCTTGCCTTTAGTTACTTCCTGAGCAGGATATAATCTCCTGTAACTTAATATATCTCCTTGAGGGTCTGCGATCAACTGGCCATTGGGCCCAATCTTAACATCCCCAAATATAGATCTTAATGTATTCATGGTCGTAGCCGTATTCCACTTCTGCTGGATCTCGTCATTCACGCTATCGAAATACCTAGCCCAATTCTCGTCATTAATAGCTAACCCCTGCAATATCCGTTGTTGATAAGCTTGACGTTGGGCTATGTTCTTGTCGTAAGTATTCGCCCATGATTGAGAATTGACATTATCAGCCCAAGTCCTTTGAGCCACATTCCCTTGTTCTACCTCATTTATATACTTACCTATATTGGAACTCATGATAGCCTGTAAATTGGAAGATAAAGCCCCTCTCTGGGAATCCGGGACATTACCCATCTGATCCAATTGTGATTGGAAAGAACGATTAGCCTCAACCATATACTGATCAGCCGATCTCAACACCGGATCCACGGTAGGAGCGTAATGCCTTTCCAGACCTTCCGTTGTCACGGCTCCCGGAGTCATCCTAAACACCTCAGGGAAATCAAGACCACCACCTACTATATTTCTTTCTCCCCTATTGTTATCCGACTTACCTGTATTTGTATTGGTATTCGTCTTAGGAAGGGTACTAGCATCAATAAGCTCAGGCATATCCAGCTTAACATCGGGATCCTCCACATCACCTATATCCATAGGACCGGGAGCCACCTTGTGGGGATCGAGTATGAAGTCAAGACCTTCCATGCCTTTCATGGATCTTAACGCCTGCATCTTAAGCATATCCTCCCCAAGGATCTTATTAACAATATCTTTATTCTTGTCAGAAAACAGTTGACTGAAATGAGTGATACCAGCGTCGTTAAGAGCCTTGTGTTGATCCTCTGTAACTACATCCAAACCAATCATAGGACGAGATGACGAATATTGACCAAACTTATTATCTCTCATTCTATCATGATATGCGGCCTTCTTGTCTTCCGGGTAATTACCTTGGCTATCCTCACCGCCAAAAGAAACGAGCGTCGTGTAATCCCGAAGCGCCTCTGCGTTGGCGATGATCGGGTTCTCCGCCGTAGCCAAGCCCATCCAGCCACCAGTGGTGTTATATATAGCATCCTGAAGAGCTTTGGCGGCAGTAGCCTTAGGCGCACTCATATAAGCATCATAAGCCAAAGGCATGAATGTCTTATAATATTCCAGTCTCTCATCAGCATTAATGCCGCCATAAGAACCATCCTGACCTTGACGTTGATACCCAAACGTATTATCCTTATTATTATACTTGTTCTCAACAGGACGGAAAGTAAGTAAATAATCAAATAAAGAGCTACCACCCTTCTCCATTTTCTGACGAATACCAGCCACTTTCTTAAGCAGCTCTTTCTTAGCCTCAGCTATATCCTCCTCCGTAAGACCATATTCTTTCATGGATCTGGATATGATGTTATCTATCTCACCACCCTTAGCGAAATACGTATCCTCATCCTTCTTCATCTTCCGGTCTTCCTGCTCCTTGTATATGACATTAGCGAAGTCCGTAAATCTTCCCTCTAAGCCATTAACCGTCTCGTTACTATCATTTATAGCCTTGGATAATACGGAAGCGTTTAAACGCCTCGTATTCTCGTCATCTATCTTATCGTTCTTCTTCAACTTATCCAAAGCCTTCTTCTGATCATCATAAGCTGATTTAAGACCGATCTTGATCTTATATCTGTCCATTAACGTGGCGTACGTATCCTTCGGCGTGGCCTTAATACCATATGTATCTCTGATGTATTTAGCGAAATCAGGGTCTATGGTAGTATCATCGGTAATAACCTTCGTACCTTCCTCCAAGGAAACGGGGGTTCCCCCATCGGCATGCTTCTGCCCCATAGCCTCCATCGGTGCCTCCCCGGGCTGCGTCACGTACTCGCCCTTCTCGACCTCCACGTTGGCTTGATCTTCCATCGACTTAGGTAACGGATACAGATACTCACCGGTAAGACTTCCGCTATCGAACCTATTATTAGGTCCTAGATAAACACCACCTCCATCCTTATACTGCATCTGGGATTGCCTTCTCTGCCTAGCCTCACGCTCTTGAGCTAACCTGATATTGGTACGGGTACCTTTCTCAGACGCTATCCCGGAAACCACGTTACGAGCCAGCCCCATGATACCACTAATTCCTGATGCTATGGTAGTTATCGTATTAGCTGTTTTAGCTCCAGTGGATAAATCACCATATCCCTCGCTTCTCATACGTCCTATACCACGCCCCATCTGCGTAAACCTAGATCCTATATCATCAGCGCCATAATAAGGAATAGTGGTAAAGTCAAAGACATCCGTCTCACCCGAACCGGTCTTAGATTTATCAACATCATTAACGGTTATGTTATTAAGCGTAATACCATTGTCCTGATAATTCTCAGCTATACGTTGCAAACTGCCCTTGAAGCTAGCCGGAAACATATTATCCTGATCAAAAGCATTAGCGTATTTAGTCCTCAACTGATCTGGAGTATCCAAAGAATATATCCCTAGCGGATTGACCGAAGCGGGTAATTCTTGGTTGGTATTCACCAAAGGCTCTATGCCTAGCCCTTGTATGCCATCCATATTACCAAGCATATACGACCCGACTTCCCCGGCCTCTTGATATTTAGGTATCTTCCTCTTGATTACATACTTGCTCATATCAAATTAATTTCGTTCTGACACAAAGATAGTTTAAAAAATAGAGACTCATCATTTCACAACGATGAGTCTCTCAGTAAATGCTATTATTATGTGCTAAATTAAATTCTTTTCACGAACAATGATCCTATGGCCTTAACCAAATCATAGAAACCAGCAGAGCTGAATCCTACAGCCACTCCATATAATAGAGCTTCCCACCATTCACTCCCTATAAGCAATGGAGACACCTTTAGTAGCCACGCTAATATACAAACCAGCATACCTATGACTACGGCGGATAGGACTTTAGCCCACTTATGGGTGTCAATATACGGCACCACCTTAGCTAGCTGAGTGGCTGACATCGTAACGAAAGCCATAATGCCGGTAAAGGTAGTCAGATCGATGGTGATAGTCCCATCTGATGGAATTACCTCTTGCGCCATCAAAGCGAATGGCGTCAATAACATAACGAATAAAAATAATAATCTTTTCATACCTAAAAACGTTTAATTACTTCACAAATATAGTATTAATTCTGGATTCTGCTCATACCCTTTATATTAAGACTTAACCCCGGTATCATATTAAGAACCAGTTGCCTTTTTACCTGCTCCTTACGCATACGCTCAGCTTCCGCTACCTGTGCCTCTGATTGGGGATCGTTCTTGATGTTGTTAGCGATATCCTCTATAGCTTTCTTGTTGGCGCCTGATTGAGCTAGCATCTTATATAACAGGTCTTGACCTTCCTTCTCCCACCATCTATCCACGGCAGGATGGGAAGCCAAAGAAGGGCCGGCGGGGGCTACCGTCTCAGGCACGGGCTGATGACCTCCGTCCCCCGTGCCCGAATCCCGCTGTCCGAACTCGTATCTCATTGGCTCGTTCTCCGGGACACCATACCTATTAGCGAACATATCAGCGAACTCAAATCTCTTCTCATTTCTTAAGGTCGATCCAAGAGGCCTACCATACCCTTGATTCCATGCCACGGTAGCGTCCCTGTAGTTGACGGCGTTATCGAAATCCGATTTAGAATACATATAATAATTATATACATTACCTTGAGCGTCCTTGTCAAAGAACTTGCCTTGATTGATGTAGTTCCAACCTAATCCAGGAACCTTACCCTGATACTCATCCACGAGATAATCCAACTGCTGTGTCAATGTCGGTTTCTTGCCATACCTGCGCTGTAGCTCCTTCTTCCTCGGCCCAAGCCATTGTTGGATACCAAAATCACCGGCGGCTCCTAGGGCTTCGGTGTCCCCTCCGGACTCGGCGGCGATGTTAGACAGGATGCCAATAGCTTGCGTTTGTGGTATTCCCTTCTTATCGGTCAGATAATCCCATATCTCATCATACACAACCATCTTATTATCCTCCGATCTATTAGGATCAATTACATATCTACCATCTCCATAAGCCCTACCCGTGTTCACCGGGCCTCCCCCCGCCTTGTTTTCCAACTTATTCTTAGACATGATAGCGTTACGGATAAGAGCATCCCTTCCGCTTTCTTTGGCAGGATTATAATCCTTAAACGAACCTCTCTCCTTAAACTTATCGCCTATAGTATCTAATACCTTAGTGACTATATTAATCGGGAACTCTTGATCATTGCTATAAAAATCATATACATCGTAAACACCTAACCTTCCATCCGGACGTCTATAAATAGTAAAATTACCAAACCCTGATAATGGGGTAAGATCACCAGCAGCTTCGGGATAAAAATCGTACTCAGAAAAAACCGTAGGCTTTCCGGATCTTACAGAATTACGATTCTTCTCAAAGATATCTACCCATTCTCTAGACTTTTTCAAAAGCTTCAGCCTACCATAAGCATCATCTGTAGCCGGCTTATCAGAGCCATATATTTCTTGCTCCGTATCACGAATCTTTTTATCTAGCCTCTTTATCTCATCCTTAGTGTCACGATTGAACATCTTCTCAATATCAGTAATGACATTATCAGGAATCCTTATCTCCTTGCTATTTCCATCAAGACTATTAGGCTGGGATAAGAATCTACCCCATAGCTGTTCGCTGTATTCATCAACATTAGCTTTGCCATTTCTTCCGTATATAAATTCCTTAACCTTATCGGGAAGACTGGCATTTGAGGCTACCACATCAGGTGTTACATTCTCATACAACCTCCTTCTTATGGCATTACCTAAGATATCTTTTAAATACGAAGCCTTATCAGATACATCCTGTCTTACATACAGCGGGTCATCACCAATAGGTCCACCATCCATATATTTAACCTTGAAATCAAAATTGCCAATATATTTCTTTACGTTATTGATATAATCATTATCATTAGGAGAAGCCTTGCCGTTATTCAATAACCTTCCCTTACCCATCCATTTATAAAGCAAGGCGTCAAATTTGTCTATATCATTACCTTTATTATCCTTAAAGCCACGACCAACAACCTCATTCTTGTATATAGACGCCAGACGCAACATGGTAGCTATACCTGAATTATATGGCTTTAGGATATTCTCCTTATCTATACCAAACTTATTATATATCTTCTTTGTCTCATCATTATCACCTTCTATCTTTATCTGTGTTATACCCTTTGAATTATAAGACCTGTCATTCCATCTGTTACCATTTAACAACGACCTGAATCTCTTGGCTATATCAACGCCTTGATCACCGATAGCTTGTTTCCCTATATATCTTGCAGATACACCAAACTTAGTCTCCTGCTCGGCGATACCCATGGCAAGCATAGCCATCCTATCATAAGTGTAGCTATCGATATCGAACTCACTCATGATGCGTTCCTTGTTATATGATATAGCGTCGCTATATTCCTTTATATTACCCAGCTTATCCATTTTGGCTATATTATCAATGGCTGATATAACACCAAGGAAAGCGTTGTTAGATTTGACGCCATTCTTTGAGTCATAAGCGTTATAAATCCATTTGGGCAAGATGTCAGGAGATATATCACTGTTTTTTACGCTTATATTCAATGGCCTAAAATCCTTGTTTATATGAACATTATAATCATCCCAAAGTCTCTTCTCGCCAGAATCTTCACCATAAGGGTTATCCGCTATATAATTAAGCGACCCCTCACGAACGACAAACCTACTTCCCTCTTTCTCCGGAAGTGTATAAATAAAATCACCCTTCTTTATGAAATTATACAGCTCATTCCCCGTATTCCCAAGAAGCCTGATACATCCGTTAGATCCTCTTCCAGCAGAAGCCTCATGATGCATGGATGAAGCTATGTTATGATCCCATTTACCTGTCTTAGGATTAAACCTAGCTCTCTGAAACGATTTTTGATCATGATACTCGCCTATGCCTGATACTCTTGTTATACCGGCTGGGGTGGACATATTGCCTGCCCTGCTGACAAGTTTCCCATTCTTTGTCTTTGTGTATGTATTATAATCATCACCGGAAGCGCCTACACCTATATTATTAGTGCTATAAAGAATATCCCCACTCGGTGAATAAACTGTTAGTTTTTTATTCTTTTTATCTACAATAGCGTAATTAGACTTATGATCGACGCTCTTGATTATATCCTCATCGCTCATCTTATTGATCTCAGTCTCCATGGATATTATATCCATCAAATCATGATCCTCTTTCTCTGTTGACAGCGATGGATCTGAAACCTTTATCTTATCACCTATCTGTATCTTGTTGATATCAGGAATATCCCTATTCCACGATACAATATCATCTAAAGATAATCCCAATCTTTTGGCTATACCCCAAAGAGTATCGCCTTTAGATACGGTATATATCTCTCCTCCATCAGCTTTCTGTTCAATCTTCTCTCCCCATAACCCGTATTTATCCCTAGGCCATATGCCGTCTATGGCATCCACATAACCAACGGGATACTCCCCGTCCAGACGCCGGTTTCGCCGCTCGTCCGCCGGGTACAGGGCGTTGGCCAACGGCTGCGTGATATGACCCAACCCCTTATCCTTGGAACTCGACATAGCATCCACCACAGTCCGATATACAGGTCTTAATTTCTCAGGTAGATATAATCCCGCCTCATCAACCAACTCACCGATCTTCTTATTTATACCCCTAATGCTGAAATTATAATTACCCATGCCATTATTCAACGGAGACAACGCACCTCTTATCCCATTCATACCTTTAACTGCGGCTCCTCCGCTAAGGACATCAAACTCCGGGGATACGTTCTTTAAAGGACCATCATTCATACCCCTAAAATACATGGGACGCTCACCTCTTACAACACGATCAAGATCTTCCTTATACAAATCCTTTATCCATGAAGGAATCTTCTCCGGTCTATTTTTCTTAGCCATAAATCACGTTTTTCCACAAATATACGCACAATCAAACGGATATTAAAACACGAGACGGGAACATGATCCACATCACATACCCGCCCATGATATCAACATAAGACCAAACCCCGCCCCATTGAGGGCGCTAGCGTGTCAACTAGCCATTCTCCCAATCCAGAAAATCACCGTCCACTCGCTCCTTCAATGACTTCCTGTCATTCAGAAATACCTTATAGGACTCGATGTAAGACGAGTCAAGTATGCCTAACTTGGCGGCGTTATAGTCGTTCAGCATCTTCTGCTCAACACCGCTACCCCATAGGGCGTCGATACAGGCCTCCAATATCTTGTTGGCAGTTAACGTGGCCCATATCCTGACCTCGTTGTAACTATAGGAGATCACGGGGGCCATATCGTCACCCATCTCCCTTGTCTCCTCTCTAACGTCCCACCGGTACAGGTAGGAACCGTCACCGTCCCGCTCTATTTTAGGCGGCATTGTGTCGCTCCATGATCGCTTCATAAAACTCTGGTTTTAAAATTTTCTTAGCTAAATGCTTGCTATCGCTATCATATATCCAGCCCAGCCAACCGGCTAGACCTGCCTTGTATTCCGTTAAGGATATATTCGGGACTTTATTCAATCTAGCCGCCGCACGACATAGATTTTGCTTAGTCCTCTTCCTTATCCGTATATGCTCCTTATAGAAAACGAACCCCACGAAATCTATACCACGGCCGCTTTTATCCGATCTTCTCTCAGCGATCTTAAATATCTGGTAATTCCCTTTCAGCTCCAACTTCAACACGGTCAACCTATCGATAAGCCACGGAAGCAATACGTTTCTCAAGAAACACTTATCATGATGGAAAAAAGTCATGTCATCCGCATATCTGATATAATGCTTTATATCTATAATCTCCTTTATCTCGTGATCCAGATAGGCGAGATAAAGATTCGCAAGATATTGGCTAAGATAATTCCCGATCGGAACGCCGGGAGCGGAATCGATGATCTCATCCAACAACATAAGCAAGCGATCGTCCTTGATCTTCTTCCGAGCTATGCCTTTCAACACTTCATGGTCTATTGACGGATAGAATTTGCGGATATCAACCTTGAGGCAATAGGCGGATTCACGATCGGACAAAGCCCGTCTTGTCCTTTTATACGCCTCCGTTATCCCTCTTCCCTTGATACATGATGTCGTGTCAGAAGTGAATATGGAAACCCATATAGGTTCCATGACGTTCATTATAGCATGATGCAATATCCTGTCCGGGTAATAAGGAAGCTTGAATATGACCCTTTCTTTAGGCTCATAGATGATATCAGTCCGGTACTTGGAAGTCTTGAACGTGCCATCCTGCAAAGACTTTAGCAAACGGCTGAGATTACCTTCTTTGTCCTTGTCAAACAACCTTATGCCGTAGGAATCCTTCTTCCCCCTCCGAGCCTTGATGTCTGCCAGTATCAAGTTATCCATATTCGCTATCTTATCAAATAAATTTCCTATTCTCTTCATTGTCATCAATTTGCTTTTTATCATAGGGAGTCTTCGGTTCCCCTACCAACACCCTTTATATGGGGAGACTTTTTTCGCCAAGAGGCGAGGCCACCATCCCTGTTTGTTCCCTAAATATCTTTCCCCTTTCTTAAAAGTATAGGCGTGAACCGATGTTACGATTCGCATCGGAAGGCGCATTATTCGTATTCACGTTAGCGAGGCCTGCATTCGACCTGTTGTCCGCGTTACCGCCAACCAGCACCACCTAGGGATGATCGACCCTTATTCCGTTATTCGAGATAATACCTGTTCCCGGAGGCTCGCATCGTCACTTTCCTCGGGAACTTGTCCATCTCCTTTATCTTTCCAAGCACGTACTTGATCTCTTGGGAATTCGTAAAGAATTTCTTGGCATCACTGTCCTTGTCCTCGATATTGTTCTTGATCATAACGAGTGCCCGGTCCTTCCCAAACTTGGTGGACACGCCGTCCATGTAATCAATGACCCAGAACGTGAGGTTCGTCAACTTCTGTTGGGTGATCTCCGGACAATTAAAATGCCTTGAGTTCTTATCCCTTGGGATGTTCAAGAATGACAAGCTGCCATCGTCTTTATTCTTATTTTCTTCCATTTCATATTGTTATTTAATTGTTATACAAAATATTTCCGACGTGATACGTGCGGCTACGCCGACGTTTTACGAAATTCGGGGAAAAAGCAAAGGCGCGAACCGATGCTACGATACGCATCGGAAGGCGCAGAATTCGCAGCCACGCCAGCGAGGCCCGCATCCGACCCGTAGTCCGCGCGACCGCCAACCAGCACCACCTGTAAGCGGTTGGCTTGCGTATAGGTGTAGTAATAGTCGCACCAGTAGGTAGAGCTACTACCGCCGACCTCCGTAGCCACGATATCCCCATCTTCCCCAAGTAACATCTTCTTGGCATAACCATTGGTACGGCAGATGTTACCTTTCTTGTCATAACCTGTGTAAGATGTATCGCTGAAGTTTGACGGGTCATCGGTAGTCCATAGGATAGACAATCCGGAATCACCCGTGGTGACTTGTATGTTGGCCCCATCGGTGTATTTCCAGATATGGCCGAACGGGTTCTCTATGCCACGGTACCTGTTAGCCATCAACGTGGCGTGAGTACCACCGGAGGCGTTCTTCACGACATACGCCTTCTCTCCCGAGCCGTTCCCGAACTCGTTGGTATAGCCGCATGGGATAAGAGGATTGGCGTTGTTGAAGTTCGTCCAATCCGTCATTTGCGTCGGTCCCGGACCTAGGCCGCCTTGGGCGAAACCGTTAGCGTCCTTCTGGGCGTTGAAAGGTTTCTGGCTGTCCAGCGTGGCGTACTCGACGGCGAATAACCAGAACAGGATCTTGTGGGCGTTATAGGTGTACATTTCCCAGCCGCTGCCACGTTTCCTAGCGGCTTGCCGGAATTGGTCTCGGGTGAGGTTGGTGACGGGGCGGCCGAGTAGGGAACGGTAGGTATCATCCCATTCAGCGGTGTTGTCACCACCTCTAAAATTAGTTGAATTAGGATCACTTAATTTACTAGCTCCAGCCGCCGAACATAATAAATTATCGGTTCTATACATTCTGGCTTCATATGTTGAGATATAGAACTTATCTACATGTTTATACCCAGGTAATGGAATTTCGGACAACATCTTCCTAAATTTAGTGCCATTAAAATACAATTTATACCAATGTTCAGGTATCTCTGTCATAACGGCATAATCCAAATAGCTTCCACCCCATGAAAGCTCATTATCCAAATATTCTTTAACTCCACCATCTCTATCCAAAAGACACCTTCTCATCTTACTCTGCACCGGCAACTCCCGATGTAGTTGCATATTACCCACACGCTTCCCGTCCGGGCTTGACGATGCCATGTCCCACTCTACACCGTAGGCGTACCGCTCCTCTATATCCGGGATGTCCTCCCAAGCGGGGGTCCACTCGGTGGAGATGTCACCATATTCAAGTTTAATCTTATGGATGGTGGAAGTTGATGTGCCAGTTTTAGGAGAACTAAATACAACCATATGTGTATTATCAGCTACTGCATCTCCGATATTAGTAATCCATTTAAAAGTCTTACTGGCCTTCCCATTCACAAAGTCAGCCTTACTGAACTGAGCCATAGAACCTACTGCACCAGTAGAGTTATATATAGTGAACATTTCCTTATCATCACCCAATTCTCCAAAAATAGTCAATGTTACTTGTGTTCCTTTAGATATCGGTTCAGTTAGCCAATAATCAGCGATATTGTAATTCGAGTTACTCACCTCCTTCCCTGATCCCAGCAACAGGTTCCTGCCGTACACGGGCAGCTTGCGGTACTTGCCATCATCCATTAAAGATTTAGTACCATCACCTGTAGTATGTATTGTTAACTGTCTAATATCATTCTCAGAAGAATCATTTGATAGGTTTGTATATACATCAATTCCATCATTTACTGGTATTAAATAATTCATACCAGAAGTTATAGCAACAGTTAAATTTTGATATATAGAGATTTGTATAGAAGAATTATGTAATATTCCCGCATCCTGTTTTATATAAAGCCAAATAGAATTATCATCATTAACATTATACCCACCAAAAATACTTGATATGTATACTCCATTATCTCTGACTGGAAATATATTAACAGCATTGCTTGGAAGTTTCTCTAATAATTTATTATAATTTTCCTGAGATATAGATAGGTTACCACTTGATGATATCTCCATAACAATGTCAAACACTGTGTAATCTGGTTCGACTACCACATCCTTCCACGTGCCATCTCCACAAAGAAACCTACCCTCATCTCCCTTCGCCGGAGCTGGTACCAATCCATCCTCCCCAGCCTGAGACGCCGTAGCGCCAACCATATCCTTGACCTTATCAAGCCTACTTTCTATTTGACCTCCATTGTACTTACCAATAAAATCTTCCATATCGTTTTAATATACAAGGAAGAGGCGGCAAATACCCCCCCCATATGTTAATAAATTAATAAACTTTCTCATCATTGCTGAACCAACGAACTATCATCTTGAACCGGCTCTCGATGTCGTTCACGAATCTAGCCAAGAACCAATCGCCACGGAGACGATCGCGCCACCTCTGGTGATAATCGACAGCCCTGGGGTCGATCTCACGGCCAATATCGTTCACGTCCTTAACCCATACCGGTAGGTTATTAGTATCGTCCTTAACCTCGTTGAAGTAGTCGTTGATGTTGATCTTCTGATCCACTTCCGTCACCAGTATCTCACGGCTATCGTCATTGGTTACAGGATACCTTAACCGCTGGCTCATATCGTTCTTGTCGGCGATAACCATCCTAAGCTCTCCACTGTTGTTGGTATCATTATAAAACCATGCCTTATTAAATCCAGTTGTTCTTCTAACCTGATAATTAACCTCGTCCTGATACCTTCTGGCATCCATCCGATATTGGTAGTTCGTGAGGATCTTATTCACATACTGCTCACGGACAGGTACCTCTATGACGAACGGATATAACTTACCGTAGAATACTTGATAAGATTGGTTGGTTAGACCATGCGACCATAATCCTATCTCACGATCGTCGTTAGAGTAATTCTTACCAGACTGGAAATAATGCTGGTGCTCGATATAATAGTCAGGGGTGTAGGACAAATATGATTTCCACTCACCCTTCAGGCAGTTATATCCAACGGTGAACGAGACGTCCGTGAAATGGCTGGCGTCCTGTAGCTCCACCGCCTGCCCGTTCCTGTAGAACCGGCCGCCACGGAATTGGTACTCGCTCGGATTCCCTACCGGTATATAATCTTTCTTGGTTATCAGAACTCTCTTGAACCGATTGTCCCAGCCCATGGATAGCCCTATACCAAAGAACTTGTTATCGATATCGTAATAAGACAACTCAGCGTCCGTATCAGCGTTATATATCCGGCTACGGATGATCTTCATCTGAAGATGCTCCTTAAACCAGTTTCTAAGCCCCGGTGTGACCTCCGTAAGATTCCTACCATTAGAATCTACCTTAAACACCTGACCACGCCTTAAATCGACCCAAAAATGCCCAAACTCGCAACTGATCATATCCCGGCTCTGGGTCCCGGAATATCCTAACGTCGTATTATTATACTCGATACCACGAGAGGCGAAAAGACCACCTGTCCCTAGCTCGCTACTCTCCGGGGATATTCTCTCCGCCAACACGTCTATGGCATTGTACAACCCTACCTGATTCTCAAAACGAGCCAGTATCTGATCCGACTCTATCCCTTTCATGCTTATAAGTTTCCCGAAAGATGTCTTGAACTCATGGTAATCCATAGGCTTGTACGACAGCCAAGGATCGGTCATGCCGTTCTCCGACACGTCGGCGGTGCTCCATATGACGCCGTTGGGTCTTTGGTAAGCGCAGTCCCAAAAATTGCTATCATACGTCTCTGGTAATGACCTGCCACCTAACGTAAATCGATTCTTATACACAGGACTTATCTTAAACACATTATCCCTTGATATAGGGACATTACGCTCCTGAGTCCATGATATATAATCCCCCACCTCCGGATAGAACCCCTCGTAAGGCTCAGGTCCGGCTATACGGAAATTGCAATTGATCTCAGACTCCACAAGAAACTGAGGTATGCCATAGAAGTATAGGAAGAAACGACCGCTAAGATACATATCTCCGGTCTTGCAAACCATCTCATAAGCGCTCTTCCGGCTAGGGAAAGAGTATAGCGATCCGGTATCCGTATCGGTCTTGTTAAGATAATCCTCCCCGGTATCGTAATTAACGAAATAACGGGGATACCCGATGTTCCGATAATCATAATAAGGGAATGGTATCATGTCCCCCTGACCGAACTGAGTCAAATAAAACATAGGCATCTTCCTCTTAAGCGAGAATCTTGATATAAATACATCACCTCCAAAAACAGGTTTACGCTTATCCTTATCCATCAACCCGCAACCACCTAACGATACCCACCTGATATCCTCTATCTGCCCGTATTGAGCCGGAGAATATTTCTTTATCCTCATATAGGGGCAGGATACGAAAGATTCACGTGTCATAAAATGAGGCGTCATACCAGCCACCTCATCGTTACGAATATTACACTCATCCTGAATACGGCTGGTATCGTAACTTGAAACCAACTCCGGATATTCAAGCATATACTTATCCATACCAAATGACATGAACAATGAATGCTCACGATCGAGGTTGTTTATGATAATAGGCTTACCGCCTACGGTCTCCCCTTGCGAAGAGATATCTGTTACCGGATATAACCCGCTCTTGATATATTTAGCCGTTGACAATCCACGTAACTCTGACTCCCCTATTTTTTGGTAAAATAAATTATAATGAGCGACAGAAGTATAATAATAAGCATAGTTCCGTCTAGGTCCCCTATCTATCAATGCCGTTAACCACTGATACCTGTACTTGCCTATATCCACCACGGACTGGGCTGTGGCCTTGGCGATACCCGTAGCCAGACGGATAGCCGTCAGCGCTATGCCGACAGGGTTGGCTAAAAAGAACACGCCTCCACCGACATATTGCTGTGAAGCCGACTGATATGTATACTCAGCTATAGCGGATATTAAATTAGCCATAGCCTCCACCGTAGCCAATGATGTTGCCATACTGTAAGCCTTACTCCCTAATATCGTCCATTTAGGGTGATCCTCCACTTCCCTGAATATACCGGAGGATTTACCTAATTGATAACCATCAACAAGGCACTCGGTGGGAGCGTCAGGCTTGTTAAAGGCAATATCAGGGCTTAAGAATGAATACCAGATATTACCCCTCCTGTTAAACGGATGCGTTATAAATTTCTCACGATTAATATCCTTATAGATATACATATCATCAGACAAATCGTTGTAAGGGTAATTAGGATAAAGGTTAGCCGAGCCGTCGGGATCATCATACTTAAACATATCATAAGCCAGACCAGTTCCGATAACGCTCTTATCCAACGTCCTATCGCCCCTATACAACTCATATCCTATTATAGAATCTCTTCTAGCCTTATCTATAAGACCGTTCTCTACCGCTATATCCAGAAACTCATTAACGATATCGTCATCAAGCATCACCCCCATAGGATAAATATAGGAGTCAACTCCATATTGACCGGTCAGTTGAGACGGATTACCCATAAAAGGAGCGACAGAGTTATCCGGGAACTTGTAATGACGTATAGGTCTCTGACAAAACGTGGTTGATGTATTGGGGTACTCAGCGTTACCCCCATTACCGGTGAAATAAGACTTACCCTCAACGGATCTAGGAGACCCATAGTATTTCGTCAAAGAATCTATTATGTCCTTCCTCTTTGATCCTCCCGATGATATCCCGATCTTACTTGAATCATACAACTCAAAATTAGCCGGGTACTTATTGGTAGACTCCCAATATCCGAAATCACCATACTGATATGGCCTGGGAGCGCAGTCAGCGGGTTTATCCCCACATGAGACACATTTCGCCTCATAGGTAACAAATCTCCTTAATTTCAATTCTTTCGTGAAGAAGAACACGTATTTCACCTCCAGTGGCCGAATGCCAAAACAGAACGGGGCGGGGAAGATGGCGGTGCCGGCCGTATAGAATCCGGCAAGCTCCTTCATATCCTGCCTCATGGCGAAACCGGTGAAGAACACGCATACCGCAGGCTCGATGCAAACATATATCTTATGGAAAGTAGTCTTGTCATCATTCCAGAACAAGTACTTTGGCATCATAAATATCTTATGATCCACGTAATTCACTATAACACCTTTCTTGGCATCATTAGCCAAAGGATTAGGAGCCACGGTACCTTCCTTGTCCGAGAAAAACGTTATACGAACCTTATTGTATGATGATGAGTCGCCGATCGGATAATTATAGTTACCCATCATCTCTATGTACATAATACCGTTATCAGGATCGGATAAACCACTTATGTATTTCTCGTAATCCAACTCCACCCATCTGGCGTATGAGGATACATGTGGATAGAACTTGAAATAAGTCAAGTTGCTTCTACCGAACCAATTGGTCTTGGCGTCAATATCATTCTGCACAGACACACGACCTTCCCAGTCAGTAGTTATACCAGTATTGAACTTAGAATTATCACCATCGCCAAAAAGACACATGGCGTTCTCGATACCAAACTGACTCTCATATTGGGGGAAATAAGCCTCCATCGTATCCATTAACTGACCAAGCATCGTTTCCGTATGCTTATTTCCTTCCCATCCGGGATATTGATACAAATATGTGCACTTACCCAATGACCTACTCCCTTGGAATGTAGGAAGTTGAACATCGTTAATAGTAGGATTCACATGAGGATCACCTACCGAGCACCCATTAGTACATATACCCTCATCATATAACTGCCGGACATTAGACATATCCTGACACAAGACCAAGGCGGAGGAGTCTATATCAGACGGGAATTTATCCTCATCCTGACCATCCAGCCATTCCTGAACCAGATCTATGATATTCTTACCTCCACTGGAGTAATTATCGAAATCACACAATACAGAGAATTTCCTTTGTGACTCGGCGTTACTTTGTATTAATGTCGTAGGTTCGGTCTCCACGTAATCACTAGCCAGCTTATACGTAAAATCAATCCTAGAATCCACCAAAGAGTTTTTATCCAATATAGTCCTGGTCTCTATCCTCTCGATATCATCACATCCACTAGGGAAATCGGGAGCCTTTATACCGTCTTGATCCTCCGGCAATGATATAGCAGCGCATAACTCGTCAGTAATACCTACATTAGATTCTATGATATCACACAGGTTCTCTATATTATCAGCGATATAATCAATAGCATCATCTACCGTAACATCTTCCCCCATCGTATTGATAACGAATTGGGTCTCTCCTACCGTGGCATATTCCTGCTCTACATATCTGAGCTGCTTGACATCTAACTGATTCTTACATTCTCCTCCAAAATCATCAAATCCCCAAGATGGGTCGTTTATGATCTTTGCCGTATTCTTAAACTGCCAAAGATGACGGCGGCTGTTCCCCGCGCACTGCGGGTTGTTCTCCAGCACCGACGCAGCCGACAGGTCGTCAGAGTTACCGTCCTCATCAACGATAACCTCCATCTCCTCCCTTGTGGCCGGACGAGGGATAAGCGGGAATCTAGCCGTCCTGTATCCTGTATCGGTAAAGAATCTTATACCCAACGGATATACCTCGTCACGCATGAAAGAGGCGTATTTAGAGCAAGCCACACCGTCTTTATACAGATTCTCCGTGGCTATCGATGTCTGCCATTTAACGAAATGACCCAAGAAATTAACGACCGGTTGAAGATTCCATTCATTCTCCACGGTCAATCCGTATTGAAGAAGACGATTCCCGACAGACGTCATGCCTCTGGCTGTCTTATATACCGGTATTTCCTTGGATAACTTCTCCATGGTCGTACGCTCGCTATATTGATCCGTAAGATAATAGATAGTCCTTTCCGTTATCGGATGTATACCTTCTATGAAATACTCAAGAACCGGGCTTTGCTCACCATTAAACCCAACCGTATTCTGTATAACACCTATCTTATAATGAGATACCTGCTTATCTATATTAGACACGGTAAGGCGGATACCCATGTTGGTTGACTTACCCCATAAACCATCGCGGATAACCATATCTTGACGATCGAATAACATGATTGGGTTGGTCAATGAGCAATATCCAGTCTTCTCAATCCCGAACTCATCGCACAACGCCACGCAGAACTGGTAGGTCCCGGCACGCAGGCTCCCCCCGAACTCCACGACCTCGGGCTCCACGCACGGGGCCGTCAGCAACGGGAACACCAGCAGCTTCTCGCAGGCCAGCCTACACCTCTCTATTGGTTTGTCATCCCCACATGTCTTATACCCATGGTAATGATACCAAAAGTCACCATCATCATCCGGGTTAAGGGCCTTATCGACCATAACATATCGCTGAGGATTATATCCATCGGTCCAGTATATCACCTTCCCGCATTTCTCGTCCTTGATCTCTATATCGAAGATCGGATGATGAATGGAGAAATTAAGACAAGGGTCATCAACCCAGTCCTCTATCAAGACCTCCATCAAATCACATATCTCATCAAAACGACCATCCGACTCCTCAAGCCTCTCGCCAAGGATACGATGGATGTCCTTCCCCGATCCAGCTAGCTGATCCTCCACGGTCTTGATATAATCCAATGACCGCATGAATGTGATCTTAGACGTATTATCATCCGGATTAGATAGAAAGAAATAAGTATTATCACCAGCTATGTCATTCTTATACCCAATAACCTTATAGCCATCAAATCGCTTACATAAAAGGGTACTAGGCTCGTTCTGGATCTTAAGCTGACTCCCATCGTCACCCTCTATGGTAGCGTTCAAGGCGAAACTGTACTCAGACGGGGATAGGTCCTGTGGATGCTTATCCCTGTTCATCCCGGAGTCGGGAACCGCTATGTTAGAGTTATTTTGCACGATCTTATCTTTTTCGCAAATATAACAAATCCTGCGGATAATCACTTACACGCAGGATCTTGATAAAAACTATACCATTATGCAAAACATTCAAAATCGCACAAAAGTAAAAAAATCCTCCTAACTTTCACAAGTCAGGAGGGAGACTAGATGCTCGTGGTAAAGCACAAAAAACAAAACAATTACAAATTTTTACCCATGTAGCTTGACTGCTTGTCAGCATCCTCTACAGATATGTAAAAGAAACCGTTAGTCACGTATCTCTCATTGACATCCACAAAATCAGTAGATCCTTTATCCACTCCTTTCTTCGATCCCTCATCACACACAGCTACCAGACTATTAAAGTCATTGGAATAACCTACGACTACACCGTGTATATCCCGATTTCGAGGATCGAATACGTATCTCATCTTACACCTATCTTGACATACTCCCATCACTAAAGCAAATGGGATTCTTGGATACAGACGCAAGAAACCCCGATATTACTATCGCTGGAATTACTCTTGCTCTCCAATTCGGAAATGCCCTTCCGAAGTATATTCCTAGCCGCTAATACATCCCTGTCATTAATTGACTCACATTCAGGACAAATCCATTTACGGTCTTTCAACGACAACAATTTATTGATATATCCACATTCACATGTTTTGGAAGAAGGATACCATTTATCGATCTTATGTACTATTACTCCGTATTTCAAAGATACATACATAAGCTTATCAATAAAAGAAGAATGACAAAGATCAGATATCTTCTTACCCCAAATGCGTCTCATGGCTTCAATATTTAGATCTTCAATAAAAATATAATCATATCTCTTACACAACTCATGAGCTAACTTCCATTGAAAATCAGATTTAAGATTATTAATTTTCCTATGCACTTGTTGTAACTCGAATAATCTTCTACTTCTGTTATTTGATCCCTTCTTGGCGTTTGAAACACGCTTACCGCACTTCTTAATCTTATCCTGATACCTTTTAAAGAACAAGGGAGAGGCAATCTCACTACCATCGCTTTTAGTTAAATAAGTTTTCAGTCCAAAATCCAATCCGACAGATGCACCATCATGTGTCTTTCTATAGGAGTTTACAGGATTATGATCTGTAACGATAATCAAACTAAATCGATGACAGGTCTCCCTAATTATTCTTATTTGTTTAATATTGCCTTCATAATGTCTACTGTATGAAAATTTAAAACGCTTCTTCCCTTTATTAATCGTAAAAATATTTCCATTTAACATAAACCCTCCTTGTTTAAAGACAAAAGAATTAAACCTATCAAATCTTTTAAATTTTGGAGGTCTTTTCGATCTCTTTTTAAAAAAACGACTATAAGACTCATCAAGCCTTTCGAGTATCTCCTGTACTGTTTGCGAATGAAGAAGATTCCTTTTTATCCTTTTAGCGAAATGTTTTTGCATCCTACCTATAGATATGTATTTCCCAGACATCCGGTAATAACGCTTCTGTAAGGAGAGGGCATGATTCCATACAAAACAACATTCACCAAGCATCTTATTAAGATGCTTGGTTTTCTTAGATCTGTATATATTATATTTGTATGAAATCATTTTATTATATTTGCTTCAAAGTTAAACAAATCAATTCATCCACAATCTAAATCAACGTGGTTTTGTTGGTTATCAAACCCCATCCCCGCTACCAAGGCCAAAACGCTCTTTGATATGTCACTCATGGTAGTATCCTTGGCCGGAGCCTTAGGCATAGAAACGCCTTCCATGACAAAATCCAACGCCTTATCTACAAGACCATCGAAATCATCATCTCTTATATAACCCTTAAGTACCTCCAGTATATATAACCGGACATGGAGTTCGTTATTTACATCATTCAATGTGACCATAATACTAGTTTTCGGCAAAGCTAGATTATTCCTGCGCAATAAAAGATCAAATATGTCATAAGTAAAGGACTAAAAAACAAAAAAACTCCCCCATCCTCACGGACGAGAGAGCTGATAGATATTTGTATTATGAAAAAGAATAATTACTCACCTATTCTTACAATACAGTCACGAGATTCCTTATTATAAATCATCGTGCCCACCTTAGAATACGAGGTTCTTATATCCTGCCAATTATCCTCTCCGTGGGCGGATACATTGGTGGGGGCATCACCGGTATAAACCTCCTCGCCTCCGATATTGACAAAATCATATCCACGTTTCTCCATAGAACCGCCCTTATATGCCGTGAACCTGATAGTGACATTACCTTTCTCACGACCACCATACCAGTTACCGTATATACTACACCTGATCTCAAGAGGTAATTTATCATAATTATCGCCATCCAACAACGGCCCCATCTGGATCAAGGCGGCCTCATTACCTGATTCCATGTTATCACCACCGTGGATAAGATAATCACCTACCCGCTCCTGCGTGGTCTGGTACTGTTTACTCCAACCAACAAGCTTGCCGTCAACGTCCGGGAGGCCGGTGTTATCGAAACCGGTAGCCGTGTCAAAGTCAATGCCGTCCTCGTCAGCCCAGATATACCTAAGAACAAGGTAATCGAACTCCGGGATGATCACCACCGGGACGGACTCCTGCCTGCACACGAACGTCTTCTCTTCCTTGGTTCCCTCTTTTATAACCTTATACGTTACCTGACGTATCTCGCCAGTCTCATTGATATCAGCGGTAACCTTAACCTCAGCAGGACCAGTACCACTTGTCTTATCTAAATGTATCCAATCATTTTTCTTTGCCATATTATCTTTTTTTCTTTTTAAAAACGTATATTCGTGTCATAATCGCGGGGTGGAGAAGAGGTATCTCATTAGGCTCATAACCTAAAGATCGAGGGTTCGATTCCCTCCCCCGCAACTAAACCAATTTGATATACTTATCAAAAGCGTTGGGCCACATACGCTCATGAGACAGCATCCTCCTCCTATTATCCTCAGCCAGCTCCCGATAATCATTCAAGGTAATCATCGACATCTTAAGCTCTTTCATAGCCCTAGCGAACTTACCCGGCTCCTGCTGAGCATATAATTTATAAGCATCACCAGCGCCTTGTATCAAGCCATTCACAGCGGCATTCTCGAAGATCTTCATCTTGATATACGTCTCGACATAATCCTCAAGGTATCCTAACGCCGTTTCAGGTATATATGGGAGACCGTCATCATCCTTGGGTGTAGCACGATATATGATGTAAATAAATCCATCAAACCCGGTATACATAGTATTGCCGGATATAGTTATATCATAATTATCCCAATCGTACTTATCCCGATATTTGTCGGCGGCGCAATCACGCCTCAGTCCTCGACCTATAGACAGCCTTACGGGATGATGGTAATGAAATCGAACCTCGTGAGACCCGATATATATCCTCTCCGTGATCGTCTTCTCAAACTCCTCCTTACAGCACTCCGTGCAGGAGTTCCAACGGAAGCCGCGCTCGGTGCGCTCGACCCAGCCGATCTCGTGTTGGAGGTCAGCCTTAGCCTTATCGCCCCCCGGAATCTCACAGACAAGAGGCTCACACCTATAGGCGTCAAGCATGTCGAAAAAATCGGAAGGCAATACCGCCTGTTTATTACTGGTCTTGACAACCGCCTCGGACATGACCGCTATAACACCCCCGAACCTTTTCAAGGCGATCTCAGCCCACCTATAAACAGACGAGGTATCTATAGCCCCGCTATCATCGTATTTATGTAAATCGGCCTTGATCTCGGCCAATAAGCCCTTTATCGTCATATTTAAGTCTTTTGCACAAAGATATGTATTTGAATCCGTGATACAAAAAAATCCAGTCTACCCTCACGAGCTAACTGGATCACAAAAACTTCTACAGTTTATAAACCCATTTAACTCCAAATACCTTACTTTCCGATTCAACTTCCCGGTACAAGAACTTATATCTCCTTCCAGACTCCATAGCCATCCTACACTCCTTGTTTAATGCTGGAGAGATATATAAATGAAAATACTTATTCCTCGGCATAAAATCCATACACGTATGGACGTAAGAATATCCACCTGTCCCACGCCTGTTTATAGTCCCGGTAAGTTTATTCAGATATATCTTACGGCTGGGATTAATCTTATGACATAGATAACCGATGTTATTTATATAAACCCCGCCCTCATTATCTAAGTACTTATCACGTATGACCTTCCAGATCAACGACTGACATTCAAGAATATCATTCTTCTCCACGATCGTATGCTTCCTCCTCTTTCCGTTCTTAGACATAATAGACCTGTAGAACCGAAGAAAGTATTGATCAAGTATTTTAAACGACTTAACTTTCATGCCACAAATATAACAATTCTATCCTAATTCGAGTAATATTTAGATGACTTTTGGTGTGAGTGTAACGGTGATAAGGCCGAACTTACCGCCGCGGCACAGGCTGACGCACAGAGACTAGCGCTCCATGTTTTGGGGCAATCGCACTCCATCGCATTGGCTCTTTCCTGACATAACTGTTTCAGGTTCTCTAGGGCTGCGGCGGTAAATATGCTATACGAATCTAAGATCCTTCTTCTTAGTGTGATTCAATATCCTACTAATATGTCTGGTGCTTAATCCTGTTCTTTCCTTTATCTTATCATAGATATAACCCTTGGATACGTATGCTGATACATCTCCTAAATCCTTTATAATTTTATCATACATATCATGTATCTCGTTATATCTTATGATTGAGCTATCCCTCATTCCTCTTTCGCCTATACCATCAACTATGGCATCATTGAAACCGAAGAAATTAATTATTGACCTTATTATATTTATCATCACTGAATCTTTTGAGTTTTCTTGTTAATATCCATATCCGGATTCTCGTCCGTGGGGATCTGCAATTTGGTTATCGTCTCTCTTAACGTCTCAGATACCACATATTCCAGTAACTTATCAGGGCATATGAAATCATAATCCCATTGAGATATACATGGATCATCTTTTTCCGTTCCACATCCCCCTAGCTCTAGCGCCGCTTTCCTGTCAAGGGTTATAAGATCCACGTTTATAGCCTCTATATTTATATCAGGTATATAGATATATCCATCATTGACGTAATAATAATATTGATCTATATTACCATATTTACGTTCCTTATTATTAGCGTATTTTCTTAACGATATAGGAGTGAATATGATATCATCCATGATGTTCGATACCTTTATAATAGCCGGTCCTATACGGGTATATATCATATCGGGCAACCTTTTCTTAGATCTCATAAGAATCCGGCATAACTTGAACTCATCAAAACAGCAATCAACCTTCCGAACTCTCTCCATCTCCAGGCAATTGATATGGGTGTATAACGATTCCTCGCCGAACAAAGTACCGTCAGCGTATTTCTGGGCTATATAAGACCTTGCTTTTTGTCTGCCTATGGATAATATCCACCTCCTACTGACATGAGCGTCCTTGTTAATGGAGTTCATGTCATTCATGATCCTAGATACAAATTCTGAATTTTTCATATGCTAAATACTGAGGAGGGGATATACCCCTCCTGTTGTTACTTCTTTTTCTTAACCTTGCCTCCACATTTCATTTGAGGTTTCTTTTTCTCGGAGACTTTGCCTCCTTCTGCCATCTTCTTTTTCTTAGTACATGTCATAGTCTTACTTTTTTTTAATGTTAGTGATACAATATTAGTCATTTCTATCGAAAATAGAATAAAAGAGGTTGATGAAACTACCAACTTACCGCCGCGGCACAGGCTGACGCACAGAGACTAGCGCAGGAAAAAGCCAACGCTATGGAATGCGATTGCCCGGAGCAGAAGACGTGGTCATGGTCTGTATCTATGAATAATGATTGCATGAGTCATGAGCAACTTGTCACATCAAGAGGATTTACGATTACGTATAATAATCAATGTGGTAGATCTATATCTGGTTCTGTGAGTGGTATAGGGTATACACAAAACGGAGAAGAGCAGGTCAATAGCGCTAGCTTTACAATTCCCGCAGGATCTGGAAGCAAGAGTGGAAGTGTGTATTTTAGCCGAGAAGTGGTATGTGGAGATGTAACAATCTCTGGTCATGATTCAGGTAATTGTTGACAATCACTGCTGTGATGGTTTTTAATAAAAAGGAGAGACTTATTAGCCTCTCCTTTTTTTGTTATACATCAGAATCTTAACAGTTCCCAGATCCTCCCCCAGAAACACTTATGGATCCACATTGTACTCCTGAATCAAAACCTATGACACCGGTTTTTTTACCAGACCCAGTAGGTATACTTACGGTAGTACTTCCAGCCGTAACGGTTTGTCCATGATCATTCCTACCAGTAACAGTTACAGTTATTGATTTAGATGATCCACATTGATTATTGTAAGACACTTCATAGGAGCACCTTAAGGTGGATGTAGAACCAGACAGGCCATTACAAGGATCACCGCTCAGCATAGCGTTGGCGCTCCATGTTTTGGGGCAATCGCATTCCATAGCGTTGGCTTTTTCCTGCGCTAGTCTCTGTGCGTCAGCCTGTGCCGCGGCGGTAAGTGCGGCCTTATCACCGTTACACTCACACCAAGCGCCATTGTTTCCGCCAGAAACCCAGTAAGCGGAAGCCTTCGGAGCCGTACATCCTGACGGACAACCTTGCTTGGTAGCAGTAGCCTCTACATAATCATTACATACTCTTCCACTGCAACCCGCATCCGCTAATGCCTGAGCTTGAGATCTAAGACTCTCTATCTTATCGCTAGCCTGAGCGTTGGCAGAAGACGTGCTAGAAGCGCATATAGATCCAGAAGGTACACCCGGATAGGAGATCGTTACTCCACAAGGTCTATCAGATGGGCAATTCCTACTAGTAGCAGATCCTCCTTGGAAACCGATCGTATTACAGCAAGCAGATCCATAGCTTAGATATTCCTCTCTTCCACAATCATTTCTGTATAAAGCTACACTTTCGCCAGATCTACACTCAGCCTCTCCTATTCTACTCCAAGAATTAGGATCACAACAGCTATCACAAGAACCACCTGAACATCCACAATCGCAAGACTCATGCAACCTGTTCTCAGTCTCGTCAGAGTGACATCCAGTGCTATCAGTCCTTCTATATCTAGCCCAAACATCACCACCTGAGCAATAGTTTCCGCCATCATAGCTCCATCCTGACCAGCTTGGAGGAGTATCCTCACAGTTTCCGTTCTTGTTAGCGTATGCCTGAGCGGCGTTCTTGGTAGCCGTATCGTTCTTAAACGCGTCTTGAACCTTCTTGTTGGCGTCAGCTTGGGATACCGTTGACGTGATATCAGCCAATCCAAGGGCGCTATAAGGCACGGACAACGCGATACCTTGCTTACAGCTACCGCAATTGTTCTTGTAGAACGTAGCGCTTCCGGTACCGGTCCATACGCAGGTGCCATGCTGGTTGGCGTAATCCTGCCCCTTCTGGTCTAGGATCTGCTCTGCCTTGCTCCTTGCATCCGCCAAAGAAACCTTGCTGGTGATAGCCGTGCCGCCGTTGGCTTGCGTGGAGGTCACCGTTATCCTCTGGCCTACCCCGCCTTCGGCGCAGTTGTTCTTATAGAAGTCACGGCTTGCCACGTAAGTCCATGTACATCCTCCGTTCTTATTGGCGTAAGCCTGACCATCAGATCCACGAACCGCGTTCTCAGCCTTCTTGTTGGCGTCAGCCAAGGAAACGGTGGAGGTGTACGGGTGTCCCGGAAGCTTGCTGCTACTTACGGATACCATGTCGCCCACGCCGCCGTCAGCGCAATTGTTCTTCCTAACCTGTCCGGTATAGCTTCCTGTCCAAGTACAAGTACCCTTCGAGTTAGCCACGGCCTGACCCTGAGAGTTCACGGCGGCCAATGCCTTGGCGTTAGCGTCAGCTTGGGATACACATGACTTAAACTTACCATCAGAGCTAGGACTTGGATCCGTAACATCATTCTGAGTTACGGTAACAGAGCTTCCAACTCCACCATCCGCACATTGACGGGTGAAGGCCTTAGATGCCGTACCAAACCAGAAGCATGTCTTATTACCACCAGCTATATACCGCTCTTGATTCTCAGGATCAGTGTAGCAGGTATTGGTATTACGTTGATGTAATTTAGAGATACAATCCTTACACACGGTCTCGATAGTCTCCCATACCGGTTGCTCATCCTTAGTATGGCACGTATCATCATAGTTCTTGTTGACGAACGCCTGACCCATCCTATCGATGTAGGCCTTAGCCAAAGCGTCTGCCTCTTCCTGAGAACGGGTTGAGGTGAAGAACTGACCCATAAGATCCGGGGTTACGGTGATAGGATCGGCGTACTGACAAGTAGGACACTTAGGAGTGAACTCCTTGCTATAATTACCTACATATATCTTCAGTTCGTCGCAAGTACCACGATCGTTGGCTATAGCCTGACCTTGCGCCTTGACAGCGGCCTTGGCAAGCTCATCGGCGGCGAACTGGCTCTCGTATGAGTAGAACGGACCTCCGGTCACGTCAGCCTCAGTAACGGTAACTGAAGACGGGATAAGACCAGACGGACAATTATTCTTCTCAAACGCCTCACTATAATGACCGGTGTATTTAGGAGCCTCATGGCAAGTACCACGCTCATCGGCGATCTTCTGACCTTGATTCATGACAGCGGCCATAGCCGCCAAGTTAGCCTCATCCTGCGATACGCAAGACTGGAACGGATGACCATCGACCATATCCTGTGTCACGGTGAACGGATCTCCTATCTGATTAGCTCCACAATTGCTCTTAGTGAACTCGAAGCTAGCCCTACCGGTATACATAGTAGCGTTAGAGCAAGTACCCTTGGTGTTAGCCAAGGCCTGCCCTTGAGCCTGTACGGCGGTCATGGCCATAGCGTCAGCGGCGGTCTGGGAGTCGTTAGACTGGAATGGGTGTCCTTCTACCATATCTTGGGTGATCGTCACCTTAGATCCGATCTTACACTCACCACAGTTGTTTCTCGTGAACTCCAAGGAAGCACGGCCGGTGTACGTGCAAAGGGCGTGGATATTGGCAAGAGCCTGTCCTTGGGCGTCAACGGCGGCCTTGGCCTTATTGTTGGCATCCTCCTGAGATACGGTAGACGTGAACGGATAACCGTCAACCATCCTATCATTTACCGTATAAGTACCACCAGTGCCAGTACCACAATTGTTACGGGTAAACGTACGTGTATAAGTACCGGTATATACAGGAACTTTCTCACACTTACCTTTCACGTTAGCCACATCCTGACCTTGAGCCTCAACAGCGGCCTTAGCCTTGTTATTAGCGTCTTCCTGAGATACGGTAGATCTAAAGTCTCCTGTCACCATAGTCTCGTCTACAACGACCTTAGTACCATACTGGGTCTCGTCACAATTGTTACGGGTAAATTCCTTACTGTATTTACCATGATATACGGTCTTCTCCTTACACTCACCTTCAAGGTTAGCCTGTTGTTGGGCGTTAGCCTCAAGATCGGCCTTGGCCTTATTGTCGGCGTCCTCCTGCGAGATAATAGAGAAGTACTTACCGGCGGCTACAACATAAGTATAAGGTTGACCGATATGGAACTCATCACAATTATTTCTCGTGACTGTCTTCTCCATCCTAACGTTATAGTAGACGTTAGTCTGACAATCGCCACGCTCATTGGTGATAGCCTGACCTTGCGCCTCAACAGCGTCCTGCGCCAGCTTATTGGCGGCATCCTGTGATACTGTAGAAGTGAACGGATAGCCGGTACACATCTTCTCATCCACGGTAAAGTCAACAGGCGTAGAACCTTCAGGACAATTAGTTCTCTGGAATACCTTAGAATACGATCCGGTAAATACCGGTATCTTCTCACAATTACCCTTGATATTAGCTATATCCTGACCATGAGCCTCTACAGCGGCTTGGGCTAACTTATTAGCCTCCTCCTGAGAGACGATAGACCTGAAGTCGCCTTCTACCATAGTCTCGTTAACAACAACCTCCGTTCCGTATTGAGTGGAGTCGCAATTGTTACGGGTAAAGGTCTTGCTAAACTTACCATAATAGATATTCTCCTTAGGCTTACACTCACCTTCCAGATTAGCTTGTTGTTGACCATTCTTTTCAATATCCTCAAGAGCCTTCCTGTCGGCGTCCTCTTGAGAGATAGAAGACACGTACTTACCCTCAGGAACGATGTAAACATATTCCTGACCGTCACTAAACTTATCACAATTGTTACGGATAAAGGTTTTCCTTTGCTCCTCGTTATACCAGATGTCAGTTATACACTCACCATGCTCATTAGCGTACTTCTGTCCGTTAAGAGCTATATCCTCCATAGCCTTAGCGTCAGCGTCCTCCTGTGAGATAAACGACTTGTACGTCCGTTCCTCAACCACATACAAGACAACCGAACCGTGCTGGTTGGCTAGACAGTCATCCTTGGTAAACGGCTGAACCATCTTGATATTATAATAAACGGGCTTGGCATCTTGGGCTATCATATACTCCTTAACAACACTACCGTCCTTTGACGTTATACGGAACTTAGCCGTACAGATCTGACCGGTGTAATTAGCCTTGTATACGATGTTAAGCTTATTATCGCCTACCCCATGGCTCTTGTCGTTAATGGCAAAGCAATTACCCTCAACGCAATTCTTATCTACTTCCCTTGCCATGTCAATCCTCCTCTATTCTCCATGAAACATTATCTCCGGCCTCTACCCTCACGATCTGGGTATCACCATCCTTATTAAGCGTCAACCTTTGCGGATCCACGTTAAAGGGTGGTTCCGGTTCCGGCTCCTCGCTGCCATCGCCACAAGTGCAACATACCAGTTCAATATCATACTCGGTATTGGACTTGATATCGATAACGACCTGACCGTTCTCACTAGTCACGTTATCAAAGTCATGATCAAGTATAATATAAGGTATATCATTAGGCTGTTGATTGATATTAACAACCTTGCCATTCAAGACAAACATCTCATGATGCTCCTCGTTATCCATGTTCTTAGGCATGGCTATAACGAAGCTAGCGTCATACAGGTCAGTGGCTCCCGGATCCTCAGGATCGGCGTACACCACGTATCTGCTATCCTCGTCAGGTATCTTAACGGATAGCCCGTTGACGTTCATAGACACCATATAGCATTTACTTACCGAACCACCAAGAGTAAGGCAGGAGGCCTTGACCGAGGCGGAGTTAAGCTTGGCGTTGATGACCGCCGTCCCGCCCTCCATGTCAAACATGATATTGGCCGGATCCACGCTCACCCGCTCCATACCCTTCTGGGTTATGGTAGCGAGTTTCGTTACCTTGCCTTTCTCGACCGCTACGTAAGTCTCCCTAGGCAACCTACCCATCCATCCCGGCTCTACCTTGATCGCCACCTTGTCGGGACCGGTACCGGAAATCTTGTCGTAGGACACCCATGAGGAGCCTTGCTCGATCTTAGCAAGAATATCTTTTAAATTATTCATATCATTCCGCTTGAGTTATAGTCCATTTATCACTCTTGCCTACGATAATCTCCAGAATCTGCTCACCGCCCTCAGGAGGATACTCGAAGTTAGTAGGCTTAATCTCAAACACGCTGGCGCCACCACAACCAAGATCGCAGATCATGTCCGGCAACCATCCCTCCTCGAAAAAACGCTCTATAAGCTCCCTGACGGCCTCTGAAAAAGAATCAAGCTCCAACCTGTCTGCTGGGACAGACCCTTTCTTAAGTGTCTCACCACATACCCAACCGTCACACTCGGAAGCCAAGACCGTATCATACACTCTCTTAGCCATAGCATGAAGTATTTAAAATATTACTATTCAATGTAGTATATACGATATTAACATCAGCGAACTCATCGCCCATGCAATACCTTTTCTTGAACTTAATGGATCTACCAGAAACGACATACCCGTCGTTAGGTACGATAGTACCGCAGTAGGTCACGCTAAGAACATTCAGAGGCTCGTATCTTAACCTTACGGCCTGCACTCCCTTAAACGAATCCCTTTGGATGGACGCCGTTGCTCCAGATACGGCAACCAGCTTCCTTACCAGAGACTCGATTACGCTATTCATGCCATCTCCGTTCCTGATATCTGCCTCAGGAAAAGACTGACCATCATATATGATCTGGGAACTGTAGATACTACATTCATTCCCCGGTCTATATTCCGGCTTACATGGATTACAGTTATTCCTCATATCAAATCAATTTATTAATCATTCTCCTTAATTCAAGTATCTCAGCATCCCTGTCCCGTATAGCCTTTATCATAGCGTTAAGGACATCAGACATATCGCAGCTGGGAGATAATCCCAATGACTCCACACGTACCTTGTCTCCTGGATAAACACAGTCGGTGCTCATGTACGTAGAGCACGGTACTTTCGTATCGTCTACAGTAGGCCTGTATTGTTTCTTGTTACAACCATTCATTGTTACCATACCTCCTCTTCAGTTCCGCTATCGCCACCGCCATTACCGGCGTTGACAAGCTCGTTTATAATCTTCTTCAAATCCAGAACCTCGCGATGGTATAAATCTATCTGCTTATCCCTAGACGCTATAATACGCCTCAATGAGTCTACAACGACAGAGATATCAGTGCCTTTCTCTATACCGTCCACCACCAACTCATCACCTGAGTATAAGACGCATTTATCATATAAAACTATAGGACATCCATAGCCAACACAAGGCTCGTCCTGACAATCCCTATCGCAAGGATCACAAGGATCCTCAGGGCATTTGTTAAGAAACCTATCTATCTTAACGCCATGACAGCATTCTTTAGGACGCTCCCTCGAATGATCATGACAACAACCACCTGTATTACACATATTAATAATATTAATGTTTTTAGCAAAGATACTTATTTGGTTTGATTATAAGACAACGAGACGCATGAAACAATAAGAGGTAGAGACCATAAGCCCCTACCTCCAAACACTAATCTAACATTATGGAAAACACAAACGCATTCTTACCAATAACATTGATCCTCTTGATCAATATTCTCAATCCATTTCTCGCACTCAAGATTAAGATCGGCGTACTCCTGCCCCTCTACCATCAAAACCTCACGGGCTTTGGCGTTGGCATCCTCTACTGATATCCATGATCTAAACCTATTGGCTTTGATAGAATAATATACCCTACCTGATTTATATCCAAACGGACATACCTTCTCAAACCAATCACCGATCGTAGTATTATAGAATACAGGGGAGCAACTACCTTCGGAGTTAGCCTTCTCCTGTCCTTCTTTCATGAACTTCCTATAAGCTAACGTATCAGCATCAATCTGGGATATATCGGATATGACGGCTCCGGCTGGAAATTCATACACAATACCTTCCTTGCCTGATGTGCCAGCCTCGCAATCATTCTTGTAAAACAAGCCACGAAAAGGCTGCGAAGCCCAGTCCCTACAGCAAGCCCCGACGGAGTTGGCCTCCCCCTGCCCGATCCGTCCCAGCTCCGCCCTAGCCTTATCATTGGCGTCTTTCTTGGATACGTATGACACAAACCTGCCTTCCTCTACGCATATCTGTTCCTTGGACCCCTTACCACTTACGCAATTATTCTTAACAAACTCATCACATATCCGATCATTATACCATACAGCCGATATTATGTCTGCGTATGTATTTGCGTAATCCTGACCGTTGGCATTGACATCATCCTCAGCCTTACTATCAGCCTCCTCCTGCGTATCGCCAAAATAAACATCGGCCGGGACCCGGTAGTCAATAGAGCCGCCCACGTACCCGGCAGGTGGGTTGTTTCTAGTGAACGTCCGTACTATTTCTTTATTTCCATATATCATCGTAATCCACTTTGTCACAAAGATAAATATTTTACCGATATGAGACACATAACCGTAAATGCAAATACGCAGTTACCTGATTATCAATTTTTGGGCAAAAATGGAATTAATTATCCCAGTGATTAAACGATTCCGATCCGGCGAACACCCCATAGTCCCTAAACATACCTCCACACAATATGAAATCACTTTTCTTGCTACCATTTATAGATGACAATATGTATTTATATCCCTTGCCTGTTATGTAAATAGTCCTCGCATATATAACCTTACCAGATTCGGTGCATATATTCTTATCACGATAATGAGCAAACTCTTTCCTTACAGCATTAGCCGTAATCTCCCAATCTCCATTAACCTTAACCCTTTTGACTATTATCTTTATCTTAACAAGAAAATCACGTAGACATCTATCACTTATGATTATATCATTCTGCTCAAGTTTCTTGGCCAAATCCCTTATCAGCAAATCTGACTCTCCAGACATGATAAATGACTCGGAAAACTCTATATCCTCTCTCTTCGATTCAAGAACCTTAGCCACCTCCTCAGCTTTAGCCTTCTCCTCTAACGCCAGCTTCTCGGCGGCCACCCTGCCACGATATTCCTTAGCCCAAGCCTCAGCGGCGGCGGGAGGATCATTAAAATCAGGAATCACGCATTTGCCTGTAGTGAGAAGCTCTTTAATCCTGTCCAAACACCATAACCTGAAATCAACGCTAAGCCACTGAGCGAAATCCAAAGCCAGATCCTCACACATCCATGTGCCAGGATTAACCGTACCCCTTACAATCGTAACAGGCTGAAAATCAGCATTACCATATTTTCTGGTAATGGCATTAATTAACTCATTTACAGAAGATAGCGATAAATAATCATTTGGTCTCTTTTTAAACGGCTTCGCCATTTCGGTAGCATTCACATAAGTGATACCGTTCTCTGTTTTGAAAGTTATATCATTACCATTGTAGCTAAATATTGTAGATAATCCGTTTTCGTTGGATTTAGACGCCAAAATCCTACTACTATTATTCATAGAATCATTGGAAATAATTATATTTGCACTCATAATAAATAACCTATGTCCATTACATCGTGAGATATGATGGACATACAAAAATAGCCAATCGAATCGTCTATGACAAATCAATTGGCTATTTTTTATATCCAACGCATAAAGATACTTTACAACTTACAAGAGTATCTATCTAACCTACTTGTTTAGAAGACCCCTTACAAATTGGATACTTGATTAACAGATACTCAATATCTAATAGCACCTCATAAATAAATATCCATACCGTTGATTATCACCAATGTCGATTTTTCTCCATTGGCTTATCATCCATTACAAATCTTATCCTCCAAAGCATAAAGAACTTTCGCTACGGTCTTATCACCACTTACCTTCACGCAAGACTCTCCGAGATCCCGGACGTCTATAGCCTCCCTGATACGGGTAAGCTCGTCATATATCTCCTCTATCACGTCAGAGATCATAACACACTCATCAGAGTCCTTATACTTTGACCACTCTGGGAGATCGCCCTCGTAAGGTACGCAAGTGGACGGGGTTATATGTGAACAATTATACTTTCTCATGCCAACAATTTGTTAATACGTTCCTTTAACGATCTTACCTCATCCGGGCATAACCCGCAATCATTATCGCATAATGATCTTTGCAGACGAATTATCTTGCCCCAATAAGATACATCAGGCTTATTCCCGATCCTATACCTATGATACCTCATGTATCTACCCCACTGGCAAGAAAGCCATTCATCTACGACCTTACATAGATCTATTCTATCAAGGCTTGATATACTTTGTGCGCCCATCGAGTATCTCCTTTCTCATTTCCTGTACCTCCTCATCAGGCGGGCATCCATATGGCAGGTTCTTGATCCACTCACGGATCTTCTTCTGCATGTTGAGATAGACGATACCCACGTCACCTATGGTACGGGTCTGTTTGTATATGCTCACCACGTCACGCTCCATGGTCTTCAACGGATCAAGCATAACCATACAACCGGCAGTGCTCCTAGAAGCGTATTCCATATCGCTAACAACGGTAGAAGAAGAATGATTCATCATACTTCTCTCAATTCTTTCCCTCTCGGCTTTCAACGCCTTTTCCTTACAAGTATTACAACCCACGACTAAATATTTTTATGTTCAACAATCCACGCAATTAGTAGCCATCTCAAGAAGCTCTCCGACACGATCAATGATCTCATGAGCCGCCTCTATATTATCCAACCTGACGTTAGCCTCCGCTACAGTCATAAGCGTCTCCATCTCCTGTATCTTGTCTATAAGATCCTTATCCTTGTCCTCGCATAGGATATCAGTCTTAATCCATAGCCGATCAAGACGCCTGCGTATAAGATCCGTCTTAAGATACTTGCGACTTAAGTTGTAAGTAGAAGGGCTACCTATGATATTGATATCATATATACCATCAGGTAGATCAAGGTACTTTACATTACAATCATCGTAATTAAAGCAATTAAGGCCTAATGTTAGGCTAGTAAAGGTATTGACCTGATTCTTGCCAAGGAACAACGTAACGGGGTCGGACATGCCCGGCGTAGTGATCTCGATAATCGCCTTCCTGTCCTCCAGTAGCCCCCACTCGGACTCATCCAATACCTGAAGCACCTTAGGATCACGTGTCTCTAGCACCTGAAATGACAGCCGAATATCATTCATGTTAACCTTCTTATCGTACCGGCATAAGCTATCGTCATAACGGGCTTGCATATCAAGATCCGGGATATCGGTATAATATGTCTTGACCTCATGACCGTTGATAAACACCGATGTTATCTGGCAAACATGAGACCTAGCAACATCGAAAAACACCATCCTTACATTACCCTCATAATCAACGCCAGATGTCGGGTATGTCAATATCTGGGTATTATACTCACCATCGTTACGTCTAGCCACGACAGTAATAACGATAGGTTTCTCTATATCGTAATCATCCATGATAATCCTTGCGGCGAACTTATCATGAATTATCTTCGGTATGATATTGATCTGATTCATCTTAATATCTTTTTCACAAAGATACTAATTTGATCGATAAAACAAACGAGGCTATAAGATAAGAGCATCAAGAAGATCCTGCTCGCTTAGAATTATACCTCCATTGATAGCCATAGACATAGCTAAATAAAGGCATAAGCATGTGAGATCATATCTAAGCATTCTACTTCTAAGAGACACGATAAACTTTTTAAGGTAAGGATTATCCCCAGCCAGAGACATATAGCCGCTAAAAAGGAACGTATTGTATATAGGATCGGATATAGATGATTTGATATCGCTGTAAGACATACCACAAATATCTACCCACAATCTTATAGATTTGACGACTATCTCCTTTACAAAGGACTTATTCAACAAACATCCGAATCTCACCAAAGCCACTATATCTCCCCACTTCTGATCGGATATCTCTTTAATAACATACATCGACCCATTCAAAGGATCTTTTACGACAGATGACAGTATATTCTTACATCCAATGGAATCCGATAGTTCTTGGATATTAAACATATTATTATCGTGGTTAAATACGATGGATATATCTCCACCTCTTATGATACTAAAGCTACTCATCACGAATCCTCCACAAAAGAATTGATATCAAAACAATCATCAAAAGAATATAGATCAGACCCATACCCTTTCTTACCATTCTCTATATCAGAAATAGCCCTATCAGCTAAAGATCTTAACTCCAATAGACTTACACCTAAAAAATCTAACGCAGCCTTCAGATACTTATACAAGGTAGAAGTTTTCATTTCTTTAAACCCCTCGTGAATCAAACGACTATTATATATATCAAAAAGGACTTTATTATTCCTCCCATCAACTCTTTCCCCATTATTTTTAAGGCTACCATCAGATTTAACCATCTTCCTTATCTTATCAGCGGATCTTGTATTTATGATATTAACCATAATCATAACCTTATAATCAACAGCGGCCCTTCTGGCCTTATTAGCTCTTCCCTTTGAGCTTACAGGGGCGTTATCCTCACCACCAATATATCTGAACTTAGCCTTATTCACGAAGCATGATGGATAGACCTTACGCATATTCCACTTATAATTATAATCACCGATTGACCTCATGATCGACAGCTCTCCGTCAACTACCAATGATATCATGTTATAAGCCTTCTCAAAACATCTAAAAGAACCGACATGCTCGTAAATAAACCTGTACGTCATACCTAACTTAAAGTCGTTATCAGATATCCTGTTAAACACGATAGCCCTATCGAAGTTAATGATAATAGCCATGATGATCTTAAGCCTAAAATAAGGAGGTATGTAAATATCGTCAGGATTGATATCCCTAGGATTAGCCGTGGTATAATCAGCGCCAGCGAAAGTATCTCTACGTTTCTTGAAATTACGAGGATATATAGGTTGTCCTTTAGACAACTTGATACAAGTACGTCCCTCGGCTACCTGCTTCTTCTCGGCCTCGGTATATACCGGGAACTCCTTTATCATAGAAGAGCATTTCCTTATATAATCCAAGTCAAAATTCATATCGATCATATCTTATCCACTTCAAATATACGTAAAATATAGAGAATAGTAAAGAGAAAATTGAATTAATTTACCGTCATACCGCTGCTATTATTTCAACAATAACGTAACTAACTAAAACACAGTTGTCTATTTTGTGACATGTGATATAAGGAGCTTCGCCCCTTAAGAAGGGAATCTCATTATAAATCCTTTCTTTATTTAATTACTTACTATCTTTACCTCATAAGTTGATTAATTAAAAAGCATTAGCTAACGCTTTCTTATAATTTAAAGTATATAAGTTAATTACATTAACTTAATAATCTGTAGTAGATTGAAAATCTAAGATCTTAATAATAATGTATATCAATGATTTAGTTTAGTGTATTTTTGACACCTAATTATGTTATCGATGGATCTTTGATCGACAAATAACTACCTACATCAGACGTTAATGCATTGATATGTTTACTTCTTTCCAACGCTTAAGCGTAATATGCCAAGGGGAAAAGGGAGGTGGGCTACGAGTCGCTCCGCTCCTGGCCGGCCGTGTGGGGATACCTCCTGTCCTGCCTCACGGGACCGCCACATTCCCTTTGGTGTCAACATAGATAGACCTCAAAGAGATATTGCCTCACCTAGTGTCTACTAGATAAGGGATTTTCTTCAAGACAGTTTCTGGTTGGGTAAAAATCTGGTCAAAGAAGTTGTCTAGTCAAAGACAAAATTTTATATTCGCGATACGGTCGGTTGGATGAGTTGGTTTAGTCGGTGGTCTGCAAAACCATATACCCCGGTTCGAATCCGGGACTGACCTCATTTTGGTTTTGGTTGATACGTGGGTAAGGATGAATGTAGGGGATTATGGTAGATCATAATCCCTTTCTTTTTGGAGGTTCAAAATCTGACTCCCATCTAGCTATATCACTTATCCTGAAATCGTCCATCATAAAATTTCCGTTATCCATACCATCACCTCGTGTATTAATACCTAGGTTATAAGACCTAAGGGAAAGCGTATTATTGGTTTTCGTGTTAATAATAAGTATACCATTAACAAAACATCTTAATATGTCATATTCATTACTGCTTCTGACTATAGCTATATGATACCATTTGTTTGCCTCAACTCTATCAACATGCCAACCAGCTTGTTGAGCTTGAAATAAAAAATAAAAACCAGTACCTGTTAAAACTACACCAAAATAAAAAATACCATTAGGATATTCATGCTCAACCAAACAACTTGTAACAAGATTGGTTGACTTATACCAAAAGTCTATAGTAAATGGATGACCGTCATAAAACAGCTCAGGCAATAACGATTCTTTGGTGTTTATGATAGTATAAAGAAAAGGATCCGTTTTGTTATATTGGACACATTGTATTGAGCCATCGGTGATAAGATTGCCATTATTGGCTATAAAGAGATTGCCAGAGGGAGTAGGATTCCCCTCTACCTTAAAATTACCATTGAATCTCATTAAGAATCTAGTATGATCGTCAATCACCCCCCCCCTAGTACATTCAATCATTCTTCGTCTCATAAAACCTTCATCTTCTTTAGTAAATATATTAAAACCAATAATATCAACAACACACTAATTGATGTGATAGCTATTGGCCATCTTGATTCTTTCTTATCATCTACATCCTCATGTTCGATGTCTGTCTTCTTATCAATATCCTCAATACCGGTGATCGTCTTATCAATGCCAAGAGAATCAGCCGTCACCGTGCTGTCCCGCCGGCCGATGACGATATGGGTATCTGTCTGCGAGGACACCGGTCGCTCCCCTGTGGCAGGATCAACATCCTTGTCCGTATCGAACTCTCTCTCCGTTATAACAATATCGGCACTAAGATCAGATGTCTTGATCTCTACGATCTTCCGATCCATGACCTCATCTATCATCGTCTCTATCCTGCTGATCAACCGGCTATCAATAGACGTTTCGCTAACCTGCCTCCTGCTTCCGCAAGAGGACAGGGACAGCGACAGACCTAAACAAAAAACAGCCTTAAGACTTATCCTTAACCTTATCATCAGCAATCTTCTTTATATCGTCAAACATCTCGTCAGGTATGTTCTTGGAAAAACTAAACATCTTGAATACGTTTATCCTCTTAAACACGGCCTTGAATACCTTAACCAGATAAGCGTCAGCGAAAGCATCACCTATCGTATTAAGGAAAAGCATAACATATCCAACAAGAGCTATATACACTCCATATTTGGTTACGGTAAGTATCATGCTAGCCTCCTCCTCGATCGGGTATAACGTCTTATATATAACACATAATGTCATTACTATAAAACAGGACAAAGCGAACTCCTTAAGAATATCAGTTAATCTGACCTCCCTAAGCCATCTCTTAAAACTAAACCGTCTTCTACGGCTTCGTCGGAGCTTCCAGCCCCTTACGCTTTGCGCTAACCTAGCCAAAAAATTCGCTATTAATACTATAAGTAATACGGTCAATAAATGATGCACTGGCTGGAAATAAGCCCAACAAGAGGCACCATACGCAAGCGCAATATTCCACAAAGCCCCTACTCGCTCTATCATGTCTTTGTCTTTCATTTTGTACCCTACTCGCAAAGTTAACTACTATACCATTAAGTACCTAAAACACCACAGCATGTATACTGTTCCTAGTATCAAGGCTATCAAAATGCAACCAACCCACCTTCCCTTCAAGCCGGAAAGGATATGGTAACATGTCTTGATGTTCCAAGATCAAGCCTCTAGCCTGTTCCGCCGTCATCGACTTGACATCGAAATCGCCGGCCTTACCTAATACATGAGCGGATAGATAAACGTCCTTCTTATCCTTAACGATCTGGCATAGGTTACATCTAAGACCACGTTGGGAAAACTGCCCTTGCTTATCCCAGTTATTACAATACATAGGCTGTTTGATTATATCCCTACGCAATACAAGAAGATTATGGAGAAAAGCGGTATCGAGAAACTGCCACGACCGGTCCTTCCACTTATTGTATGTATGAGGACACACCAATTCTACTATGTCAAAATACGAACCTAGTTCTTTTATTATATTATTTCTATTCATTTCAAGCCGGTTTTATCGTCCATCTCTGGGCGTAATTATTTTTTAATACATATATCTTCTCCATAGGTGTAGCGGGAGACCCGTTGGACGAGCCTTTCACGAATCCCTCGGGGGCCTGCTCCGTGCCGGAAGGACGCTGATTCTCGTCAGGATATAGACTTCTATACATAGAAACCGCAAGTCCATAAAACTGATTTCTTTCCCCATCTTTGGCCACGGATGCCATGGTAATCTGATCCCATCCTACAACAAGGTCGTAGAAGGAGTTTACGAAATCATCTGATCTTTTTTGGCTATGAGTGGATGCATTCACGTCAAACCATGTAATAGACCTCATCTCATAAATATAATCCGGAAGTTTATCCATATTAAGGCTATTGCTACTAAAAGCCGAAAACCCCGTGATATATTCCAGCCCCCTTCCAGACATATTATCATCATTCCACCCTGTCCTTCTCTCGGAAGTCATCCAGTCTTCAAGAAAACTAAAAGTGGTGATTGTAGGATTTATTTTATCGACCTCAAATGATGGGACCGTATTCAAGTCAAAATAATTCCACATATCGGTAGGACCTGGAGATATTCTCAATTCTCTTAATTCTGGAAGATCATTAAACTCCTTTATATACCTATCCAAATAACATGAACTTAAATTGAGAGTATTAAGTTTTTTCATGTTCTTTATATTCCTTATCCCGCTAGATTCTATATCCCTAAGATCAAGCATATTAAACATATTTAAATAATATACATCTGTCTTACTGGTTATAGCCTCAGGCATTACGGTCATTCTTTGCCCTACATTTTGAAGATCAATATAAGTTAGCTTTTTGGATCTTGACAACTTGTCTACAGGTATACCGTCATTAGCATGTATCGTATGGGATACGATCAAAGTCTCAAGTCCTGGTATATCCACAATCGGGAAAGATGTCATCTTGCAAGTTTGGATATTGGCATAATAAATATCACAAGTAAAATCCATCGACACAGCCCGTTGTACGTCCCTCCTCCCATCAGCGTAAGCATGATTATCTATAGGTACGTATTGCGATCCATCCTCCTTCCTGAACCACCACGTAGTATTGGGATTTTTCCTGTGTTGTATTGCCAAAGAACGGAATATGATACAATAATCATCCCGCCCTTGAACCTTGGTCATAGGAAACTGTTCCTTTATTCCATCCCCCCAATCCACATTAGCCATACCGGGCTTTCTGGATCTAAACTCAACATACGTATTAAAAGGATTACCAACGACAGGATCAGGTACATAATTATAATCATCGGTATAATAATTTCTAAGTGCCCTATCCCATGTGGTGAACCACACGAACTTGTTGGATGATGCCTCGTATTTATATAATGTCTTAGCCATGTCTATATTTTCATTTAAATTAGTCAATTTGTTTCTTTTTGTATCATAAAACGTTTACATCTTAATAATTTCAACTTTTTGTACGTAATATCCCGTTGATTACCACCGTCAATATCACGGATATTGAAACTACCCGATTTGCGTCTTCCAAATATGAAGTAATAATTGCCTTCAAACATAACCCTGTCAAACAAACGAAAACCAAAAACCTCAAAAGAAGATTGATTCGGCTTTTTAACCCCTCCTTTTAAAACCTTTTGTTTGTGGATTTGACGATTATGTCTTCTAATCAACCTTACCTTGTAATGATATTCTAACATTAAAGCATTGAAATTCTTAGAAATAACGAAAGCATCAGAGATATGGGATTTTTCAATTCCATATTTAATCCGATTGTATTTCGTGATATAACCGAACGTCATCGAAACGTTGTCATATCTGGATCTCAGCTCCTCGTACAACTTCCATTTCATGATACCCATGACGGCTGCGTCACGAAGTGACTTGCCTCTGCTTACTTTCAATTTGATATTTCCTTTATGAAATTCCTTATGACAAGTCTCACACAAAGTAATCAAATTTGAAGGTGAATCTCCTCCTGTCTTCCTTGACTCAATATGATGGATATTAAGAATAGGATCTTTTGACTTACCCTTACAATACTGGCATTTATGCCCGTCTCTTGCAAGGATATATTCCCTTATATTCCAAAATCCTAATTGCTCACCTTCCTGATACTCCTTACCCGATATCTCTGGATTCTTGATCTTTTGAGTATCAAATTGAGCAACCTCAATAATCAGTTTTGAGACAGGTAGTATAGAATATACAAAACCGATAATTCTAATATGAGAATCAATCTTCTGCCGGATTGATGGAGCTATCCATTTATCCTTCTTATATTTTACTCTATTATTGAATCTTGGCTTCCTATATCTCAATCTATACCTTCTAGCCCTCCTTAACTCTCTTCTTGTTGATAGAAGATCAACAACATCACTTCTCAGAATAACCTCACTTGCGTAAAGTTCCTTGCTTTTCGTTGTTGCTGACAAACCAACGTGTTTTGTACCTGCGTCAACGCCTAACGTAATCTCTTGCTTGTAACCGGTTGTATCATACAAAAGCCTGATCGTAAAAGGGCAAAGATTCACTACGGTTGCTTTCTTTGATTTAAGCAACCTTCTTACCTTCCCATGCCTTGTTGTTGGCATTAAAGGACTACCATCTATGTCCTGTACATACACCATTTCACAAACTAATTCAATGTTTATTCAACATAAGTCAGAGTAAAACCCTGTTAGTACCCATCGCCAATGTTATTTTGAGGTTTTGATGCAAGCGACACTATGGCCCGAATACAACCATTGTTTAATCACTTGCCTTAGAGCAAGGGGCTTGGGCAAACATCCCTTGGTAACTATGTATTCTCAAATAACGTAGCCTTTGTCTCAAGGCTTAGGCTAATAATCGGAATAGCTTTTAGCTATTATACATAATGCGATGCAAATGTTTTATGGTTTGCATGAATTATGTATTATTCGCGAGAATTACCTATCTTGTTAAAATATTCTACAATAACATTCCTGTCCAATCCCATAGAATCACATAAATACTCCCCTTCTGGTTGACCCCCAAACGATAATACCTTATCCGTATCATGAGCTAAAACATCTCCATTGCCTACAAAGGTACGCCCATCGTCAAATACGATAAGCTTATATGGCTTATACGACCTCGTGTCAATATCAGAAGATCGTATTGACCTTAACACCGAAGCCTCTGGCGCCATACTAAACCTCCATCCATAATTATTCATAAGCACATAAACCATCTCCATAGGAGTCGACGGAGAGCCATTAGACTGACCCTTTATAAAACCAGAAGGCGCCTGTAATACGCCACTAGGTCTTTTATCAACAGGATTGGCAGCCAAATACATACTTAGATACAATCCATAAAACTGATTCCTTTTGCCATCGGAAGCGGAGGAGGACATAGTGAGATAATCAAACCCCATCACCTTCTCATATAATGTTGATATAAACGTATCACATCGACTTTGGGTCGACAAGGAGATTTGCATATAAAAACTACTCATAGATCTCATCTCATATATATAATCCGGTAGATTACTTACATCTATATTACTATAGCCATATGAGGCGGTAAGACTAGTGATATTTTCCAGCCCCTTGCCGATCATATACGGATGCCAGCTCACGACAGACCCATACCATCTGTTTATATGATCGAAGGTCCTTAAGCTAGGATTTATCTTATCCACCTCATCCATAGCCGGGCATGTATTAGGGTCAAACGATGACATAGCCACTCCCGGGGATATATATAATTCTTTTAGCTTGCTAAAAGACAGCCATTCCCTTGGATATACCCTAACCCTGCAACCTGCCAAAGATAATGTTACAAGATTAGGCCACATAGAGGGGAATTTCCTTATATTAGAAGACTCCGTATCATTAAAATCAGCCGTTCGACTTAAATTAATGCCTTTTAACTTAGTCAACCTATCCCAATCGTCTGGTATGGATGTCAATGTCCCTACACCTAATTCGTTAAGTGTTATATACTCTATATTTACCGATCTACGTATCCTATCTTTAGGGATATCGGTTATATTCCCATCGCCGGTAATGGATAAGATTAAGTTGATAATACTTGGGGCGTCTAATATCGGGAATCCTACCATCATTATCCTCGTTGTTTGAACGTATGTAATATCATTCGTAAAAGTCATGGTAATGACCCGCTCTTTATCTAGCCCGTCAGCGTAAGCATGATTAGGCGCAGGGATATACTCACTCCCGTCTTCCTTATAAAACCACCATGGATGGCTATCCGGATTCTTACGATAACTTATATCCCTTCTCCTGAACATCAACCTATATCGCCCGTATATGGATTCGTTCCTATCCTTCACGAAAGGGAATTGCTCTTTATTCCCGTCACCCCAATCGACCTCACACATTCCTGGGGTCTTGGAATAAAACTGTATACTCTCATTGTAATTATTAACATTCAATATAGGATCAGGCACGTCATCAGTAGTATCATTCCTGTCAACGCCCCTAAAAGCATATTTGCCTTTAGTAAAAAAAGTTATAGACCCTTTATTCGTATCCTTACATATCAACTTCATACCTCTCCCTCCTCTATTCTTCTAAAATACTCGACAACAGGTGAACTATCAAGCCCTAGATTACTACATATATCTATAGCCTCGTATTTATCGGCAAAACTGTACTTGGACATACTTTCATCTAATACGTCTCCGCTAAACACGGATACATGGCCGTCCTTTACGCCAAGAACGAACGGGGTAATCCTATCCTTCCCCGCCCGCCGTGCCCTCGTAAGGGCAGCCTTGGAAGCCGGGGCAGGTGCCAAGATCCACGTCTGCCCGTAGTTGTTGGTAAGTACATACACCTTCTCCATAGGTGTCGTAGGATTACCATTACTAACCCCCTTGACAAACCCATCAGGAGCCTGATAAACGCCAGACGGTCTCTTATTAGTAGGAGCTACGGCAGTATATAAATCTAAGGTAAGTTTATAAAACTGATTCCTGTTACCGTCAGAAGCCGTCTGTGACATCGTTATATAATCCCATGACATCATCTTATCATAAAACGTGTTAACGAACGTATCAGCCCTCTCCTGCGTATTTATAAATCTACCACCATCACGCAAATTCCATATCCTAAATTCCCTTATCTCATACAAGTAATCCGGAAGATCGTCTACCGGCACCGTACTTGAAGAACAATATGTCTGCTGAATCTTGTTCAACTTCCCTCCTACCAGATCTTGTTTCCATGAGCTACCATTACCCATAAAAGCAACGCCCGCCTTATCATCCCCCACCTTATCCACCTCATCAAATACAGGTATATTATTCCTATCGCTTACAATATTTATATGCACAGCCGGAATAGAATTAAAAGCCGGATCATAAGAAGGGATGTTACACCAATTGAAATTAAACTCGGTAAGATTCTTCCATTCAGAGAACCTTCTCCAATTAGAATCAGGATCATCCCCGAAATTAAAAACGCTATTGCATCCGAAATACCTCAGGTCTTTCATATTTAAAAAACCTTCTGGCCAATTACTCCATACACCAGAATGAGAAAAAACTCCCATCTGTATATTACGAAGATTAACGCTCTTGCTTATCCTGTCATATGGGATATCGCCATTTTTTAAAACGGATCTAACCACAGCAAAATAAGTTATATCAGGAAGATTAGTTATAGGGAACTCATGAAGGACAATACCATCCATATTAAATTCCCCATCAATTACGTTAGAGAACCTCATCGTAACCTCTCTACGCCTGATATCGCTATATTTATGTGGGGGGACCGGTATGTATTGTGAACCATCCTCTTTCTTATACCACCATACGGTATCATCCGGATTCTTCTTATACTCAATGTCAAGAGACCTGAATACAATCCTATAAAAACCATCAGATACCTTAACTAAAGGATATTGATCCTTTGTTCCGTCCCCCCAATCAACGTCCACGAATCCTGGCTTTCTTGTCGAGAACCTAAGACTGCGATTAAAAGCATCCGCTGATATTATCGGATCGGGTATATAATCAGCGCCCTTACCATCATAACAAGGGAACCTGTCCTCATTCACTATAAACGTGACATAGGACGCTACCGTGTCGTATCCTGCCAAAAAAGCCATAATATTAATTAATTGAGGTTATATCATAAGACACCCATTCCTTATACCCGTTAACCATCTCATATACTTTGTTGATGGTCTTGCATACGACAGCGAATCCGATATCCACGTTAGGGAACTTCTCGTTAAGCTCATCAATAGTAAGTTCCCTGACAATACTCTCATCCCACTTCCTCATCTCCTTTACCTCCATAAGGATCGGTTTTCCGGTTATGCCTACGCTCATGACCCATTCCCCCTCACGATTGGCATCCGCCAGATCGGGGAAGATCGTAACACCAAAAAGATCGGAGAGGGTGAAGGTCTCACCGGTACGGGTGAAGGACGCCGCCGCCCCAGGCGTAAGGACCACCTCGTTCACGGCCAACAGGCTCGTAAGTTTCTTGACTCCTCCTGATACCGTGGCGTTAAACACGACAGTAACATTACCGGTAGCGCTATTAACGAACTTGATCTCATCCTTATCGCTATTTATAGCTTGTAAACGTGATCCAGATACGATATTCACGATCTCATAGTTCTTGTCATAAGTGCTTTGCAACGTGACATTACCATATCTTGTATCAATCAACGTAATCCACTTAGCCTTACCACCTACTATCTCTACAAGTTTATAAAAAACGTTATTACCATCAGCGTCAACCCATCTAGCTATAGCTCCAGGAGCGAAATTAGTCACCTCCCGATCTTGGGTATAACTTACAGTGCTTTCCGTAGGCTTATTAGTCAAAGTAACATAAAGGCATTGCTCTACGTCGGCTTCCATCTTAACTATCCCAGCTCCATCGTAATAATAATCGGGTACGTTTTTCTCTCGTATCAACAAGATGGTACCTTCCTTAAGCTTGTCGGCATTTGTAGGATCATCCACGAAAGATTTCATCTGGATATAGGTATCGAAGATGATCGACGTACTCTTATCCTCTATCTTCTGGTTGATATCATCAACAATATTATTAATCTCATCTTTCGTATAATAAGGAGACAAATCTACCTTCGGACCTTCCTGCTCTAAAGCCTGAGTTCCATCCCACCAATAATCAGGCACATCCTGCTCCCTGATCCAGAAGCTGTCCCCCACACGGAGCTTAGCCGTGTTCTCAGGGGCCGACAGCCACTCATTCATGGCATCGACCGTATCAAAGATATACGCCGTGTTCTTGCCCTCGGCTATACGTCTTACGACAGCCAACTCGTTCTCGACATCGCTAAGTCTTTCCTTTATATTATTGATCTCCCGCTCCAGCTTATCATAATTATCCTCCTGATCTATAGCGTCACCGATAGACATATAGACCTCGTTCGTGATCTTATTATAAGTAATACGGGCTACTTTCTGATAAGAGGTCTTATATGTGCTCGCCCCCTTACTGGTATTGCAGATAAAATCATATGTGTTTTGATACACGACAGATCCTCCGGTATTGATAAAGTTATACCCATCCTGTCTCATCGTACCGCCCTTATACCCTACAAGCTCAAAAGAACACTTACCAGTACCTTTGGATCCAAACCATGTAGAGTAGGCTATAAACTGAGTCTCTTCAGGTAATATATCGTAATATTGAGCACGAAGATCCTTTACCGACATCCATACACATTCCTTGCCTGATCCAGTATTGTCTCCTCCCCATTTAAGTACGCTTCTTACATGATCGTCATTATTACCGGGACCAGCGAATCCTACGCCTAAATTATCTATGGTAGGAACATTCGAGTTAAGAGCCTCTGTCATGGTATCTAAATCCCTTCCCGAACTTTCGTCCCACAAATATCTGAACGTAACGAAATCCACATCACCGATCTTAATACCACCGGTATTGCTAGGATATGTTTTAGTCACCAGCTCATAATACCACTTCCCGCCCCTAAACGTGACTCTTATTCTCTCCACTTGCCTTGGAGATATAGATACGTACGATCCTCCAACAGAGACGCTGGCGTCATCTTCGGCACGGGTAGCGCCTTCCTTTGGCTCCTCCGGGTCTACCGGAGTATAGATCGTGGCTTGCTTATCACCTGTATTGATGACAACGATATAATAGCTATCACCTTCCAGACCTTGCTCATGAGCCATCGTAACAAACCCCTGTTCGCTTTCCGGCCTCCATTCGACCACAACCATATGTTTGTCCATAGGTATGCCAGATACGCTATTAACGTAGTTGGTTGATGACATGAAAACAGCATGGTCATCGTAAGCCTGATCCACACGCTGATGTTTGGTGGCCAGACTATCAAGACGTGATATCTCAATGGGGTCGATAACCTCAACCCCATTATAATCATACCACTTATATCCGATCATCGTATTCTCACGACGATATTTCCTTTTCCTTATGACCTCACCGCCAGCCATGGCGTCGATCATATAATAATCATTGCATGTTCTTACCATAACATCACGGATTAACAAGTTTGACATAAACAAGCCACGATAGTAGCGCCAACAGGAATGGAGGTCAGCGTCGTACCTACCGGGTAGGTCTGGGAGGATGACTCCAGCACCATCACCGACATCCGCTCAACGACCATATTGTTATCCACCAACCTGCTTCCCTCCACATAGAACCGGCCATCGGCTACCTCATAGCACTCGCGTACCGGGACCATATGTCTTTGGCTTTTATCCGCATAATCACAGATCGTGATCTTGGCTCCCTCTGGGATAGAATTAAGCTCATCACCAGCACTATAATCAGGGTGATCGGAATACACGACATACAATATGGACTTAATATCCTGTAACGCCGGATTAACCGTCCTGAATCCCTTTAAATGGATTTTATGACCACCAACCTCATAGCAGTCATCTACCTCCATGATATTAAGGTCACAGCTGATCACCGTCCAGCCTCTTACCGTATCTTGGGTAGGGGTGGTGTTTGTAGGATGATCAGGATCGGTTGACTCCACGATCTTATAATCAAACTCCCGGACATTAAGCTTATAGTCAATAGACTCCTGACGCCTTATCTTAACCGTACCATTCCCTGTATCATAGCAGGTATCTGTCGTATCCAAGAACCGATTTTCCATATCAGGCATCTCACACTCAACCCTACTCCATTTATTAATCATAGAGGAGTTAATATCGCCTACCTCATATTTATCGTCCTCTGACTGCGTAACCTCGTAGAAATGATAATACTCATATCCTAAAGAGTTATATATAACGATATTATGGATCTTAACCCGTTTATCGTTCTCCGTGACATAACACTGATCGTAGTAAGATACATGCCTGTCACGAAGGTTCTCAAGCTCGCAAGGAGATCTCTTCCATCCAAAAGGGATCTCATCATATTCCTGATCTATTAAGATAGTGCCGTCCTCGCTCTCACGTACAATATACTTGGCTTTCCTATCACCTAGATCACCGTCATAAGAGACAACCTTATCCACCTCAATACGCTGTCCTTTGAAGAGATAACACTCACGATATACTTGAACGTTTCTATCCTCCATATCCGTGAAATCACATGGGACCAAAGAGAAACTCTCTGGAAGGGTAGCTAAGTCGGTCCCCGGGACGAAGCCAGCGTCATCCGACTCAAGGACTTCGAAACGGGTATATCTGGCCTTTATCTTGGAGTCATAGGAAACCAGCCTACGAAGCTTGACAGGACCGTTACCTCCATCGTAACATTCGACGTAAGACCTAATATCACGCTCTTCCATATCGTCGAAATCGCAGACAGCCCTTACCCACGTATCTGGCAAGGAACTGAAGCTGGCGCCCTCAGGCTGTGACGGATCGGTAGTCTCCAGGACTTTATAACTCTTATCCCTAACTCCTATATTCCCGTCCCATGACGTGAGAACCTCCAGCTTCACCTTACCGGCCGGTGTCTTATAACATTCTATTGTTACCTCTATATCACGATCCTCCATATCCGTGAAGTCACAAACGACCTCAACCCAGTCATCGCTTATGCTGGTGATAAACTCACCTACCGGATTCTCAGGATCGGTACTTTGCTTGACGCGATACCATTCCTTTCTGGTACCCATCTCGTAATCAAATATCTTATACCCCTCTATCTGTACCCTTCCGGTCCCGGTATCAAAGCATTTAAGCACCGGTATTATCTCCCTTTGGGTCATGTCCGGAAAATCACATACTATACGCCTCCACGTATCAGGTATGGCATTATACTTCGTTCCAATAGGGTTACTATCGTCAGTAGTATTCACCACCTCATAATGAGACACCTCCGGGTTCAGGCGGGGATCAACCGACTCTACGCCCTCTATCTGGACCTTGCCTCCTTCCGTGGCATAACATTTACTTACGAATATCAACTCCCGATCGGTCATCTCCGCTATGCTACAATCTATAGCTACCCACTCGGCAGGAACTTTGTCCAATTCCGTACCAATAGGCGTATCAACATCTGAAGAGTTGATGATAAATATCTTCTCGGCCAATATCTCACCCTTATTATTCATATAGGTATGGATACGAGCCTCTACCTGACCTCCCGGAGTACGATAACATTGGTTGACGATCGACACACGGGCGTCCTTGATGTTAATGAACTGATAGTCCTTTTTAGGGACCTCGCTTACAAGTCTCTTTACTCCTTTATCATCGAAGTACACGTAACACCCGTCATTCCTCATCATGACCGGATACGTCTTTCCGTCTATGACAACACCTGAGAAGTCATCTGGCGGAACGGAGAAACCCATGCTACCGAATATGGAAGCCAGTCTCTTTAAATACTCATTAATAGCTGACATGTTATAATGTTTTAATTATATACCTCAAAGATATATATAATTATCTTTGAACATAATTAAAAACATAAGATGTATGAGAAGAAGAATGTCCTTTAACAAAAAAGCCAACAACACGATATTGTTATTTCATTTTAACAATGATTTCAAATATATCGGAAAGAACGTAGGTCCTGTCACATGGGGGGGGGGTCATATGTCTCAGGCAAATTTGATCAAGCCGCTAAATTCGACAGCGCCCCTATAATATTCGACCAATCACAATGGTTCTGGGATATTATATCCGAAGGGAACTATACCATAGAACTATGGTATTATTGTGCGAATAAAAACTCAAAACAAGGATTTATAACATCTGATATATCAGGAAGCCCTACAGGATTTGCCTTCTATATAGGGTATAATAATATCATATATGGAAATTTCGACAATTATGCAAGCGTAAGCTCTTCTGTCTTAGAGATAGGATGGAATCACATAGCATTATCATCTAATAACAAATCATGCGGATTATATATTAATGGTGTAAATAAATTTAACAAGAAAAAAACCATATCAAAACAAGACTATGATATATGTATAGGAGGAAGAACAGGGTCTGGAGATAATATGACAGGCGGTATTATAGACGAGATGAGAATATCAAACATACCTAGATACACGACAAACTTCACTCCTCCATCACAACCATTTATTATAGATTAAAAAAAGGGGAGAGAATTGAATCTCTCCCCTTTAGGAAATATATGAACGCAAAAAAGGTCGTTCTTATTTGGGTTCGGTCACGATAGCCGGTCCAAGACCAGCGGCAGCTCCGATCATATTGATCATCTCCTGAACACCCTCATGAGCGCCATAGCGTACACGTAAGATCAAGTTAACCGGATCATCGGCGATAACCTTTCCGAATCCTTGAGCGTATCTATGAGGATTAATCGTGATCTGGAAGTCAACGTACTGAGCCGTTTGCTCCACACGACTATATTCGTTCATGAACGTCCGCCCCATGAAATCCTGATGTTTCGGGAAGCCGTTGAAATGAGCATATCCTTTCAACTCGTCATCCATCATATTGCCGCCTACGTGAGTACGTGGTGCTTTGCTGGACAATCTCTCGAAGTGAAGTTGATCCCACCAGATAGGAGATCCCTCATCCAAAGAATCGGGATAACCGCCGCTAGCTCCAACGATCTCCACGCTATCCTCGATATATGTCATTTGATCCATCAAGCACTCTGATGGAGATAACAACATTTCCTTGCCACGGAAACGGATACCGCATTTACAATTACTACCAAGCTCCTGAGCCGACTCCAATTTCTTCCACATCCTGTTGCGGTAGGATGCTGGAGCCTCGCTGGTGAAGAATCCTTCAAATACCTTGTCACACTCATCACACAACATATTGGTATATACCTCTGTCTGGAAGCTATGCTGGCAAGCCGCCGGAGTACCGTAATCCGTGATCTCCAGTTCCGGGAACGCCTGCTTGATTTCCTCCAAAGCACTTTCACCACACTCGTTGTCCGGGATCGTGATATAATACTTCTCCTTAGATACCTTGCAAGATCCGCAAGCTGACCAAGAAGCGGTACGAACCGTAGGATTCTCACACATATCAGATGTCTTAGCAACGTAATAGATGATAGCCGTAGGATTAGCTTCCACAAAAGCAGAAATCTCATCACTCGTCAATTTCTTAGAAGTGGCCGCAATATACAAACCCGATCCCTTGATCTGGCTCATCTTATTAACCGTATCAGCTACCACGTTAGGTAAAGATTCTACTGTAGTAGACATATCAACACCGTCATCCTCCAAAGAAATAGAATAAAGATAACCACCCTTAACTTCCGTATAGCTAGGAGGACAGTCTGTACATCCTTTCATGATAGAGATAAGACGTTGAGTATAGTCAGCAGGTTTAGCCCCCTTCTTCATAACCTTATAACGTGACATGCTACCCTCAATAGTCTCTCGTACGATCTTCAACCCAGGATATTGGGCGCGAACCTCAGCCAAGGCCAGATCATCACCAGTATCACATACCTCCATACAATAGAAGTTGACATCTTCCGTATCAGGTTCGGTAGCCTCATTAGTACATCTTGTAACCGGAATGATATCAATATAATCGGATAATTTACCACCACCGGCAATAGGTTGGTTCTTCATCCGCTCGATACACTTCAATACGGCGGGTAACAAATCAACCTCCTCGCAAGGATCGCATTCCTCGCATTGATTAGGGGTATTGTCACAATCATCCAAAAGGATAGCGTCATTGATCTCAACACGACCTTCCTCGTAGCCAAGAAGCTCGAAAGCCCTGCCGGCGAGAATCAAGCGGATAACGATACGGTCGCCCTTGGAAACGGAGAAAGCCGTGTCGTCAGAGACACCATTGTATCCTAAGATAACGTCATCGACATAAGCATGATCTTTCTTCGGCCAAGAAGCGTAGATCTCCGTGATCTCGTTCAAGGAGAATAACGGAGTGGAAAAATCCTTATCATAGATAGAGCGGGAAGCCGCTTGTTCATTACGACCGATACGGATCTCATAACGCTTGTCGTTACGAGGCTTACCGGTAAAATCAATCACGGCCTTACAACCGTTCTCGGAAGTATCTTTAGTATCGTAAATACCGATCTGTCCTTCCTTCAAGAAGATGGAATCAACATCCACCATCTTAGCGTGTGGGGATACGAAAAGTACCCGGTCTTGCGGTCTGTGCAACATATTATCAACTTTTTAGTTCAAAAATCATTTACCTAACGCAAACATAATCATAAACAACATCACCGCAATAAAATAAGGTCGTGAGTATACGACATAATATGATGTTTACATTTTATGTAAAACAAAAAGCCTACCCGTTTCCGAGTAGGCTTAATGATCAAACTAACGGTGTTTATTTAAAGGAAGCCACATTATCCTTATCAAACCGATACCTCTGCAACTCATTCTCGTTAAGGTTGAATTGCTTGGCGACCATATCCAAAATCTCCTCCACCAAAGGATCGGGCAGCTCAGGGTCGATGTCCGTGGACCGCTCACCGGCGGCGTTGATGTACCCGGCCAGATCCACCCGTACCGGATTCCGGTAGTAGGTCATCCTGACCTCGTCTGTACGAAAGCCGTCCTCATACACCACGACCTTCCCGTCACCTATGGTGTAGAACGTTTCCCGATAGTCAAAAGAAGGCCTATTGTTATCATCCCCAAGAAGCTCATGAACATTCTCGTTCTTAGCCTCCCACATGACAAAATCTCCAACCTCACATCCGTTATAAGAAAACGATCCTTTTATATTTGAGAACCATAAATAATCATCAGGAAGACCGAATGATGTAGATTCGGGATCATCAATATGACTAACCTCATTAAGCGATTTCCAGTATACCAGAAGAGTTTGTATAGATCGGATGGTCTCATCATCCTTCCTATTAAGATAGTATCTTATCAACCTGTCCTGAGCCTCGTTGAACAAAAGCACGAACCTTCCCGGATCCAGCTTAATCCCGCCATTGGCCAGATTCTGCTCGTTCTTCTGCAAAGACCTTAAATATGCTTCTTGGATTGTCATCGTTATTCCTCCTTAACCTTATCACCTTCCTCTACGTCATCCTTCTTCTTAATATCCTTAACCTTCTTGGTCTTGGACTTATCATCGATATTAGACATAGATATGATCTCCTCATACTCATCCAATACATTAGCCTTTATGTTAATAAAGTCTTTCTTGGTAGCCAAGAACTCAGCGGATGTCCGAACGTCAGGCCCTATGATCTGGCCATTATATTGTAATCCGGATGGAGTCATATTGATACGACCATTTCGTTGAAGGACATTTACGATACGGTAAAACTCAAGAACTTCCTTGAAATCACCTTCCAATGACCGATCCCAGATATCAAGCAGATAATCGATGTTGGTCTTCTTCTCGTTCATCCAGTTTGATAGTGATCCGGTGTAATAATCATCCTCCGTGAAATCAGGACGGGTCACGATGCCGATGTACAGAAGAAGGTCAATGACAGCCTGGCGTTCCTTATCACCTTTCTTAAGGGCGTTGATGAACTTATAGCTGATATTCATCTTATTGATCTCACGCTGCTGAACGAAATCCTTAGCGTTATCTTTCTCGATGAAACAGAACATGGAGTTCATGAAAATAGGATCACCATCCATTTCCTGAGGAGTCAACATGCCAGAAAATACAGCCAGATATAAATAAAATAACTCAACGGTATTAGCCGTGTTATAAACCTTACCCATGAATATCTTATCCTTAGCGTCATCCCAAAACTCTAGATTAGTCTGGGAAAGATCCTTCTGAGATATATCCTCAAAAGGCTTCATTATATTATTGACACGTTGATTAACCAACCTATCAACCTCATCTTTATCCATACCATTATAACATCTTGATCTTGGATAAAAACCCGTATTATAGGCTTTTGAGAAATCATCCCACGGGCAACATACGTGAGTAGCATTCTCCGGGAACGGAGCCTTGGCTATATTGGCGTCTTGGAAGGCCTGCGGAGCGCTTCCGTCGTGTTTACCTACTACCTCATACAAGGTATCTGACATGATATTGAAGCCGTTTACCTCGACCAATACCTTCTTTGATTTTAAAATCTCTTTCATTTCCTTATTTTTTGCGTTACTTTCCTAAAAAAAGAGGAGAGGAATATCCTCCCCTCTAAAAACCAAATTACATATGAAAAAAAACTTAGCCGAAGTAGTTCGGTTGAAGCTCGATAATCAAGAACTTGCTGTTATCCATAACCCAAGCCGCTGAAGCTGAGTGACACCAGAATTGCTCTTTCATGCCCGGCAAGGATGATACGATCTCATTACCGTTAGCTTTGTGCGCCCAACGACCGTACTCATAACCCCACCACATGCTTACGCCTTCTGGCTTGATATAGAATACGTTGTTATTCATATTACCCAACTTAGCGTTAGCCGTATTAGGAATAGCGGAATACGCGTTAGTCGATCCAGCGTCAGTGATATTCTCAATAATACAAGAATAAGAGGATCTAGGATACATGCCATTCACTAACTCGCTACGATCTGTCATGTCAGCGTAATCCAAAGAAGGATCGTGCTCGAACTCTACATTTCCGATGCCGGGAAGAAAAGCGCCCTTAACCTGTACCGGACCTAAGATCATAGCATCATTAGTACCAGAGATAGGATTAGAAGGCAACATACGGTCACTACCCATACCCCAGCTCAAATTACTCAACGTAGTAAAGAAAGCCTCTCTAATCAACTTCTCTAAGTTGACCATAGCCATAGCTCCTACCTTGAACTTAATCTTACGCTCCGTAATAGGAAGATCTTGACGACCACGGAAAATATAAGCGGCAGCAGCCATAAGAGTATCCTTAGTAATACCCATCGGGCGACTATAGTAGATAGTATAACCACGGCGAAGCTGACGGTAGATACCCTCATTCAAATGGATAGGACCATTTTGATCCATAATAATACCACCTTCTTGCCACATCAACTGTCTAGCTTCCAGCTTAACCAACTCAGCCATACAGAATACCTCCAGCGTGGACGCTACCTTAGCCGTACGTAAATCAAGTCTACCATTAACAGTCTTGCCGATAATAGCCAAATCAGGAATATTACCCTCATACTCGCTTCTCATGGCATTCATACGACGAAGGGCAGTCTCCACGAACTCTGAAGTGCTGTTCTGGGCGGCCTGCATGGACTTCATACCAGCATACATAGTTGTCTCTCCTTCAACACCACGGTGGTTTCCTAAACGGAACTCACAGGTCATGGAACCGGCCTTGTCAGCTCCAGATACCTTAGAGAACTGAGTGCTGTACTCACCAAGAGCATGACCGATCTTCCAGTAGCGGACACCCGGACGTAATTTCTCTTTAGGGAAGTATTTAGCCTTACCACCGATAACACGACACCAATAACGTGTCAAGTCACCTTCTGTCTTAGACGGGATTTCACCTGAGATAAGGATATTACAGCCGTTAGCGGCGTCATAGGTGATGACATCATAAGCCGTAAACTCAGAGGTATTCAAAACGATATCAAACAAACTACCGTCAATACCCGGTTTTAGATGATGACCTGAAGTATCCTCAGCCGTAACGACAGCGAATGTCTTTGTAACAGGTAAATCATAACGGAAAGAAGCTCCAATACCGTTAACGGAGATCGTAGCGCCGTTATTAATCATACCCATATACATCGGAACGGGGTAATTAGCGATATTAGAGAACAGATTCAACAGACCCAAATGATTCTTATCAGGATCCTCATAATACCAGCTCGCCAATGAGCCTAAGTTATGCTCTACGAGCGAAGTCTTATAGTTCTTGGCATCGGTGAAGGCAATAACGTTATCACCATTCACGGTAGCCGGAAAACTTTTTGTCAAAAATGGATTCATTTCTATTTATTTTTAATGTTATACACTCTTTGATCCACTCAGATCAAGGAAGTTAGCCTCTATAGTATCATTATCGATATTATTTTTATTCTGCTTTCCTCCCTTATTGCCAGAAAGAAGAGTGATGGTCTTCTTATTGACCTCCATCTTAACCTTGTTAGTTTTCTGTTTAAGGAACTCGTCCTTATTCATCAAGAACAAGGCCAGATCAGCGGCCATGTCCGGATTCTTGATAGCCTCCGAATAAGCTTTATCTATAGCCGTATGACCTTGATTGTCTATCGGCTTGGTAACGAAATCGACAGCCTTACCTATCATCGTGTCATTCAACTGAAATCCTGAGCTTATAGATGTCTTTAGACCTTTCTTATAGACTCTCATCTGCTCAACTAACTCCTGTCTCCTTTTCTCGGACTTCTTTTTCTCCTCCTCGATAAGGTTATCCATCTCCTTTTTCAGGATATCATGGAACTTATTGGCCTTAGACTCGATAAACTCATCGCCTTTACCAATCATCATTTCCATATTATCCTTTATCTCATCTTCCGGCATACCCAACATCTTATAATAATGCTGGATAACCGCAAGCTGATCATTTTTATTACTCATATCAAGGTTATCCAACGGAGCCTGAATACTCTGATATTGGCTTAATAGTTGACCAACGTTACCACCGGCCTTATCCACCTCTATCATCTTCTTCATGAAATCAGACATCGACCCGGTATCAACCTTGTCTTTCAACAACTCATCGGCCTTATCCTTGATCAACCCCTCCACTATATCAAGTAAATCATCTTCTTTTGTGATAGTAGAAAGATCGACCGGTTTATCATCTACCATAATATCAAGGTTATCGATACTGTCAATGATACCTCTGGCGGCCATCTTTTCCAAGAAAGATTTCCCGTTAAACACTGATACCACGTTATTATTATCAGTACCGCCTTCGCCAAAGGAATCCGGGTCTGGGTTGGTAGCGTCGCCGCCCTTATCCCCGCTACCGTCAGCCGCTCCGCCGTCGGCAGGCTCTTCCTTGGTATCACCTATAGGATTACCATCCTTATCATATTTACCCTCGATATTATTCTTATCGCCATCACCGTCACCACGGTAAAAAAGTTCCTCGACACTCATGGTCTTAAAACCCTTAGCGAAATCACCCATGTCATTCATACAATTTCCTTTTTTGCTTTTTACAAAAGTATTATTAATCCAATTACCAATTAAATCAAACCCATTATAGTATATGACAGAATTTTACGCCAAAATGATTACAGATTTTGTAAAAATATTTACAAAACTTGTAATCAATTCTTGTTTATTATTGACGTAAACCTATCTGTATCAGAACGTTTGTTTCTAGCGTCTATCTCCTTTTCTTTTAATTCCAACTTTCTTTTCTCTATCTCCTCACGAGATCTTCGCTCAGCCTCGGCGTTAGCCTGTCTGGTTCTCATCTCCTCTTCCTTGATATCAAGATCTCTTTCCCTTAAAGCCCTATCAGCCATAGCCTCGACATAATCCATGCCTTCAGAGTTGTTCTCGGTCCTAGCCGCTTGACCGGCGGCCATTATGCTCTTACCCCGTAAATCGAAGTTACCCTTGATATAAGCCAGCTCCTTCTCCTTCTCATGCTCGTCATTACGGGCCTGTTGATCGGCCTCGGCTTTTTGCTGTACAAGTCGTTGTTGATTCTGGTACTCCTCCTGTCTTACACGATCTGCGTAAGATCTGGCATCCCTTCCTATCTGATTCATCTCAGCCGTCGAGTTGGCATTCATCATTCTAGTGATATCAAGCAAGTCATTGCCCAAAGTATTCGTCTGTAATATATATTGCTTCAAATTCTCCAATTCCAGACGTTTCTTGGAATTAGAGACAGCCATAACATTAAGATGACGTAACGACAAGCTATTATCCGTAAGACTGATGTAAGCCAAGGAAAGATCGCTATTCCTGTACATCACGGTCCAATCGTATCCTTCCTTCTGGCATACTTGAGCCACGGCTAGATGAATATCCAATGTCCGTTTCTTGAAGTCATCGAAATCATTGAAGTAAGTCTGAGTCTGTAACATAGTGGCGTTAACTCCCTGTTTTACGCCCGTAGAACTCTCGTATCTAGTTGACTGACCCATCGCTTGCTCGGATATACCTATCATCCTATAAGCCATCATATAGGCGTAAGACGCCATTTCCATACGGGATCTTATCTGATCCGTATTAGTAAGATCATATACACCAAACTGGTTATATATGCTACTCATCTGCGGATTCTGGTAAGGATTGTTCGTGTCATTACCACCTACACCCATAAACGAGACAGACTTAACGATCTGCATGAAAGTAGCCAAAGCCCCTTTCTTGTCCATCATATCCTTATATTCCGTAGGCAGGAATCCTAAGTCGCCTAAGAAGAACTTACCGATCTCCTTCTCTGCGTTATTGTATAGCTGGTTCATAGCAAGATTATACATCATCTGGAACGGCTGTATGCGATCGGCAAGGCTTGACCCTATGAATCCAGACACCGGAATGACATAATCATATAGACTGCTGTCACCATGTATCTGATGAGGTATTGGATCTCCCCCTATATATATAGGTTTATCCATTAAATTACCTCCAGTAATCTTAACTCCAAACCTAACCTCAGGCACATACTCCAAGATATAGGTATTAACCTCAGGATCGCCAACGGCTTCTGCCATCACCCTCTTCACCTTCTTTATCCCGTTCTTCTCCAAAAACTCAGGTAATAGCTCGTCGGTAACAAGCTCCTGATCTACCATACCGGTCTCCGTCATGTAAGTTATTAGAAATACCGGTTTCATGGACACCCAATATCCTTCCATGACTCTAAAAAGACGGGAATCTATCTCATATCTCTTTCCATTGGACATGTCAGAGTTAAAATAGCCAAAGGGATGGAAGCGGGGCAAGAAGCGGGGCTGGGTGTGTTCCTCTCCGTCCGGCCCGAAGGTATGGTACTCTCCCATAGGAACACCATAATAGTCCTCAGCGGCGACTATAGACTCATAGTCATGGTATCCTTTCCATGGAATAACCTCATTCTCATACATACCGGTAATAGACGGCTTCTTTTTCTTCCAATCATACCTAGTACCGTCATTGGATACCCATCCCTCGTAATCATCATCACCGCCCATAATCCGGCGTTTATCCTTGGCCGTCATCTTATGGCCGTATTTTGATATCAACTCAACACCCTCATAATAATGAAGACGGCCTACATAAGATCCATATTGCGGATATTTTACATCAGGATGGAACACCTCCATCGGACTCCACACCTCCGGTCGATAGTAATCAAAACCGACGAAATGATTACGAAACATCTTTCCGCTAAGAAGACGATCCCGGAAATTCTCCCTGTCAAGCTCATCCATATAAAACCTGCTACGATCAGCCTCGATCGTATGATCTCCCCATACAGCCGCCTGCGTCTTCCATCTGGTGCTCATGAACCTCTGGATATCGTCAGGGGTCATAGACGCCTTGGCCTGCTGGATTTGCTGGGCGTAAGCCTGACGTTCCTCCTCGGAATTAAACTCATTGTATGTAGGATCAAGCCCGGCCTCAACAAGACGTTGGTTGACTATAATATCCCACTGTTCTTGGATATGGCGGTGAAGTAAGTTGGACATCGTGTCCTCATACTCACTTATAGCCATATCCCCTACCTCATTAACCGTATACTTATCCTGTAGGTTTGTCAACCATCCCTCAAAGGCATTCACGATACCACCTATGATATCATAATGCTTCAAGAAAGAGGGTATCCTTATATCACTCCTTAACTTCTGTACGTTTCTTAACTGTGGGATAACATCCGCCATCTCCATAAAAGATAACTTACCATCCGCCATCAGATAATAGTCACGGTACATCTGGTTACGATCATACTGTTTCAACCCTATCGTCTCAAGAGCGTCCATACAATCCTCCTTCCATTTCCTGTTCTTTTTCTTCGTGGAAATAGCCTGAGGAGGTAATCCTAATAACGCTCCTTTTGCCGGAAACGAATGATCTCTATTGAAAATCTCCATGTCAATCTAATTTAGGTACTTATATACTTTTCTACACCAAAAGCATATTTTCACGCTTCATAGGGACATTGTTGAATCCGCTTACACGAAACTGATTCTAAAGAGGTCTCTCCACGTGCTTTAATTCCCGGCGTACCTCCGGTATCGTTTGTTAATCATGACTATATAAAACTGGTGTAAAGTTATATATAATCACCCTAATTTAGGTAACTATATACGATTTTACACTATTATGTTGTATAACATAAGTAAAATCGTATATAATTACTTTTTATATCATACCTTTGCATCAAAAGACAGTAGTATGCTAAAAGCTTATAAATATAGATTAAATCCAACATCCGAACAAATCTCATTAATAGAGAGGACTTTCGGATCAACCCGATTTATCTATAATTGGGCTTTGCAGACGAAAATCGAAGCGTATCAAGATGATAAAAAATCGCTTACATATCATGATTTATGCAAGAAATTGACTGATTTGAAGAAACAAGAGGAATATTCTTGGCTCAATGAGGTATCTAACGAATGTCTACAGCAGTCAATAAGGAATCTTGATCAGGCTTTCACCAGATTTTTTAGGGAGAAAAAAGGCTTCCCAAAATTCAAGTCAAAGCGAAGATCAAGGAAATCGTTCAAGAATATCCTTAATGTCCATATCAATTTCGATAACAACAGAATTAAGTTACCGAAATTAGGATGGGTAAGATTTTACTCAAACCAAGTGTTTAAAGGAAAGATAGGAACTGTCACTGTGTCTAAGTCGCCTACAAATAAGTACTATATCAGTATCCTTGTAGACAACGGCCTTAAATTACCGGGCAAGTCACCTATAAATCCGGATACGACTGTAGGTGTCGATGTAGGGATAAAGACATTCGCAACCTTATCGAACGGTTCGGTTTTCGAGAACCCGAAATATCTGGAAAAGTCTTCCACACGGTTAGCATGCTTACAACGGAGATTAGCTCGCAAACAAAAAGGAAGCCGAAGAAGAGAAAAAGCTAGATTGGCCGTAGCTAAGGCATACGAGCACATATCGAATCAAAGACATAACTTCCTGCACCATGTGGTCAACAATATCCTAGGCGAGAACCAAACCGTGGTTATTGAGGACCTTAACGTGGAGGGGATGATGAGGAACCATAGGCTGGCTAATAGCATAGCTTCATGTTCATGGAGCGAGTTCTTTAGAATATTAAGCTATAAGTCGGATTGGAAAGGCGTGAATTTGATTCGGATAGGAAGATTCGAACCTAGCTCCAAGATGTGCGAATGTGGATACATACATCGGGATCTTAAATTATCCGATCGTATCTGGACTTGCCCTTCTTGTGGGGCCGTAAATGACAGGGATCTTCTTGCCGCTAGAAATATAAAGAAATTTGGGTTAGAAAAGCAGAATCTTCTAACCCAATAAAATACGTCACCGGTGGTGAACCGGGTAGGGGACGTGGAGTCGTTGGCAATAGCCGGGGCTGTGAAGCGTCAAATTATATCGGTACAAACCGATATATAATCACCTAAAGATAGGCGTTTAATTGACATTCATTTACCTAAAAGCTCCTATAGATACCGATCCAAAGGCAGAGGCATATATCTCATGATGTTTATAAGCATCTTCCTTACGGGCGTTATTCATCTCCTCAATCTTCGATTTAGGCATGTAATTGTTATCATCAAAATACCTAGAGAGAACCAACGCATGCCCGAAGGCTATTATCCTATCGACGTTCAATCCGGGCTTATACTGTATTATCTCATCCAAAAGAGCTATATCATCAATCAACTCAATACCTTTAACCGTTATATCAAGACCGGTACTATCATCATAACCAATAACGAAATCCTGCCAGCAGTAATCCACGACACACGAGAATAGCAGGTTCTGGTTACCGGGGGTAGGATATAGACCTAACTTGCTGTTCTGCCGGGAGCCGGCCTTCACATACTTATTGGCTATAGCCTCACCAGCGAATAAGAAGAAAGATGCCGGCATACCGCTCTTCCGATTAAGATACTGCTCATACATCTGGTCAGCGTTCTCCATAAGGCATATAGCACCATATCCCTTCTGAAGCACCTCGCACGTACGGCAGAATTGGTCTATAGATGATGGGCGGGATACGTAAGAGGCAACTATTCTATAGGCATAAGGATCTCGGATACCAACACGCCTTTTGAATATATAAAAGGATCCCAATGAAGGAGTATCAGACTTGGCCTGCTTATACGGATCTTGGCCCGCCACATAAATAAAATCATCAAACCTATTGGATTGAGGCATCTCGAATATTTGGACAGGAGCGTCAATAACACCGCCACTAAACGGAAAACCAGCCAGTTGCTTATTCGATTTGGTGGTACCTAGCTTATTCCCGGACTCCAGAAAAACATCACACAGCATGCCACTATATTGACCTGACTCAAGAAGATCGTTCTTATGCTTGATAGCGTACTCTACCGGGAACAGATTTTGAGAAGAACTTAAAAAACAATCGTCAATCGTAAATGGATAGAACATGGTATGAGAGGTATAGGCTACCCTGTCCTTTGTAGAAAGCTTCTTCCGCTCCTCATTAAGTTTATTGGTACTAGCCTCGAAATCAGTAGCGTCGATCTTGATCTTATTAAGCTTCTTGTCATCAGGCTTACCAAGATAATCGCCCAATCCTATAGTTCTCTTAACACCGGAGTTAGCCATCTGACCGGGAACGAACATCGCCCATTTCCGTTCTTTCCATGTTTTCCCTTTCATGGCTCTACGATTTAAAATATCCCAGTCCATAACCAGAAGATTGTAGGTCTCAGGATCAGAAAACATTTCTTGAGCGTCCTTGGATAATTCTACCTCACCACCAGTACCAGCCAAGATAGGGCTAAGACGCCAGCCGTAAGGAGTGTCGTAGGAAGGCATAGCGGCAGTGTACGGCTTCTTGATAGGTCCCTTACCAACCTCGTCGAAAATAGCCGTAGCCGGTGTCAAACCAGCCGTCTTCTGAGTGGAGGTCTTCCTACCCATGTTGATGTTGGCTATAGAGATAATGGCATGGATATCACGTACGCCATTGGACATCCTCTTGCCTAATGTAACGCCCGAACTCCAGTCGGTCTTGGTCCTGTTGATCCTGAAAAAAGGATGCACATGATCAAGACCATACTCACAATACTCGCCGATATTGGATAAGTCACTGTCGCTGAATCCTACTACAGAATGACTAAGACCGATAGTCATCGTAGCGTTCATCTGAAGAAGTGATGACATGATGGTCGTATTATGGGATACGACAAAATTAGTAGTAAGAAACTGATGCGATTTATTATCGACCTCAATACAAGTAGCCTTATATCTACCGTAATAATCTATATCAGATATCCTAAGCCTATCATGGGTCTTGGATATATACATATCGTCACCATCCATGACACAATAATACCCCATAGACCAAAATATTTTCCTTACAAAGGATATAATATACTCGCTTTTATAAACGACCTTAAAACGATCGTCACCGGTATTTATACCGCAAGCGATCTTCATAAACGATCTTATGAACAACTCTTTCTGTTTTTTGGATGAATAAATGACATCATCCATCTCCTTCTTGCTTAGTTCAAAGATCCTGTCGGTAGCTCCACAAAGGAAGGAGGCGGCCAGAGACCCCATGAGCTGGGGCGATATCAGCCACCTCCGCTCAGGGAAATCTACCGCTTCCCCAATATCTATAGTCATTTTGGAGAAGTCAGAATGGATGATACCCATAGTGCTCATAACCTTATAATCACCATGATACTTGATTTTCCACTGGTGCTGCCCACAACACACCACGCTGCGACCGTCCTCAAAGGTCACTTTGTACGTATCAACGAATCCCTGAGGATATACGCCCACTATGGTAGTAAGCTTCCCGTCATCACCGTATATGATATCTCCTATATCGGCGAATCCTATTTTCTTAGAACCATAAGGAGTATATATCAGCTCCGAGTCCAGAAGAGCCTTGCCAAAACGACGAGTACCAAACATCCCCAACCCTTTCTTCTCCATACGGGCACGTTGGTACATCTCGGCGAAAAACCATTCGTTGTCACGCAAACGACTGATCGCTGGCACACGTTCCCCGTTTGGAAGATCCTGAAATACGGGAAAGAAATTAACATGCCAATAAAGCCATGGGGGGATGAACGTACCATTGATAGTCACCCCGTACTTGACCTTATAAGCCTCTTCTTTAAAGAACTGCTTAACATCGTCATCCTGATCCTCCCAACCGAACAGATCGTTCCATACAGGAGGATTTTTCATGTTTACATAAAATTCCGGACTCGTACTTAAACTCATTTCATAATATCCTTTAAAACAGACTCGATTCCACCAGAAACCTGACCCTTACGTTCCTTTTTCTGGACATTGCTTACAGACCTATATACATCCATGATCCCGCTTTTCTCCATATAAGAATCATTCCATGTATTTATCTTATCGATTAATTTTGATATGAAGTCAAATGCCCTTGCCATATCCTCAGGTTTCTCCTTATCCCAAGGATGTTTATCAATATAAGTCTTAGCGTCGTTTATGGCTTTAGCTATGACCTCAAGATTGTCATTGACCCGATCAGCGTCCTTACTCGTCGGCTTTCGTCTTCCCTGTGGCATTGGCTTTCATATCCTTAAACTCGTTATACTGTTTCATAAGAAGCTCATAAGACTGAACAACCCCGATCTTACTTACTTCCGTCACGCTCATGTCATGGAACATATCCTCAAGCTCCTTGTCGGCATATCTCAGACGTTCCTTGTCATCATAAAACACGAATCCAGATGTCCTGTCTTCTATAATACCCTTGGCGGTGGACGCATATGTCGTATCTAAATCCAGATCCATACCGAAGCTGGTAGCCAACTGGATTATGAACATCAACCTAGAATTAACTTTCACAGCCTCTATATTCAACATCTGTATCTTATGAGTCATCTCATGAAGAGAGACGAAATCCTCCTCCTTTATCAACGATGATGATTTAAGGGCTATCTTCTTGGTTCTATCCTCAATCTCACTATAAAGACGCTTGCTCTCACGTTTTATAGCCATCCAATGTCTTATATGAGTATCTGCTTCTTCTTTAAGATAATCCCTGATCTCTTTCTTAATATCCTTATCCTCTTCCATTACGCGTTGTAATCGTTATTATTTAACTCAATCTCATAACTAATACTTTGGTCTATAGACCTCAATAGATCTCTGGTACTAATATCCCGCAAGAAGCGTACATTACCACCATTAGCCCTAGCAACTCTCCTTAAAGCGGAGTAAAGTATATCACCCAGCGAATATTCGGGCAACTCACGGCAACCGACTTCCATGACAATAAGGGCATGGATACGATCATCTATCTTACTTCTTACGGGACTTCTCATGGTATTTACTTATAAGCTTCCCCTATAATACGTAGCGGGAAATGTTTGAAATTACGTTCAGGATCATCCTTCGTATAACCCATAAGAGATAGATGTTTCTCAAAATGGCCTTCCGTATATTTTGAGGTATCTAATGTCATCCTAAATATAGTTCTATTCTCATTGTCAGGATGTTTGTTATATGACACGTCTCCCATACATCCACATCCAAGATGATGCTCCTTGACATGGAAACCATCTTTATGGGTGATAAATAACACGATTTCTATCTTATCACCTATTTTCTGATCAAAAATATTTAGATAAAACTCGCTCTCGTCATCCGTCAGTCCTATATCAAAGGAATCGTTAGGGCACTCGATATTAAAATCGTTATAATCGGCCGTTATCACCTCCATAGCATTCCATTTAGCTTTCTCTCCTTCCACGAACTTAAGCGGGCATACCTCGGTCTTCATCCAAGCCTTCTCCTTGATAAAACAACCACACAACGAGCATCCCGGTCTTCCAATCAATCTATGGAATAATACCTTAGGCGGCAATTTAAAGAACCTGATATTAGAAGAGTTCTTAGGACATTTCTTACATAATTCAAGACGATTCTTATACCATTCGGGATAATCTTTCTTATCCTTAGGAATCCTACCCAATAAACTGTCTTCCCAAGCTTGGGCTATTACTTGGGCTTTACCAATTGTTTGCACGATAATTATTTTGGTAATTATATACAAGTTTACACTCGTATAATTAGTTAATAAATTTCTTAACCGGGTTATACCCAAACCCTGTATGGAGTGGCATTACTGCGTCCCCCTTTACTTTTCTCATGATGTTATAACTTCCGTTGATGTCAGCGTTGATAAGAATACCATCTCTTGTCATAAAAAGACCTCTTCTTACCCTTCTTCCAACATA